GTGGTGGTGGTGGTGGTGGTGGCGGTGGCGGTGGTGGAACCGGTGGCGGTGGCGGTGGCTGGCACCCATCGTCACACTTGCATCCTGCCTCAAAAGTTTCCTCGACCCAAGGACTTCCTATCAAAATGCATCCTTCAAAACTCCCTGTGAAACAAGGACAAGGAGGGCAACAATGGCAATCACATCCACACCATCCGCCTGTTCCTTCGCAAGTCCACGGAGGCCCACAGGGCTCTCCTAGTTTCTTTAAAACTTTGCCTTCTTCATATGGTGGGGTTGGTATTGGGGTTGAAAATGGTTCTTCTTCCATTAATCATTTTTCGTTTCCGAAAAATCCCCGAGGATACTCTATTTTTACTTTCCCTTTTTCTGATGGATTTCCTTCTTCATCTTCTACCCACCATCTGACCTGCTCTACGGGTATGCCTAAATCATCCATGTGACACTTGTCTTCTTGAAATACAGGCATGTGATACTCTTTTCCCTCTATAAGGATTGCGACTTTGCACTCGTTCTTCAGGTTGTTAAAAAGCAAGCAGTTACCGCAAACCTTTTTTACGGGTTTCTTGTATTCCATTTCATGTCTCCAACTGTTATAATAGTATGAACACAATCACCTTGGGGTCATAAACATGATTATCGGAGCAGCTGCACAGCTTAATTCTGGCAAGGACGTTCTTTGCGATTATTTGTTCAATAAATTGAATAATAATGAACAATGGAAAAGATCAGCTTTTGCTAATGCGGTTAAAAATGTTTATGAGAGGAGTTTTGGGGTTGATCGTGATTTTATTGAGGCCTGGAAAAGAGACCCTAACCCACCTCCTGGAATGTTAATGAATGTTAGAAAAGGTCTCCAATTCATTGGTGATGGCTTTAGGCAAATAAAGTCTGATATTTGGATTGATATAGTTTTTAGAGAGAATGAAAATAAAAACATTATAATTTCAGACTGTAGGTACATAAATGAGGCAAAAGCGATTAAGAACAAGGGTGGCATAACAATATTGATGCACAGAGTAGGGTTCTTGAACGATGATCCCAACCCCTCAGAGGCTCAAATAAGGCCTATAGTAGAATTTTGCTTAAATAAGCTTAATGATGGGAAGATACCAAATCTGGGATCAATCGCTCATTTAAACCCACCAGACGGTATTGAATATTATGACTTTTTCCTGAATAATGACGGCACACTGCAGGACCTTTATCAAAAAATTGATAAACTACTGGTTCCTTTTATTCAGGGTATAACGAAATGAACATATTTGGTTTCTTGAAAAGAAAGAAAACAGAAAAAAAAATTGAAAATAGAAACAGGAGAATTAGGACTAGGTTTCCAAAGCCTACAGTGTACAACTATAGGGTCAACTTGGTTAAAGTTTAATACCTTTTTTCAATTTCTGTAGACCCACCTCTGTTAATACCATGAATTGATATCCTCTGGATTCACAAAAGTATTGGCAAGACGCCCATTTGGCATTGTTTTTAGGTAGCGTAGTTTGGTTCGATGGCTTAATTTCCCATATCTCTACCCTACCGTCGCTAAAAAACACTTGTAGATCTGGGTTGTATTCATGTACGTTTCCATTGAAAGAATAGTTCAGCTTAAACGGTTCTACTTCGTAGCTTATAACTTCCTGCATTGCCTCTAAGCATTCATATACTTCACATTCCATCCCTGACCTGTAATGTACTTCTTTGCCGTTCTTCGCAGAGTACATATAACCTTCTCTGAACTTGGTTTTCTTCTGTGATACTTGTCCTGTTTTTTTATCTTGATCTTTCCATATTGTTGCTCTCATTTGGCCTTGTTTTGGTACTTGTTCTGTTCTGTGCTTACTCTTAAAGTGTTGACGCAGGTCTCTAACACAAGCACCGCACCGTTGCAATGGGCATTTTACGTATTCTCTTCCTTCGTCATGGCTTTCAACAATATGATTGTTAAAGGTGCCAAAATCTTCAAAAGCAACTCCACATACAAAGCAAGTAAATTGTCTTTTGTCGTTCTTAGGAAAGAACATTGTCTATTTCCTCTTTTTCACAGACGTGAATATCCTTTATATCTTTTGCCGTAAATGTTTCATCCCCACCAGTTTTTATATTACGGCCTAGAAACTGTATGTTTTCTTTATCTGTGTTTATGTCTTTTATATCTTTTGTCTTTATTTTTGCGAACATTATTCGATCTTTTTCTTTTACAGCATAGTATTGGCCTTCTTTTTTGAAAAACATTGTAAAGCCCTCTTGTTCAAGGTCTTTTGATAACTGTTCTTTTAAGAAGTCATTCCACTTTTTCATTTTAGCTCGCATTTTTATGTGTTTTATTTATATATAGTATTATGTTCAAGTTATGTAGTTTTAGAGCTTTTTTAGAAGAAGAGCAACCCGAGCCAAAGACTCCTAGTAGCAAGCAAGACTATTTTGCTGCTTTAGGCGATGAGGAGGGCATAGAGTGGAGCGATCTTGTAAAAACTATGGAAGGTGAGCCATGGATTTCTTCCCACTTTAGTTTGGGGGCCCCAGACAAAGAAATTATGTATAAATTGTCACCTTGGGAGATTGTCAAGGGTTCTTTAACTCCCAATGGAGCAGATATCAGGCTAAAGCAGCAAAGAGGTTCTAGAAGCTATCTTCAAAACAATAGACTTAATAAATCGTCTTATGAAGATAAAAAAAGGTATCATTTAAATAGAGAAGAATTAACTAAGTTTTTAACCACAGGTTGGTCTCCAGCTGTTCAGGCTGCAAGTGGTCCACCTGCTTGAACAAGTATTCATTTTACGTTATATTGGATTTCCCCGTCACGAGGTGAAGTATGCCATATGATGTAATGAACAATTTAAGTCAAAGAACGATTAATTGTTTGGATCATGGTCACGTCACGCTTGTTGACGTTATGCCTCGTTTAGTTCCTGACGACCAAAAGACAGCCGACTATTGCATAGTTCAGTCGGCACGAGTCTCCTATGGCGATGGTACTAAGACCCTAAATGAAGATAGAGGGTTAATTAGGTACTTAATGCGTCATTTGCACACAACTCCATTTGAGATGTGCGAGTTCAAGTTTCATTGCAAGATGCCGATATTTATAGCTCGTCAATGGATTAGACATCGAACAGCCAACGTTAACGAGTACAGCGGCAGGTATTCTATTTTAAAGGATGAATTCTTTATACCAGACACTGCTCGCCAACAGTCCTCTGTTAACAAACAAGGAGGAGATGCTAAGCTTGACAATACAACAAGCCAGCAGTTCTCTGATTATTTGTCTTCCGCTTGTGACTCTGCTTACTCTAAATATGAAGAATTCTTAGAGAAGGGAGTTAGTCGAGAGCTTGCTAGAATATCCTTGCCTATCAACCTTTATACCGAATGGTATTGGAAGATTGACTTGCATAACTTGTTTCATTTTTTGGCGTTGCGTTGCGACTCACATGCTCAATATGAAATAAGAGTATTTGCGGACGCTATGCTGGATTTGATTAGACCTATTGTGCCTTTATCTGTTGAGGCGTGGGAAGACTATCACCCCAATAGAGGAGGTGTAAAATTAACTAAGCTAGAGGTAGAAGCTATCAGAAAGACTCTATCCGATATTAAGGGACTAGACCTAGCACAGATTAATAGTGAAAATAAAAGAGAACAACAAGAATGGCTTACAAAAGCATCTAAGTTGGGTTTATACGAAAAGCTAGAAGTTTAAGATGAGACATTCATTTAATGTTGGCGTCTTTGGTGACGCTATGATTGACGAATATTACTCAGTAAAGGTAAAGGGTGTATCTCCTGAATTCCCTATTCCTTCTATGCACTCTCATGATGCTGTTCCAATATCTTATCCAGGTGGAGCAGCAAACGTAATTAGGCAGTTTTGTTATTTTCCATGCATTAATCCTTGGCTGGTTTCTTTTATAGATGAAAATGCAAGGCGATGCTTTTCTGACCATTCAATTAATCTGGATCTATGTAGGCTAATTGATTCTGGGGTTCCTATAAAACGTAGATTTTATAGCGAAGGCTTTCCAACGTATAGGTGGGATGTTGAAAAGGAGAACTACGGTCTAGGGTCCGATGTACAGAATCATAGTATGGAGCTGTACAAAAAATTTTTTTCTAATCTCTCTAATTTTGATGCTGTTATATTTTCTGATTATGATAAAGGTGTTTTTTCTTCAAACTTAAGTTATCCTCCTAAGAGTATAATGACCGTTGTTGATTCTAAATCTAAAGATATAGACAAGTGGTACGGCTGCACAGTTTTTAAGCCTAATCTTAAAGAAGCTTCTGAGGTCTCAGGCAAAAGCAGTCCTATAGACGCTGGCATTTGGATAAAGAGTAGAATTAAATGCGACCATGTCGTAATCACGAACGCAGACAAGGACGTTACTGTGGTTTCCAAGGATGGTGTTGAAGTAATTGAGCCCTGCCGCACAATAGATGCTGTCTCTGTAATAGGAGCTGGGGACTGTTTTACTGCTATCTTAACTTTATCTCTTCTTGAAGGCATGAATATAAAAGATGCCGCAACTAGAGCTTGGAAAGCTGGCTCCTTGTATGTTCAAAATAAATATAATTCCCCAATAACGCCTTTGGATCTCTTAGGTGGTAAATATGTTGCTGATCCATCGCTTCTAAGAAATAGAAACTTTAAATTAGTATTTACAAATGGTTGTTTTGATTTAATTCATAAAGGCCATGTACAAAACTTAAAATTCGCAAAATCTAAGGGCGATAAATTAGTTGTTGCTTTGAATGATGACGCGAGCATTGCTAGATTAAAACCCAACAGACCAATCCAGTGTTTGAATGATAGAATTGAGATCCTTTCTGCCTTAGAGGATGTGGACTTTTTGGTTTCTTTTTCTGAGGATAATCCTTTTAATTTAATACATGCTATTGAGCCTGATGTTTTAGTAAAAGGAAATGAATATCTCTTTAACGAGATCGTTGGGTATGGTATAGTAAAAGAAGCTTTCGTCTTTCCTATGGTTGATGGTTGTTCTACCACTAACTTGATAAGGAAGATGATAGAGTCGGAGCAAGCAGAACATTTTTCTTCAAAATGAAAGGAAGCGAATATGATTAAGGTTGTTAAATTAGTTACCGGCGAGGATGTCGTGGCAGACATAGAGATTATTGATCAAAGTTCGGGCAAGGTGGTTGTTATGAAAAAGCCACAGAGATTTATGGTCACATCAGAGGGAGTCGGTTCAATTCCTTTGGTTCCTTTTTCTAATGATGAGACATACACGATTAGCTTTAATCATGTTTTGCTGATAGCAGATCCTGACCCGGATATCAAAAATGGCTATAACAGCCAGTTTGGTAGTGGAATTGTATTGCCTAATAAGGGCGTTCAAATATAATTTTCGCCTTTTCTTTAGCTTTTATGGCTGTTGATCAAATTCAACAGCCATAAAAGCTATATATATTTTATGAAAAAGACTTTGATAGGTTTATGCAATAACGTATTCTACCACGAAGAAAAAATAAGGCTTTGGTCCAAAAGCTTTAGAAATCATTCTGATGGGAACATTGTTCTCCTCGTCGCAAATATGTCCGAGGAGGACAAGCTAGCGTGTGATAGGCTGGGAATTGATTTTGAAACTTGTACAATAGAAGACACTTATCATATAAATCATAAAAGACTGGAGCACATTAAATGTTGGCTCCAGAAATCTGATACTGACTTAGTTCTTTCTACTGACGTCTTTGATGTCTTCTTTCAAGGCGATCCCTTTGAGAAGCTTGATATAGATAATTACGATATTTGGGTTTCAGGAGAGGGCGTTAACGTTAATCAGTGTCCATGGAACCATCAAAATGTTTCGGTCCTTTTTCCAAATAGTGTTGATAGCTGTCGGCCTAAAGAAATAATAAACTCTGGCATAATTGCGGGCAAAAGGCTTCCCATGATAAGCCTTTATGAAAAAATGATTGATTTGTGTGAAAACGTTAGCACAGACGCACACAATATAAAAGACCAAGCGGCTCTTATCGTTCTTGTGGGAGAGGACGAGATACCCAGGTTAAAGAAGTTTAATTTAGACGATGCTTGGGCTATGCATTGCCATGTTTCTGGTCCCTCCCATTTTTTTGAAGCTTGGGGATACAAGAACAATATAAAGTATGGTTTGCCTAAGATTGAAAATAATCTTGTTTTAACAGCCGATGGCAAACGATATGACCTGGTTCACCAATTCAACAGAATCCCAATATGGGATAAAATAATAAAGAAGTCCATCTCTGTTAACAGCACCTATGTTGTTAGCTCATACTATAGGACGTTAGAAGGCGATGGTAACAATCAAATTAAAAAGTTTTCTAAAAATTTTGGCGAATCTTTTTACGTTTTGTTTGACAATCAAACAAACAAGGACCCAACAGAGGTATCAGAGAAGTATGAGTCTAATGTTTGTTCATATAACGATGAAGATTTTGCTAAGCATTCTTTCGACAAGCCTATAGATAGAAGTCACAGGTGGGGCAGCCATCAAAACCCGAAGTATTTTTATGCTCACTATAGAATGCTAATGTTCTATTTGAACCATCCTAACTTTGATTATTATTGGTTCTTAGATGATGATATTTCTTTTGATGGAGATATCAAGGGCTTCTTAGATTCCTATAATTATTTGGATGACGATTTTATGGCCATACAAGCTTTTAAGAAAGAGGAATATTCTGAGTTTCCTAGGGTAAGTGTTCTTAATTCTAGGATGCTTGGTTCCCGTGGTGCTTGGTTGGGTTGGTGTCCTGGTCCTGGAGATAAATTCAAATCAGTTCACAGGCACTTTGGGTGCTTTTTCCCTATAACTAGGTTCTCCAAAAGAGCTTTGAATTATTTGTTTAGGATTCATGAAGAAGGCTATTACGGATACCACGAAGGATTTGTTCCTACATCCTTGGCATCAGCTGGCTTTAAAGTTTCTAGTATGATGGATGAGTTCAACAATTTCTTTATCGAAAGTGATGTTAATTGTACACTTTATCATAAAGGAGCTAAGTTCACATGGGAATGGCTATAAATAGTCCTGTATTGGTGATGTCCCTCTACGATATAGGGAGGGATGGATGGAGTTCTTTTAGTTTGTCTTATGACACTTATCTCCATTGGATGAGAAACACACTTTCTTTGAATTGCAAGATCGTCATCTACACAGAAGAAAAGTTCATAGAAGAAATTGAGGGATATAGAAAAGAGTTTGATCCTTCTTTTGAAAATACAGTTTTAATTAAAGAGCCCCTCGAACAGCTTTATTATTACAAGCACTATTATGATAAATTTTCTGACTTGATGAACTCAGAAGGCTTTAGAAACAAGACCCACTCTGACGTTCCTGAGATGATTCGTCCTCTCTACAACATTATTATGTTTAACAAAGTAGAGTTTTTGAAAGATGTTAAGGATAAAAGATATTTTGACAATGACTTGCTAATGTGGGTGGACGCTGGTGGTTTAAGAGATAATATAGGTAAATACAAGGGTGAGATTTGGCCATCCTTGGACAAGGTTAATCAGTTAGACAACTCAAAAGTAACTTTTTTTAGCCACTCAAAAAATATAATTGTCAACAACAAAGAGTCGCACGCTCTGTCCCAAGTCAGGTTCATTCAAGGAACTGCTTTTATGGCTCCCTCGAACCTAATAGACAACCTCGCCCAGGAGTTCAAAACAACAGTAGATGAATGCTTAGAAAATGGATACATTGGAAGCGACGAAAAGATATTTGATATAACCTATTGTAAAGATCCTTCTAAGTACAATTTAATTAAATGTGACTGGAGAACATACTTTAACATTCTAAAGCAAAATTCTCCTGATTTGTATGACAAGAAAGGCAATCAATCTAATAACGTTTTTATAGACTGCGGTTCTTATGAATGTTCTTCTTTACGAAAGAAAGTAGATGAGCTGGACATAGACTCCAGTTGGGACGTTCATGTATTTGAGCCAAATCCTATAGTGGATACGGAGAAATTTTCTAGTGCTTTTTCCTCCTGTAGGGTTAAGGTGCACAAAAAAGCTGTTTGGATTAGAGACGGTCGAACCATATTCAATCAATACGGCACAGACGGCAAAAATCAAGGTTCCTTGTTGGAGGAGACCGACGCTGGACGTTGGTATGGGAATTACTTTGGTAGTGTTATTGTGGAATCAATTGATATTTTGTCATTTATAAAGTCCTTTGATCCAAATAAGGAAATCTATTTGTTCATGGATATAGAACATTCTGAATATAAGGTTCTGGAGCGTATGGTTAAGTTGGGTTGGCCTAATAACATAAAAAAACTCTGGGTAGAGTGGCATGACTCAAGGAATTCTGAGAATAGTAGAATTATAGAATTTGTAGAAAATGCCCTAAAAGAAACAAAGACAGAGTTTCACAGTACAAAAATATAATGTTGTTACTTAATTAGCTTGTACCCACACACAGGCTATTTTAATATGCAATCTTTGACTTCATTTATTAAAAAAAGTTTATCTAAGGACACTATATTTGTCCAAATTGCCGCATATAGAGACCCACAACTTGTGCCTACTCTAAAGGATATGCTCCAACAGGCCAAAAACCCCAACGCCCTTTCTGTTGGGATATCATGGCAGCATAGTAAAGAAGATGCGTGGGACAACTTATCTGAGTTTGAGAATGATGCAAGATTTAAAATTGTTGATATAGATCATAACGAGTCTAAGGGTGTGTGTTGGGCAAGAAATCTTGTTCAACAGCAATACGGTTCTGAAGCATACACTCTTCAAATAGACTCTCATATGAGGTTTGTTAAGGACTGGGATGAGATTCTTATCAACATGGTTAAGGAACTACAAGCAAAGGGGCACAAGAAGCCTCTATTGACCGGATACGTTTCTTCTTTTGACCCAGATAATGACCCCAAAGGCAGGGTTCAACAACCTTGGCGTATGGTTTTTGACAGATTCACCCCAGAGGGGGTTGTTTTCTTTCTTCCAGAAGGAATACCTCAACACGAATCTTTAACTGAGCCGATTGCAGCTAGGTTTTATTCGGCTCATTTCTGTTTTACTTTAGGTGCTTTTTGTAAAGAAGTTCAGCACAACCCCGACTACTACTTTCATGGCGAAGAAATTTCTATAGCTGCTAGAGCATATACCCATGGTTATGATCTTTTCCACCCTCACAAAATCGTTTGTTGGCATGAATATACTAGAAAAGGAAGAACTAAACATTGGGATGACGATAAGTCTTGGTGGAAAAAGAACCAAGCTTGTCATCTAATAAACAGGAAGTTATTTGGAATGGATGGTGAGGCCCAAGAAGGGCATGATGGTCCTTATGGTTTTGGCAAGGAAAGAACCTTACGCGACTACGAAAAATACGCAGGTATTCTATTTTCAAAAAGAGGTGTTCAAAGATACACTTTAGATAAAAAGTACCCACCAAATCCTCCTTCGCAATCTGAAGAGGAATGGCTGGATAGTTTTTCTTTTGTTTTTAAGCATTGTATCGACGTTCAGTATTCTCAAGTTCCTGAAGATGACTACGATTTTTGGGTTGTTGTTTTTAAAGACGAAAATGGAACAGAGATATTCAGGAAGGATGCTGATATTAATGAGATTAATGTAATGAAAAGGGACCCCGATAAATATTGCAAGATTTGGCGACAGTTTGATACTGTTGTTAGGCCTAAGTCATGGGTTGTATGGCCGCACAGCAAATCTAAAGGATGGTGCAATCAGATTAACGGCTCTATTTAATGAAAAAGCATAAGCTTATAAATAAAAAAATAAAAAAGCTTATAGATAAAAAGTGCAAGTTCTGTGATTGTTCTACTTATGAGCTTTTAGACGTGCATCGTATAATAGAGGGCAATAAAGGCGGTAAATACACAGACCACAACACTGTCACTGTTTGCTCGTTGTGCCACAGAAAAATTCATGCTGGCATTATAAAGGTTGATAGAAAGTTTTTTTCCACCGCTGGCTGGGTTTTACATTATTTTGATGAAAACGGTGTTGAAAAGTACGACTAGTTGTTGTTTCTACTGTTGTATGGCTCGATGAGCGGAGCGGACAGAGCTAGTCCTGTCATTATTGGTTTGTTTAACTCCGTTAAATCTATTACCTGTTTTACTTCTTTTTTACTGTCTATCATCTGCTCTGACGAACTTGCTGACAATAAGATTCTTCCGTTCCCTATGTCTTGGAGTATTATTTTATACTGTCCAACTTCTACCGTTGCTTCTTTTTTTCTCCATTCTTTAAAGTCTATCATACGGTCTGTTGGATTCCTTCTGATTTATAGTACTCTTGTATTGCCCTAATTAACAAAGACACTGTTTCTTTGATTCCCTTAGAGCGTAACTTGATCTTTTCTTTTGTTCCTCCCCACAATGAAAGGTAGACTGGTGAGTCTTTGCTTTCAAAGCCAAAGAACTTCAGAACTGTGAAGGCGACTGTCTCTGCGTCGTGTTCTGCTTCTGATCTTGTTATATCTGTTTTCTTTCCTACGAAGTGCATCATTTTGTGTGCTATTTCGTGAATTAGGGTTGACGCTTTATTGATTCCATCAAACTTACTGTTTATTGTTACTCCGTGCTTAGTAGCATATCCTCCAAGTCCGTAGTTAAGATCTTTAAACTCTACAGGTATTTGATTGTCTTCGGCGTACTTTAGAACGCCAGCAATTATTCCTCCCAATTCTTCTACAGGCTCGTTGCTGTCTTGTCTCCACGAGTGTGGTTTATAAACAGATTTGGCACCAGCTTTTTCTATCGTGTCAGATATGTCATAGACGTATTCAACTGCGTAACTTTTCGGAATTCCAAATTGTACTCTTTTCTTTATCTCTTTTTCTTCCCCAGTTGCCTTGTCTATTTCTTTTGATTTCACTATTCTTTGTCTTACGCCTACTGGCCTGAATATTATCATGGCGTTTTTTTCTCCTTCTGGAGTTACTTGTCTGCCAAGTTCTAGCCATTTTGTTTTGCTTTGTACATCTGTTGCTTCTGGGTTTTGTGCGTAAATTAGCCACTGATTTCTAGCAGAGTACTGATAAAGCCTGCTTGCCATTTCTAAAAAGTCTTTTATTATTTTACTTTTTTTGGCTTCATCTACCATGTTGGCTACTTGATGAATTATTGTATCAAGCATTTGCTCTACTTTTTCGTTATCCTCTTTTTTACTTAGTTCTTTTACTGCTTCTAATTCTCCTTTTATTAACTGATCAACTTTACTTCCTGTATAGTCTAAAGTTTTTCTGTTTTCTGCATCTGCTTGTGCTTGCTGGGCTTGTTTTTCTCTATCAGAAACTGCCTGTGCTTTTTTAGCTTGTCCCTGTGAAATGGCTGCTTGTCTATCCATATTGAACAGATCTATTTCTACCCCTACGCTTTTTAGCTCATTTTTTGCATTGTCATCTAGCTTTTCATATGCAAACCTAGGTAGGCTCCAGCTGAGATCTGGCTTGTAAAACCTAAATCCATATTTTTTAAGAACCTGATATATTTCTTTTGCGTTAAGTACAACCAAAAAGTCGTATTTTGGATCGTTTTGTTTTGTTGGGTTTGGCGTTAGGAGCGTGCTCGCGGTCTCCTCCGTTAACATCCATTCTTTAAAATTTAGTCTCATAATATGAATCCTTAGTACTATATATGTTTACATACGGAGGTTTGTAATGATTTCATTCACAGAATGGCTGGCTAAAAAGGGCGTGGTCGAAAATGACCTTTACGCCAAATATGATTCCCAAAAAACTGCTTCTGTTGCACAGGCTTTAGCCTCTTCTGGCAACAACCCAAACCCAGATATAATAGCTAAATCTGTAATGAACGATCCCAAATTAAAAGGAGCGACCCCAAAAGGCCTAAGGCCTGATATGGATTCTATCAAGGGAGAAATATCCTCTTCGTTAAAGAGAAAGCAGGATGATCTTAAGAAGTCCCAAATGGCAGCCCAAAATGGTCGTTCTGGCCTTTAAAGAATGGCTGTACGGAATTAAGAGAGGACACACGCCAGGTAGGCTTATGTCTACATCTATAAAGCCTGCTAAGCCTTTTATTCCTAAAAGAAAAATAAAATAACTCTATTATTTTATGATTTCTTATTTGGGTGAAGGATTGAACATAACTATATCCTGTGACTATTTGCCTGGTCACAATTGGATGTCTTATTTATGTTGGTATTCGATTAACCAAAATTTACCTGATGCCAAGGTAAACATTGTTTGTAAAAGGAACAACGTTTCTGGCACTATGTTTTTATGGACTAAAAAGATTGGAATACAATTTAAAATGTACAACGGTTCATCCTGTGAGGAAACTATAGAGCTTAGACCAACTGTGATTGTTCCTCCATATTGTATGTGTGTTAGAGATTTTGAAGAATCTGGGTTTGATACAGGCACTATAAAAGAAGGTGATTTGCTCTATCTGAATGATACGGATTTAGTTTCAAAAGCCTCTTCCGATGATCCATCTTCTTTTTGTTCATACAAAAGAGGTTGGGGCCATTTTATCACGGCCGATTGGATACATAAGGAAGAATGTCCTTTGTATTTTTTGTTTGTGAAAAAGTTTTCTAAACAAGGTATGTCTTTAAACGAAAGAAAAATTGAAAGCTTGTGGAATGCTAGTCTAAAGTTGTTCCAAACGATTTCAGGAGGAGTTTTACAATGAGAAGGTTTGATTTTGATGACGAAGATCCAGATAGAGAGGAAGTAGAAAGGTTTCTCAACTCCGACTCTCAAGAGTATTTAATTACACCTGAGGAGTATAAAGGAATATTGGAAGAAGAAATGGTTCTTTACGAGGCCAAATTTAGAGAGACATCACAGAAACTCAAGTATAAATTGCTACTCAATGCCATAGATCTTTCAAAAGGTTCCTTCTTGTGGAAATTTTATTCTTTAAATACTAGATTAAATCATATAGAAAAGGTTTACAAAAAACTAAATCTTTTGTTGGAGTTAGAACAAGAAGAAAAATAGGTGATTTATTCCAATCTATGACTTTCAGTGCCTTAGTTGCAATATTATTTTTGATGAATTTACGAGCTACGATGAAACAGGAGGGTATCCCTCTGTCATTTGCCCAAAATGCGGCTCAGATAAAAAAGAAAAATTAGCTTCCGCTTGCAACTTCAATTTTTCCAACCCTGTTGGCACAGACAGGTGGAATAGTGAGAATTCAGGGCATGACTACAGGTTTAAGCATAACTTGCCATCTGTAATCGAGCAGCGTAAAAAAGCAGAGATCGCTTCAAAATCGCCCAATGCCCCCTATAATGAAATTAATGATTTAAACAAAAACGAATCCTGGGACGGAAATTAAATTTTCGATATTGGTTCTTGATCTAGATCTTTTTATTCCTATAATTAGTTGGTACCGGAGGACAATATGACTGACACGCTAAAAGAAATCATCAACAGTTTCAACAAAGAACAGTTTCAAACATTAAACACTGAAATGAGTTTCAGTGAATATTTGGACTTGGTCAAGCAAAAGCCTTCTCTGCTTAGAAACTCATGGCAGAATATTTATGAAATGATAATGGAGAAGGGCAGCAAGACTGTCGAAGAATATAGAAAGACCTATGTTCACTATAACTTTTTTGACGACTGTGATCTACCAATTGTCGGCTTGACTCCTATGAAGGATGCTCTAGTAAAGTTTATCAAGGGAGCCGCTGGTGGGTACGGCACAGAGCGAAGAATCCTTTTGCTTCACGGCCCAGTGGGAAGCTCTAAGTCAACAATATGCAGACTAATAAAGAGAGGTCTTGAAAGGTTCTCTAAGACCGATAACGGTGCTTGGTATTCCTTTAAATGGGTAAATCTACCCACAGGTGCAGATGGTATTTATAATGATACAACCTGCGAATGCCCCATGCACGAGCAGCCTCTCAAGCTATTACCACTGGAAGTGAGACTTCCATTTGTAAAGAAAATTAATGAAATATATGAAGAGTCCCTATCAGATGATAAAAGGTCTGATACTTACACTCTCAAGTGCAATGACGAGCTTGACCCATTGTGCAAGAAGTTCATGAATGCACTACTTAAGAAGTATGATGGAGATTTAGAAAAAGTTTTAGAAAATCACATCAGAGTTGTAAGGAAGGTTTACAGCGAATCAGACCGTTGCGGAATAGCAACCTTCCAACCAAAGGACGAGAAGAATCAGGATTCGACTGAGCTAACTGGAGATATAAACTTCCGTCAGATTGGTAACTTTGGTTCGGATTCTGATCCAAGAGCATTTTCTTTTGATGGTGAATTTTGTGCTGGGAATAGAGGCCTGATTGAATTTATCGAGGTTTTGAAGCTCGACACAGCGTTCTTATATGATCTTCTTGGTGCAAGCCAAGAACAATCAATTAAGCCAAAGAAGTTCTCTCAGGTATCAATCGATGAGGCTATTATCGCTCATACGAACGATCCAGAGTTTCAAAAGCTAAAGAGCAATCAGTATATGGAAGCTTTTAGGGACAGAACCACAAAGATAGACGTTCCATATACTTTACGTTGGTCAGAAGAACTAAAGATTCTTGAAAAAGATTATGGTTCTGAAAAGGTCAAACAACATATAGCTCCACACACTTTGGAAATCGCTGCTCTCTTCTCTGTTCTCACTAGACTTCATGACGATAAAGACGGAAAGATCACACTAGTAGAAAAAGCAGAATTGTATGATGGAAGACTACTGCCTGGTTGGACAGAAGACTCTGTAAAAGAAATGAGAGATAAGTATCCTGAAGAGGGTATGTCTGGCGGTGTGTCTGTCAGATACCTACAGGACAAAATATCTAATTGCTTGGCTAACAATCATGAATATGTCAATATGTTCATGGTTCTTAACGAGTTGAAAGAGGGCCTAGACAATTGCTCCCTTTTAACAAACAAGGAGCAAGTAGGTAGATATATTTCTTGTGTAGATCTAGCTCTCAAGAAGCTAACAGAAATACTTAAAGCTGAGGTGCAAAAGGCACTGGTCGGAGACGAAGATGCAATTATTAGACTTTGTACTAATTATATCGACAATGTCATGGCTTATATTAATAAGTCTAAGATCAAGGATCCGATCACGGGTCAAGACCGCAAGCCGGATGAAAGGCTTATGAGGCAGATAGAAGAAAAGATTCAGATACCAGAAACTGGTGCTGAAGACTTTAGACGCCAGATTGCTGCTTTTATCGGTGATCTAGCTCATAAGAACAAGCAGTTTAGATGGGATTCAAATCCTAAGCTTAAGAAGGCTCTTGAGGCCAAACTTTTCGAGGATGTAAAGGATACCATCAAGTTGTCCGCACTAAATGTTAGCGGTGCCACAGTTGTAGACAAAGACATCCAAGAAAAGATCGACGCAATAAAAACAAGACTCATAAAGCAGTATGGCTATAACGAGCGTTCTGCTACAGACGTTTTGGACTTTGTTGGCGGTATATTTGCTAGGGGGGACTTAGCCGAGTCGGAGGACTGAGATGAACAATCATTGGCTAAGTTCTGTTAAAAAGAAAAAGCTCCTCAGGGCAATTGACGATGTTGGGATGGAGGTTTGGAGTTCAGATGGAACACTTGAGGATCTACTCAAGAGTTTGAATCGTGAACAAAGAAGCTTTCTCTTATCAATGCAATTAGCTGATTTCTCTTGCGAAATAAACGATGAAACATTTCGTATAGAGCTAACCTTTCCCACCTAGTTAAGGAGGTGTACCATTCCTCGTCGTATAGAAGAAGACCATAAAGACTTTAGAGATGTTGTATCCGGACGTATTAGAAAGGCTCTTAAAAAATTCATTAAGAGCGGCCAAATAGTACGTAACCGTGGTAAGAATGGCAAAGTCTCCATAACTATTCCTAAAATAGATATACCTCACATTGTCTTCGGAGACAGCGGCGAGGGCGTAGGAAGAGGTGCTGGAAAAGACGGAGACGTTATTGGCAAAGACCCTAAGCCGGGAAAAGGAAATAGTGCTGGGCAAGGGGATGCCGAAGGTATAACCATAAACCTTGATTTAGAGGATGTCCTTAAGTTCATGCAGGACGAACTTAAGTTGCCCAACTTAAAGCAGAAGCCCAATGAAACGTATGATGAGATAAAGGTAAAGTATAACAATATATCCTTAGTTGGACCAGAGTCACTCAGGCACAACAGACGAACTCTTATGCAGACCCTCAAGAGGCAGGCTGCAGAGGGGACTTTGAACAACCTTTCTCATGTTCCGGGCTTAAAAGACCCTATAAGAATATTAAAACCAATCAACGAAGACAAAAGATACAGACAATATAACGAAATAAAAATTCCATCGAGTAACGCACTGATAGTGTTTGCCAGAGACGGTTCTGGAAGTATGGATGCAACTAAGTGCGACATAGTATCTGATATGTGTTGGTGGATCGATACATGGATTAGAAGATTCTATACCAGAGTAGACAGGCTTTATGTCTGGCATGATTCTGCTGCTATGGAAGTAGACGAAGAGAAGTTTTATAAGTATCGCTTTGGTGGTGGCACCACCTGTAGCAGCGCTTTAAAGTTTATTTCAAAGCAATTTGAAAACCGCTATCCACCGAACAAATGGAACATTTATGTGTTTTATTTTACTGATGGTGAGAATTGGGATGATGACAACTCTTTGTTTGTATCTACCCTTGCACAAGAGTTTACGCCAAATGTTGTCAACTTCACAGGCATTACCCAAATACTATCCACTATGCAGGGCAATAGTGTAAAAAGCTTTGTTGATGATGCCATAAGAAATGGCACTTTGGACAGGGAATATGTAAGAACCGTTTCTATAGGCGAAGGTGGTACTCACTGGTCCTCTGGGCTTAGTGAAGAAGATCGTAATAAGCAAATTATTACCGCCATAAAGAAACTTCTTGGAAACGTTGAAGTCCCCGATGAGGAGTCCGCAAGCTTAAGCGAAGAATAATATGTCAAACAAATTCATGCACGGTTCTCCTATTTTGTTAGGGGACAGCACTGTACCTGGAGTACAGCTTTCTAAAGAACTCAAAGAGTTAGCCCCCAAGATACTTCAGGCTTGCAGGGATTGGGGACTAGATTTTTATCCAACAGTAGTTCAGCTGCTTACTTATGATGAAATCAGCGAAATTGCTGCATATAACGGTTTTCCGGTTCGGTTTCCTCACTGGTCCTTTGGCATGGAGTACGAGGAGCTCCAGAGAGGTTATGAGTTTGGGATGCATAAAATTTATGAAATGGTCATAAATGTTAATCCCTGCTACATATATTGCCTTAGTAGCAACACTCTTTTGGATCATTTGACCGTAATTGCACATGCTACTGGTCATAATGACTTTTTTAAGAATAACATTCATTTTAGTGCCACCGACACCAACATGTTGAACAAGATGGCAAATCACGGCACTAGAATTAGGAACTATATTGCCCGCTGGGGCAAAGAAAGAGTAATTGAATTCTTAGACTGGGTAATGAGGCTTGAGACCTTAATAGATGGTTCCGAAGCATGGGCAGAAAAAATCTCTAAAGATGTGATAGTCACAGATCAAAGAAAGTATCGTCACCCTAGAAGGTTGACTGTTGGAAAGGATCGCATGTACATGGATCCTTTTATTAATACAAAGGAATTTAAAGATAGAGAGAATGAACGCGTTCAAGAAGAAGACATAGCTGATGAGCTGGGTGTCTTTAAGGAACCTACTAAGAATATTCTAGGATATCTTAGAGACAATGCTCCTCTCAAGCCTTGGCAAGCGGACATAATCTCTATGTTGTATGATGAGGCCTTATACTTCTATCCTCAGAGGCAAACCAAGGTTTTGAACGAAGGCTGGGCCAGCATGACGGATAGCGTTATTATGGCTGAGCAAGGCTTTGTTTCCTTAGGCCAAAAAGGGCATGATTGTGGAATTATAGAATACTCCGATCACAAGATGGGCGTCCTAGGTGGCAAGTATTCTACAAATCCATATAAGCTGGGATACTACCTTCTCTCAGATATTAGGGAACGTTGGGACAAAGGCAGGTTCGGCACAGAGTGGGAGGACTGCAAGGATCTTCACCAAAAAGAAAATTGGGACTTAAAGACAAACCTTGGTAAAGAAAAGATATTTGAAGTAAGAAAGTATTATGATGATCTTACTTTGATACATGAATTCTTTACAGAGGAGTTTTGCCGAAAACAAGAATACTTCCATTGGGTCCATTACCCTAACGGAGAATTCAGACTAGAAAGCAGAGACTACAAAGAAATAAAACGTCTTCTTATGAGAAGACACATAAACGGTGGTTTGCCTGAAATTAGATTGACTGAGCCAAATTATCGTGGCAAGGGAGCCATGATGTTAGAGCACACCTATGATGGTAGAACTCTTTATGAGCCGTATGTTTCTGATGTCTTGGTTGCTCTAAGAGCTATTTGGGGAAAAGACGTTTTCTTATCAACCAAAGATGTTGACGGGAATGAAAAGGTCTATTGCTGTTATGGAACAGACATAGAGCGTGATGTTGAAGTAATTTCTAGGGAGGAGCACCTAAAAGGTGATTGATTAAAATGGAAAAGAAAACAGAAAAAAATGAATATCTTCTTACCGAAGAGTTTGTCGAGTTTTCACAGAAAATAGCTAAGATTTTTGAGTCTAAAAAGGCCAAGAAACTTGAACTCAAGACATTTTACGAGAAGATCCAAAATGAATTAAAAGTTTTGGAAGATGAGGCAAAACAGGCCGAGCAAGACTTTGAAGCTTTTAAACAAAAGCAAGAAGAAGCTTGACTCACAGACAGTTTTAAATAAAATGTTCTGAACAAGGAGTTCAAAATGAATCGTTTTGATTTAGAAGACCAGATTCAGGCTTGTTGGAACACAAAAGACGATATAGACCTTTTAGTTGAATCCATAACATCTAAGAGCTTCTCAGAAGAACAGATTTGTGACGCTTTAAGCGGCCTTTCACAGCTTCATGAAATGAGATGCCAACGTGTTTTTGAAACCTTTTCTTCTCTTGTCAAATGCGGCGACATATCAAGTCCTCAAGTAGAAGATATCTTAGGTAACTAACTGTGGAAGAAAAGATTAAAAAATTAGTTCTTGATAGATATGGAGTTGAGGTAACCAATCAAACTACAATCTCAGAGATTGTAGAAGATAGTCTTAGCAAAATCGAGCTCTTGTTTGAGATAGAAAAAGAACTTGGTCGTTCTTTGCCTCAAGATGAGGTTATAGAAATTGAGACTTTTGGTGAGCTGATAGAGGTCTTAGAAAGGTGAGCAACACTCTTCCTCTGGTCAAGATGAGCCAGTCCCATTATCGATCAGAGTATGGTTACTTCTTTCTAGAATCAAGTGGCTGGTCTTTTGTTCCCTTCGAAAAGAATCTCAAAGAAAAAGATCTGATTATCATTCTTGAAACGTTAAAATGGATAGAAGAAGGATTGTTTGATGAGCAGAAATCCTGAACTAGACCGTTGGAGCAAGAGCAACAGACGCTCCAAGATTACCCTTCTTCTTTTTTTACTGCTATTCCATGTTTCTCTGCCGTTTTTCTTTATGTCTTTGCCACCTAAGATTGTGTCTTTTTTTACATTCTTTTTTTTCTTTTTAATTTTACTGCCATTCTTGTATGAAGTTTTTAATGCCTTTATTTATGAGATTCTAGAAGGTGATTGGGATGGTGTGACAAATAGGTATTATAGGAAATAATGTCCGGGGCGTAGCTCAGTCTGGTTAGAGCGCCTGGTTTGGGACCAGGAGGCCGGAAGTTCGAATCTTCTCGCCCCGATTCTTTTTAAGGCTTTATTATGATATTTCGTTATCCAGGCGGAAAAAGCAAGAAGTCTGTACGTGAAAAGATATTAAAAAGGTTTCCTAAGAGTTATTCAGAATACAGGGAACCCATGGTTGGTGGAGGAGGTCTCTTTTTCCATATTCCTCTTGATAAGCGGAGGTGGATTAACGATGTTGATGATAATCTGATGTCTGTATACCAGTCTTTAAAAGACGACCCACAAGGCTTTATGACTAGATGTAGAAGTCTTTCTGGAGACCTTAAAGAGACTTTCAATAGAATGATAGACACAGACGATTACGATAAAGACTTAAAGTATTTTTTTATCAATAGAACAGTCTGGGGAGGCCGTGTTAATTACACAATAAGGTCTCGGCTCTACTTTTCTAATCCTACCGGCTGGAACATAATTAATACAAACAAGCTTGAGAAAGCAGCCGGTGTTCTAAAAGAAGCTAGGGTGTCTAGCACAAGCTATTCTGATCTGTTGAATGAGGATGGTGACGATGTATTGATTTATATTGATCCTCCTTATTATTTAAACACAAAGCTCGATAAGAATTCAAGGCTCTACAGACATAATTTTGAAATGGAAGATCACAGGAAACTATGTGAAGATATAAAAAATTGTAAACACAAAATTGTCTTGAGTTACGATGACAATCCGTTTATAAGAAAGCTGTACAAAGGCTTCAACTTTGGCAGAGGTTTAGGAGCCTCTCATTCAAGATCAGAGGGCTGGACCTATTGTGGAACGTCTAGTGCTGATGCACAGAGCAAGACCAAGAGAGTTGGCAAAGAACTAATTATATCAAATTTTTGAGGTGTTCTATGAGCTATGTAACTCGAAAAGACAACAGAACAGACGAGCAATTTGCCCTCGATATAGCACTCGATACTGCCAAACAGCGGGTTTGGGCCGAGATACTACAGAATTATTTTCAAGAAAAAACAAACAAGGTCTGTGAGAAGATAGAGTATGGGGTAGATAATGACGGAAACGTCGTTCATGGTAACCTAGAAAATGACAACGTAGATAATATTTTTGTGTTTGGAGAGAATCAAAGAAAGATAGAGATCAAAACCATACCAGAGTTTGTTGAAAACTTTATGACCTTCAAAGCTAGCTCTTTAAGGTCCTGCTTTAGGCAAAACGCTTACATAGTTGTTCCTAAAAGGTTTGTTTTCTATACATATTCAACTAGCATTTGCGAAGAGTTGTATAGAAAATATCCTCACAAAATATACGATAGATTCTCTCCTAATGATCCTGCTGTTAGAATCTACAAAAGTGATATAGAAAAGTTTATGGTCAAGAAAGAAATAATGGTTAAGGAATGGACGCAATCGTGTAGGGAGCTGATAGAAGATAATTGGGAACTACTTTCCAAGGAAAAAGAAAGGAAGAAGCGATGAATATAGATCTGAATCAACAAGAAGTTTGGAAGATACTTGATGCCTTAGCCGCATATAAAAAAGATTATGCCGTTAGTGTTGCCGTTGCCAAGACAATAGGTAATGTAGAAAAAAAATTAAAAGAAGCTGTGGATAACGCGGCCAGTTGACACCTCGAATTAATTAGAGTACAATAGGTACGTTCCGCAGAAACTCACCACTAACCAAGGATTAAAAGTGAAAAGCAAGTACTTTTTTATTGTAGCTGCGTTCCTCAGCTTTCTCCTCAGCGTTGGAATTTGGTTCCTTTCCGGCAATGAGAGCCAAGCAATATTCGTTGGAATCTGGGTTCCTAGCATTCTCTCACTCGGAAGGTACTTTAGTGAATAATATTGCCTTATTCGTTTGTGGCTTGGCTGTGGCCATGATGTCTGGCATGGGAATCCTTGTGTACATGGTTCATCTTGGATACAAGGAAAAGGAAGCCGAAATTACGGAAAAAGAAAAAAACAATTTGATGATTAAAGAAAAGCTTGTCTCTGACCTTGGGGTAATGAGTGAGTCCATCAATCCCTCGTCTAGCTTGGACTCTTTTGTTGATATCCCCTCAGTATCCTAGTTTATCAATTTTTTACAAAACTTTAAACGGGACGATGCTATGTGCTTCGTCCCGTTTTTTATATGAACGAAAAAAATGCAAAAGGTGTGAAAGGTTTTATTCTTTATTCCCCTTTTGGACGAGATGAAGAAAGATACTTCTTTAGAATCTACAAAGAAGACGGAACCTTCGAAGATTATGATTTAAAATGTGAAGAACTAGAAGTCAATATAGACTCAGACTTCTATAGTTTGTACGAGTCAGACGGTAAAAAATTTTTAGATTTTTCGAGTGAGGCGTTGGGGAGAAAATGAATAAAATTTTAAGAACTCAAGATAAGTCTGGTTTGACAGACAGCGAATGTAGATATTATGTAGTGGACGAGGATCTTTTGTATAAATTTGATAAAAAGAAGAAAGGCTGGATGCCTTCGCCAAAGCAAAGCGAATACAATAAAAATAGAAAAACTCAATTTGAAGTATTACGGGATGTAAAGTTATTGCTGGAAGCCAGCATAGAGTCCATCAACTGTAGGGTCTTTAATGTTATAATAAAATATCAAAAAAAGATTTGTCGATCTTTGTATAACTTAGTTGAAAAAGGAAAAATTCCTTTAACAAAGATATTAGTTTACGATAAGAGTTTTCCCGAAAAAATATGTAGACCCGTCTCTGAAGGCGGTCTTGGATTCACTAGTTTTTTTTCTGATTTAAACTTTCCTTGTCAAACCATGCAAAATGGCAAAACTAAGACCCCCGAAGAGATGACAGCACCTAAGCGTGGTTTCCTTAAACCTGTTTACGAAGCTTCTCAGGCCATAATTAAAAGATTCAAGGGATGTAAGAGGAAAGACATAAAGAATATTAGGTTTCCGTACCCTTCTGATAAATGTATTCGCTTGCACGCTTCTCAGGTTTCTTTGGATAAAAAAAACAAACGCATTTCTATATTTCCTTTTGGGTTTAAAGAATCGTTTAGTTCTAAGTTTAGTGTTTACAGGAGAGGGTATAAGCTAAGTGCTCAAGAAGAGAATAAAATTTTGAATTTTGTGAGCTTTGAAAATGGTGGAAATCTTCAAATACTAAAAAACAAAGTCATTTTTCATGTCATGGCTAGGTTCACTAATAAATGGCTCTATAGTCCTGAGGACTTTTTAGGCTTCGATATTAATAAGAGTGGTAATTCTTTTTTGACCTTTTCTAGAGAGATTTCATATCTAGGGGTTCTAACCAAAGTTATAATGAAGTCTGAACTAGATAGTGAAATTCAATCATTGGAAGAGCAGCTAAGACAATTAAATAAGATTGGGTTTAAAGTTAGAGGGCAAGTAAAGTCAATCCATAAACGACTTGAAAAGCTATATTTTCCTTTAGTAAGAGAAATTGCTGACTACTGCAAAAAGAATAAGCTTTGCATCTGTATTGATAATTTAAAAAGTGGAAAAAAGAACGGTTCATTTGGGCAAGACAAAATTATACTTTTGCTGGTAAGATTGTGTGAAAAAGAAAGAATTCCATTTGTTTTGGTCCCTACTCCATACACAACGCAGCTGTGCAGCATTTGTAATTACGTTGCTGGAAAAATTCCCCTTGGGGTAAGAGAGTTTGATTGTCAAAAGTGCAATGCCCATATCTATAGGGACGAGAACGCTGCAAAAAATATAGAAAATATAGGGAAGAGTATTTGGTTCGACGGTCTATATGAAACTTACTTTAAGTATTTAGCTTATAATGCTAATATACTTAAGCATAGAAATTAGACAATTAGTATTAGTCTTTAAAGAATACTACTTTAGCTTTTTACAAGTTACGCGTTTTTACACAAACTGCACAAGAAGCATAAGATCCAGTGTTCGGAAATTCCGAAGCCCTTGATAAGATTGCTCTCGCCTCTTGTCAAGGGCTCTTTCTTTTCTATAACTAATTTAGACAATTGGTATTAGTCTTTAAAGAATACTACTTTAGCTTTTTATAAGTTACGCGTTCTAACACAAACTGCACAAGAAGCATGTTGCTCAGTGTTCGGTAAGACCGAAGCCCTTGATAAGATTGCTCTCGCCTCTTGTCAAGGGCTCTTTCTTTTAGTAAAATGATCTTCCTAGAAGGGAGATAGTAAATGAAAAACTGCGAAATTGTTGGCTTTGAACATTTGCATCTCCATACGGATTTTTCATTACTCGATGGCTTCGGCATGGTAGAGGAATTTGCCCAAAGAGCAACTCAAATAAATCAGAAATTTCTTACCGTGAGTGATCACGGTATGCTGGGAGCGGTCCCTAGACAAATTCGTGCTTGCGAAAAAATAAATGAAAAAAAGGGAAAAGACACCCTTTCCTATATATTCGCAGCAGAACTCTATGTGAACCCGCTCCAGCCAGAGTCTAGCTGTTTGGAGGATATGCAGAAGTTCACTGCAGATTTAAACGAAGAAGAAAAAAAGGACATCAAGGCTAGTGCTCACCTTTTAGCAATAGCTTACAGCGACGTTGGTTATAAAAACCTTGTTCGCTTAACCAGCTGGGGATGGACTAAAGGCTTTTATAGAAAGCCTAGAGTCAATTACGATCAGCTTTTAAAGCACAAAGAAGGTCTGTTCTTTACTAGCTGTTGTTATAACAGTGAAGTAGGCAGGGCTTTTGACAGACACGGTGAAGACGCCGCTAATGCTGTTATAGAGCGTTATATTGAAATGTTTGGTAGGAGTCATTATTTCTTAGAGATAATGCTCTTAGACTTTAAGAAACAAAAACCCTATGACGCTTTTATAATTAAGGCCCATGAAAAGTATAAGCTTCCTTTGATTTTAACCAACGACTGTCATTACTGCAATCAAGAAGACAGCAAGTTCCAGAGGCTTATGTTGATGGTTCAAACAAATAGGACCGTTCAAGACATTCAGCGAGCTATGGCTGAAGACAATATGCAAGATTTCTTCGAGCTTCAGGATGCTAACCTTTGGATGAAGAGCGAAGAAGAGCTAAATAAAAAGTGGCAAGAAGAATATTCCGACACGATTCCATACGAACTCTTTCAACAAGCAAAAAAGAACACCGTTACCATATGCAACAAAGCAAAAGGTGTTCAATTAGACCGTAGCCTTAAGTTGCCTGTGCTTCCTGATGCTGATGATATACTAAAAGAAGAGATAATGAAGGGTTTTGCTGAAAAGAACCTTCCTAGAACCAAAGAATACCTAGGCAGGATTAAAGAAGAATACTCCTTAATAACTAGAAAGGGTTTTTCTAGCTACTTCCTTATACAAAAGAAAATGACCGACGAAGCCAGAAGAGTTTGTAGGAGTCTTTTGGGCTGGGGAGATGGAAGTCAGGCTGTAGGGCCTGCTAGAGGCTCTGCAGCGGGTGCTTTAACTTGTTACTGCTTGGGCATAACTACGGTTGACCCTGTGAAAGAAGGTCTACTGTTTAGTAGATTTATGAGTGAGGCTAGAGGCGGTAGGTCTATTTGCTTAGAGTTTAAGAACTTGGACCCATTTCCCCCAAAAGAGGTTTTTAACGATCAATAAAAGCTTTAAACTTACTTTAATAGATTAGAAAGGATAATTCATGTTATACCATACAACAATTAATAAAGATGATAGGTGCCTAGACCTTCTCTTAACCGAAGAAGAGGTAGTCAAAGCTTTTGAGCGGTCTGTTGAAGCTTCAAACAGGTCTTATATTGATGAAAAGAAATGTTGCGGATGTTGGAGTATTGAGAAGCCTCCTAAATGCACTTTTTGGGCTAAAATAATGGGCTTGTGTTCCGAGTGTGATGAATGAGTGCTGGTCTTATTTTAGTAGGCTCAATATTACTGGTTACATTCTTGGGTATGTTCTTTATTACTATAGATATCTTTTACCCCAAGGAGCAGGAGCCTCGTTATCCTAAGATTGTAGAGCAATCTGAGGAATATTTCGAAAACAACCTTCATTATGACGAGCTAACAGAAGACACAGGGCCTTATTGAATGATTACTTTAGTTAAAATTATTGGTAGCTTTGTGCTATCGGTCTCTGTTTCTCTTGTTGTTTTGATTGCTACTTTGTTTCTTTTTGCTGCTTTAGTGAAAACATTTCGTTTAAACAATGGTGTAGATGCTTATTGGGTATTTTCACTTACTACAATTATAACAATAATATCATGGATAAGCAGCTTTATGTATTTTTTGTTGCTATAAAATCTTCCTGTACGGGATTTTTCCAATATGATGTTACTAAATTTTCCTGCACGGGAATTTTTTAATTAATATTGACAAATTTTGTGATAAATTTCCCGTTCGGTAAATTTTAAATAAAACTGTTGTTTGTTCATAAATAACAAGTAGAAAGGATCATATGAAAGGCCCAATGCCTCTTGAGGATCTCCCTGAGTATCTAAAGTCGCTCCAAAGAAACGGTTCTTTAGGAGATGGAATGGTTGTAGATATGGGCACAATAGTTTCCCCAAGAAAAAGCTGGCTAAAAGCTGCTTCTTACCTATCTGTTGCTATTCTATTTGTGGGAATAAGTGGATTAATGACTTACAACAAGTTGTCCACACAGAACGTCACAGTTGTTTTACACGCCAACAACTCAGACCCTGACACAGTTTCAAAGATTGTAACAGATGGTGGAGACCATGTCGTTTCGGTTGAGCAAAAGAGCGATTCAACTTATGAAGTAAAGCTTTCTACTAGAAAAAGTTTAGCATCACTCATTGATTTACTTCTTAAAAACAAGGATGTTAGAAAGGTCGAACTAGAAGACTAGGCTTCTACGCTTCTAGAGGAAGGTACTGGTTTCTTTTTTTCTATGTCTTCGTATGTTGCTGGCATATTTCTGATGTCGTACTCAAATTTGCTAGGATCATCGAACATAGATACAAATTGCAATATTCTTTCTGATGCTTTTGTAACATAAGGCCAATAGTTCCAGAAACTAACAACTCTGTGGTCCAACCATAAGCGACCTAGAATAACTTCGGGATTAACACGAAGTAATGAACTTCTACCGTCTGTCCATTCAAGTTCATCTGTTACTTTTCTTATTGTTTTAATTGTTCCTGGCCCCATTCTTCCTACTTCTCTAGCAGCACCTGTCCAAGGATTCGCTTTTTCAAAGTTTGTGAGATGTTCTTCACCACCAGGATATGAGTTTGCTATTACTTTAAAAGCTAACCAATGACATAAATCATCATGAAATGCACCTTTCACAGTTGGTGCATAAACTGAGTAGTCTTTGAACAATATGAACGTAACAGCAAACGAATCTATAGCTTTGAGTTTAGGCCTTCCCGTAATAGGGTTTCTTGAGACTTCGTTTGGATCTTCTTTTAGTAGCTCTAATCCTTCAAAAAAAAAAGATTCTAGAAAAGAGAGCCATTCTTTAAAGCTTATTTGTTCTGGACTTGTTTGTTCTCTCTTTCTCATGAAATCGTCCCATGCGGCATCTATCTCTTTTTGAGTTCTTCCACGAAATCCGCCAAGGGTTCGACCACGCATTCCTGCTGTCTGCCCCGGCTCAGAAGTTGTAGGTAGAACAGGTTCTGTACCACGTCCTTGCATGAATCCTTTGATCTGTCCTTTAGCTGCTGCACCACCATATTTGCGGCGAAGTAGTTCTCGTGTTGGTGCGAGTCCTCTCTCAATCTCTGGTTTGACAGAATATAACCCGTCTTTTTTCGCTCCTTGGTATGTTATATCTATACAATCACTGGATGGTAAAAACCCTCTTAGCTCTGGGTTTTCCTCTACAAATTCTTGGGTGAAAATTCTGCACAACGTTTCTTTTGCTCGTTTTCCTTCTAGGGTCGCCCCGGCACTATGCATTGCCGTTCTAAGTTTCTCAAAGTCTGAATATGTGTACATTGAGCTTCCGACTTTGTACTCTTTATCAAAGTCAGTTTTTGACTCGACTCCTGCTGAAACTGAGGAATATGGATAAAAGGAATTTCCAAGTTGAAAATAAAACTCTTCTGGATCTTCTCCTAAAGCTTTAATTAATTTTGTGATTAGCCCCAATGATGGTTTGAGCTGTTCGGGTGAATAAAGTCCCCAGAAAGAAACTACCTTATCTGTTAGTGGTTCCTCGTAGACTTCTTCGCCCTCTTCTGGCATTTCCGGAGCATTGTGTGCAGTAATTCCTGTGCCTCGCCACAATCTTCCTTTTAACATTAATTCTGATGCGTCATAAGACCAAGGAGATTTATCACCAGACAGGAAATCTTTTGCTAAAGACTTTGCCGCAGGACCCATTTGTCCTATTGTTTTTAGGTGATCTTTGTAAAACTCCCAAGCATCTTCTTGATCTTCATCAAGTGATATATTGTTTTCTTGTCTAAGCTTAAGGGCCCATGCTTCTGCTAATGCTACGTGTCCACTGTTAGAACTGTTGGCCCGTGCTCCTTCAACACCAGCTGTTGAATAGACCACGTATCCTTCTGTGAAGGCTATGAAAGATACTGCGTCTTCTCTCGTATACCCTACACGTTCATTATTTATATAAAAGTTATCTGGGCTTTCATTTAATTTCATGTTTTATCTGTTATTCTAAGCTTATTTGTTGTGCACCGTTCATTATTGGATTGTCTTCACTGTGTCCAACACTATCGGCTACATTGCCAGTCAAATTGGCCACGGTTACGTGATAGACTCTATTTGGTTCTATTTGAATGTTTGTCTGCTGTGCAAGTTCTTCCATGTATCTTTTAAGTGCTTCTTGTTCGACTACCACAGCAAAAACTGACTTTTTGCCATCTCTTTCTACTGAATAAATTTGGCTTGGATTAAAAGTTATTTCTGTCTGCAAAGGAGGCAGAACAGCTCCTTTTAAAGGCTTTGCAAGCTGTTGGTGTAACATGGTTACATGTAGCTTGTCTTGTGGCAAAGGCTTCAAGTCAGGAAACTTTTCTAGAACTTTATTTTGTATTTCTACTATTTGGGTTGGATTTGGTTTGACCTTCAGTATACCAGTGTGCTCTGGTTGGTAATTTTCCTGAAGAATTCTAGATTTAACCCACTCGTTAAAAGAAAAATTATAGCTATGCATTTTTTCCTTTCGTTTGAAGTAATTTAGCCATTTTTGATTCTAGTTCTTTTACTTTTTGTTTGGCTTTCTGTAGTTCGGATTCAAGCTCTCGGACCTTTGCCCCTTCTGGTGTGTTCGAATATCCGCGAACCGCCGCACGACGTGCCCTGCTCCCCCCGTCAGTGAATTTTCCGACTGTTCCTCTAGTATCGGTCCACTTTTTAGCTTCATACACGTCATCAGCCATCCCCATTTGTACGAGTGTAACCATTTTTGCTTCTATTTCTTTTACTCTTTTTTTTGCATCTGCTAGCTGGATCTTAAGCTTTGAGTATGGTCTTCCATCTGTTCTTTTTTCTTCATCCGAAAATGGCTCTCTCATTGATGTTAGTCTTTCTCTTGCACTTTCTGGAGCATCTACACTCCCTAGTGATGCCATCATTCTAGGGTGCCATGTTGCTTCTTTTGGTAGAAATGGGTTTTCATTGCTATTTGGTCCCATGTTCATGCCCATTCCCATTCCTGCTCCTTCATGGTCTTCTTCGTCTCCCATGTCCATGTCATCATGGCCTTCTTCATCTTCCATGTCTTCATGGTCTTCATGGTCATGGTCGTGGTCTTCACCTTCTTCGTCGCCCATTTCTTCCATGTCTTCATGGTCATGGTCTTCATCGTCGTCCATGTCTTCATGATCGTGATCTTCACCTTCTTCGTCTTCCATGTCTCCGTCTTCGTTTTCGTAATCTTCATCTCCTTCATGATCATGGTCTTTGTGGCCTTCTTCATCGCCCATTCCTTCCTCATCTTCTAAACCAACAGGCTCAGCGACCATTTCGTTAAACATTTTGTCAAAATTTGTTGAGTAGTTCTTACTTTCAATTAGCTTAGAAAGTATGTCGTATGATTCTGGAGTGTTGAAAACTTCCTTCATCAATCCTTCTAGTATCTTTCCTCTTTTAGCTTCTCTTACAAATGTGAGTAGGTTCTTTTTATTGCACTGACATGCTTCAACTAGTTTTTTTGCTGCTTCGTGTACACCTTCTGAGCAATTGCTTTCTTTCTTCATTCTTTTTGCAAGTTCTGCTATTGATAGGTTCTTTGTATCTTTTACCCATTCTGATACGCCTGTTTTGGGCCATGTTCTTGTTTCTTTTGATTTTTCATCTACATTTGGTTGGTAAACTAGTTTTTGGTCGCCTTTGTAAACCAATCCGTTTTTGTCTTCTTTGTTTGGATCCTTTGCGTTCTCACCGTTTGAATAAGGACTTGCATCCCCAACTTGTCCTTTTCCACCACTTGAGCAACCGCAATCGGTTTTCTTCAAGGATTCCTTTTCTGGTTTTCTGGGTTGTTTCCCTTCAAAGTCTGCTACTTTTGCAACTTTTGGCTTTTCTACTAGCTTTTTGTTTTGATCAATGTATTCTTGAAAACTTTTGAACATGGGGATTTTTCTCCTTTTGTGATATATATGGTGCTAAATTCAATTTTACGAGCCCTAATTTGTGTGCTATAATGCTATTAATGGGGTCGTAAAGGTATCGACGTAGTGATAGGAGGTATTGGTGGCACGTCGAGGTTGGTCGATGGCCTCGTAAAAATCGACTAAAGCCTTAACTGGCGAAGTTTCTTACGCAATGGCTGCCTGAGAAGGTATCCACGAATCTAGGAAGCCACGCGGGAAGCGTCCAAAGATTCGTCGCAAAATCCTGCTGGTATCAAACTGGTCGGCTTAGTTTGGTATGAGAAAATAGGCCGAAAGACTCAAAGACCTTTGTTCATTGTGGTCAATGAAGTCTTATGAACAATGAAACAAACGTGTAGAAGCCATATCAAGTACGCTTACGGACAGGGGTTCGACTCCCCTCGACTCCACTAAAGGGAGGACTACTAAAAAGTGGTCCTCCCTTTTTTTGTTAAATGTTTAGACAGTTGTTTAGGAAAAGTTATAAGCGACATCCCAGATCCTGATTAACTGTTATTGAGTAGTTACTTCCATTAATTGTGTAAAACGATTGATCAAAATGATTTTGATTTAATTGGTTTTCTAAAAGCCATTGATTAAATGTTTTCATAGTTTATCTATTTAACATATACGTTTTTCTTCCAAAATTTCCTGTGTTATCATCTTTGGAATTGTCTGACACCATGTTGATTTTGAATCCTAAATCATTCATATATTTTAATTGTTCGTATCCCTCTTTATCATTGTTTGTTTCTAAAAATATTGTTTTTGCAATCCTAGAGACGTTAAGATACAAGCCACGCCAGTTTTTAATCCATGATCCTAAAGAAAACAGGAAAGCTACATCGAACTCTTCTTTTATGTCAAGCGGCAGATTCAAGTCTTTTTTTTGAAATTCAAGATTGTACGTAAATTGAAATATCTTTTTAAGTTGGTTTGCACAATCTATACATCTTTTGTCAAATTCTAAACCAACACCTCTTTTGATCTCAGTCAAGTGAAATAGCATTCCTCCATTGTTGCATCCTAGATCTAGCACTGTCTTGCCTTCGAAGTTGTAATATTTTTTTAGACTTTCTATTCTTTTCTTTGGTGTTCTTTGTCCTTTAAGGTTTATGTTTCCAATGTTAAAAGAATGATACCCATTTTCTGTTCTGTTGAACCACGGATTAGTTTGGTCGGACTTTCCACAAGTTTTTTTTATTTCTTTTTCTACAAAGTCTATTGAAAGACGATCAAAATACAAATCAAAATTATTTTCCTTCAACTGATCGGTTACCAACCTATTGTTTATACACACGCAGATTCTATGAAGTCCATCTATTATTACAAATTTATCTAATTCTAAAGAGTGAAACACACTTATCTTTACTCTTTCTAGGTTTTTGATGTCCGATGCTAGTTGAAGAAACTTTTCTTTACTTCGTCCATACTGTTCAGCTTCTTTGATGTACTTTTCATATTCTTCAAAATTGTTCGAAGATAGTGCTTTAAAATTTACTGTTTCTTCAATTGGCACTATTTTGAACGATGGTGAGTTTTTGAATGCTTCATCTTTGAACTTGCAGCCACCAAAAGGACTTGATATGGTCAAGTTTTGGAGGGCAAATATTCTATTTAATTTTATGGGCATGATTTGACATTTGTCCCTCCATAGTCTATTATAAAAGAAATTGCTTGGTAGCTCAATGGTAGAGCAGCCGGCTGTTAACCGGCGGGTTATAAGTTCGAGTCTTATCCAAGCAGCTTATGGAAAATTCTTTTGTATATCGTTTCTTTTTGGTCTTGGCCCGTACTATAGACCATAGAGTTGGGAAGACAGATTCTGATGCACCTGACATACCTGTGTTGACCATGCAAGAAGCTTTGGTTTCTTTTTTTATCAAGTTTTTTATTGTATTGGTCAATTTTATTACGTGTGCTTTTGTAATAGCAAGTATTATCCATCACTGGTAGAGATATGTCAAAAGAAGATGAAGACCTTGAAGCATTGTGTGTTTCTTCTCTTAAAAACAAGAAGCTAGATAATGATCCTAATTTTTATAAAAGGCTTAGGTGGGAGCTTGAGGAGATCAAGGCAAAGAATAGGTCCAACTATTTCTTAGATCTACACAAAAGAAAAGTTTTTTATCCAAGTAATGAGAATAACTTACTGACTTGTTGGCTTCTGGGTATCGTTTCTAGCGTTGATATCAACAAAGAGCCTAAATGTGAGTATGGGGATTATCCCGATATCGACGTAGATTTTATTCCGGTTGTGAGAGAGTATTTAAAAAATACTTGGGCTCCTTCTACTTTCGGTGAAGAGTACGTTTGCAACATAGGAAATTATACTACCTTCGGGATTAAGTCCGCTTTAATAGACATGGCTCGTGTTCATGGTGAAAGCCGTGATGAAATTTTAGCCTTAACCAAGAACTTAGATGCCAAAGACGATGAAGGCAAGGCTATGACTTGGGACTCAGCCATGAAGCTGAATCCTGATCTTAAAAAGTATTGTGACAGATATCCTGAGATAGCTGAGTCCGCGAAAAAACTTCTGAATAGAAATAGAGGAATGGGTGTTCATGCTGGAGGGTTGATAATATCTAACTCTCCACTGCCCGAACTAGTTCCACTTGTAAAAAGAAAAGATAACCCTCAAGCGTCTGCTTGGGTTGAGGGCTTGCACGGCCAAGACCTTCAGCCGGTCGGCCTTGTTAAATTTGATCTTCTAGTTATATCAAATCTGCTACAGATAGCTAAATGCTGCGAGTTAGTTAAGAACAGACATAACCTAAAGGGTATTTGTGCATTAGAGGGACAGGCAGACTGGTCAGACGTTAAAGCCTGGCGAAACGACTCTGTTGCTTTAGAGATGGCAAACTCCGGTGATCTCAAAGGCATCTTTCAGTTTGATAGTGAAACTGTAAGAGGCATGTGCCAGAATGGTGGTGTGGACAGATTTGAAGATTTAGTTGCTTATACGAGTTTGAATCGTCCCGGTCCTCTTAACATGAAGATGCAGGAACGATACATCGAAAGAAAAAGGGGTCGGGAAGATTATTCACTACATTCTTTGATAGAACCCATATTAGGCGACACTTATGGGGTTATGATTTATCAAGAACAAGTCATGAAAATCCTTAACGTGGTTGGAGAGATTCCTCTTAAGGATTGCGAGCTTGTTCGAAAAGCAATAAGCAAGAAGAAGATAGATAGCTTCATAAAGTACAAAGAGATGTTTGTTCGTAACGGCCAAAAGAATTTAGGCGTTAACGAAAAAGAGGTTGAAGATCTTTGGCGAGCTATTGAGGCTTTTAGCGAATATGGTTTCAATAAATCTATGCACCAAGATACATATATATCTACGCCTAAAGGACTTAAGAAAATTTGTGATTTTCAAAAAGGGGACATAGTTTATTGTATCGATGAATTAGGCAACACGGTAGAAACGGAAGTGGTCAATCTTCACTATCATGGGATCTTACAAGGTTATAAAGTAGAATTTGATGATGGCTATAAAATAGTTTGCACTTTAGACCATAAGTTTCTCACACAAGAGGGACAGAAGCCTCTCCATGAAATTATATTGAATAAGACTTCTGTTCTTTGTGAAAAAGAATTTGGAGGAAATTATGCCGAAGAGAAGAGAAGATGGTTGGATGTCGAAGTGCAAAAAGAAGTTCCCCAGGCTAGAGATGTCTTGCTTCCACAGCAGCACAGGAAGAATGACGTTAGAATGGTGGACCACCTTTCAGAACATGCTCCAATCTCCAATACCCGGGGTTTGGTGTCTAGGAAAATTGTACGAGTTGTGCCCGTGGGCGAACGACAAATGTACGATCTTGAAGTTTCCTGCCTAACACACAACTTTATTTTGCCAAATGGAGTAGTAACAAGTAATAGCCATGCCGTTGCTTATAGCTATGTCTCTGCATATCTTCTTTATCTAAAGTCTCATTATCCCCACGAGTTTTATACCAGCATACTTAGTTGTGAAACACTAAGCGACAAAATAAAAGAATACAAAATGGAGGCTAAACTCCATGATGTAAACGTGCTTCCTATAGAAGTTAATCGATCAAAGGTCAATTTTGATCTTCAAGGTGAAGACATATACTTTGGACTATCCAACGTTAAAGGAGTAGGAGAAGCTCCCGCGAAGAGAATAGTAGACCTACAACCGTTCAGTGGGTTTGAAGATTTTCTAGAAAGATTTGGGACTGATGCCAACGTTCTCAAACCTTTAATTGGCCTTAGGTGTTTTAATGAAAGCGACCCGGTCACTTTGTGGAAGTTCTCAGAGTGTTATAAACTTTTTTCAAAAAGAAACGAAGACAAAAAGAAAAGGTACATTGCTGCTTTAGAAAAGTACGAAGAAGAGTTTAAGGAGCTTTTTCCTGAGGAGAGCATAAGGCTTAGTGATATAAAAGGAGACTCTCCTTTTGAAGATCCTTATTGGATCAAGTACAATGCAGACGGCGACCAATTTATAGAGAAAAGAGTTGAGTGTGATAAAGATGATGAAGGAGCTTATGCAAAAGTCGTAAACACCCCAGTAACTTTGGATTGCGGTTTGACCATAGAGAAAGAGACTGTTAAGTACTATAAAAAGGTTAAAGTCAGAAGAAACTGGAATCGGTTAGTTGCTTTTAGATCGCTTTGGAACAAGAGAAACAAGTCCATTGAAAGGTATAAGCTCATATCAAAGGACAGTCCAACGCTTGCAACTTTTGATCCATCAAAACACGATATTGATGGAAACCTTGAAGAAGAACTTAGCAACTTAGACTTTTGTGAAAATAAGTACTATGGATTTAGCTGGATACATCCATTGGAGAACAGCCCAGACTATAGGGGCAATCTCACCTTTAACAATTTAAAAGCATCAGAAGACGTTGCTGTGGGGGCAGTAGAGATTAAGGTACTTAAGGCTACGAAAACAAAGAGTAAAAAAGGCACAGAATATTACCAAATTCAGGCCGAAGACGTCACAGGGCAATCGAACAAGATAATAGTTTGGTTGGACGATTGGGAAAGATGGAGCGAGGAGCTTTCTCCAAACAATCTACTTAGAATAAGGCTTCAGCCGCCTTCTAATGGATTCGCTACTTTTACACTTGAATCGAACAGTAGCGGATTTAGATGGAAGGGCGTCAAAAAGTACCCTGACAAGAAGGACGATATTAGGATTGTTGTTCTTAGTAGTTAGATTTATTGGAAACTAACTTATTTATAGGCAAAAGGAAAAATTATGAACCAAGAACTTGTTATAGATGAGAACAACTTTACACAGTACTTTAGAGATTGCAGAAATTGCCGTCCTGAAAAGGGAGACATTATGGCAAGATTCACTGCTATCGCTGAGTTCGTAGACGGCAGGATGAAGAAAGATATAATAGATCTTCTTTACAACAAAGATAACAAGGTAAATGCAGCCATCCAGGTTATGAGGAAATTAGGCTGTGCCACAGAAAAAGATGCTATACGTATTTGTAAGGACATATGTCAAGACCTGTTTTCTGGTATGAAACCTGAAGAAGTTGAGAGTAAAGTGTATAAATACCAAATGGAATCGTTCTATTATACGAAAAAGGAATTCGTACCATTAGACGATCCCCATTGGTCCTTAATCGGCATAGCGAACTTAGATGAGTTCCTAGACAAGTCAGGCAACAAACTTAGAATGGAGTCGAAGTTAAATTCAAATCCTACAAAGGAAGGGGATGAGCAACAACAGGAAGTTCAATGAAACGCTATATGTAACAACACCGTATAGACCAGAGCCAGGAAGCTTTGCAAGGTATAAGGGTTTTTCTGGAGATAAGTATAGAATACCACAGTGGCATTACTGCAGGGATATATTCCACCCACAGCTTTATAACTTAGATCTTTTTTTCTTTTCTCACGACCCTAATAAAAGCTACAATGTAGCTCGTTTTATGGAAAGATTAGAAAATATGGTGGATATAGACTTCCCATCAGAATACGGTCCAACACAGAGGAAATCTATTATGTGGATTAGGCCTTCTGCTTGGTGGACCATAAGATCCATGAGAAGGTCTTTATTTACTATACTTTTGAGATGCGGTAACAGCTATTCGCCAAGCAAGAAGAATTTTGAGGAATCACTTTTCAGTGATCCTTATGCTCTTGCAACTAAATACGCCATAAAAAGGTTTTTAAGGGGTTATACGCTTTATACTGGAACAAAAAAAGGATGGTTAGACCAATTTTATGAGGTTAGACTTAATAAAAAGACAATAGATTCTTTGTTGGTAGAGCCTATATAGTATTAACTAATTGGAGGTTATTTATGGGCGACATGATGGACGATATTAACAAGTTTGCTAAAATATGGGATAATGCTGTACAAAAAGGCATCTTCAATGCCCCTTCATTGCCTGCTAACACAGAAGCAGAAAGAGAAGAAGAGACCGACAGAGGTACAGACTTTTTTGGTCAATATCTAGCAGACGATTACGACAGAGATAAGCCTTTAAATGAAGTTGATACCAAATATTGGGCCATACTTTCTAGAAAAGCAGACCCGTTGAGTGAAGAGAATAATCCTTTAAAGACCGTTGTTAACGCCATAGGTACTTCTCAAAACCCAGTATATCCTAATTCTGTAGGAAAGGACCAGGATTTAAACGTAACTCCAAACTGGGGGTCTGGCGGCAAAGAGATAGAAGAGCTAGAGAAACTAAAAGTAGAACTACATGAACTTGAATCAAAATTGAATTCTTTAGTTTCTAAAGATCAAGATTCAAAGGTTGAAGGGGTTCAATCCAAGATAGATTCCTTAAAAAATGAAATAGACAAATTGAGTGATTCACTAGCGGGCAACAGGTTTGATCCTAAATCTGCTTAGTTGACACTGAATTTCTAGTTGATTACAATAGCTCCATGCAAAATAGGGTATTTGATTTTATCATTTTAGGTCTTTGGATACTTATCGCTGTTGTTCTCTACGTTCAAGTTGACCTTGCTAAAAATGGCGCCCCCATAATAGCCAAAAGCTTAAGCCTTAGTGAAGAAGAAATAGATATAAGAAAAATTTCTATTTTAGGCGATAATCTTTTTGATTTAGTTTTAGAGGATCAATCTAGCTCCATGTCTATTGTTGGAAAGATAGATTGTGATGCAATTAACTGCACAGATTCTGAGCTTAGAGACTTATTTAGAAAAGCAACTAAACCTAAAGCTGTTTTAATTCAAAAACAGAGCAATGATGTTTGGCTTTTAAAAATAAATTTTACCTTAGGTAATAAAAGAACTAGCTTAGGAAGTTGGCTGAACTCTCGCAGGGTAGACAAATGAAGAAGGAAGAAGAATCTGGAATCTCTATAAAAGAAAGACCTAAAAAGAAGATAAGAGAAACAACTGTTTCTAGGTGTCATAAATTCTTGTCTGATAAGATTAGCAAAGTTGTGTGTGAAAGAGGCCATGTCAAGGTTGCCGTTTTTACGCACCCCTCACCAGACCCAGATGCTGTTGGTGGTCTTATGGGTTTTGCTTGGATGCTTAAAAAATCTTATGAGAATTTAGAAGTAGATTGCTTTTACGATGGAATAATATCTCATCCACAAAACCAAAGAATGGTGAATCTGCTAGACCCAGATTTGAAGTTGTACACTGAGTGCGATCCGTCTTCTTATGACATTAAAGTTTCTATTGATGTAATTCCATCTCATGCTGCATGTCCTCCTAATATTTCCTTTGATTTGGTTATAGACCACCATAAAGAAGCACCTAGCAATTCTTTTAAAGGACTTTATTTAAATCTTAAGGCAGGGAGTGCTTGCTCTACGGTTTATCAGCTTATCAAACAACATGGCTTATCTTTTGAAGAGGACAATGATAACGACTCAAAGGTTGCCACTGCTTTGCTTGTTGGAATTATAATAGATACAGATTATCAAACTTCTGATGACACCTCTGAAATAGATCACAAAGCTTATAGCGAACTTTTCAACTTTCGCAATCCGGTTGCACTTAAACAGATAACAAAATTTAAACACCCTAGAGATTGGGTTCAAGCCAGAGCAAATGTTGCACAAAAAGCTCATGATAGAATAAAAGATGGAGTCTTGATTCATGGTATAGGTTTTATAACAAGTAGTAACCGAGATTTGATTGCAATTGTAGCGGATGAGATGCTTTCTTGGGAAAACGTAGAGACATCTGTCGCATTTGCTATAGTTGATGGTGTTCGGGTTGAAGGGTGTGTTAGAAGCACCAACGCTGCTTTGGCTGTCCCGTCCCTTTGCAAAGAGCTAGGCGGTAGTTACGGCGGAGGAGGGGGAAAACTAGGAAAAGGTGCATATTATTTTAATCTTGGAAGCTTGTCATTAGACAACGATAGCGAGGATTCTTCCCGCGATAAGCTTTGGGAATGCTTAAATGATAGAGAGCTAAAAAGAGTATTCAAAATAATAAAGAAATAATATGTTTACTCTTATAATTAGTGGCTAACTTTATTTTAAGATGCAACTTTTGCTCCTGGCTTAGGCTATCTAAAGGTCGTTCTGACGAATTGGATGACCTTAAAGAGGTAGTGTCTTCTTGCTCCAAATGCGGCAAGCCTAGACAGTTCCTTTGTCCCAGATGTGGCAACAAGGTCAAGATGTTCAGGGCAAAGAATGAAACTAATTAAACGGACCCTAAGAAATCTGGGGTGTGGCTCTCCTAGAGAAGAAGAAAAGGTCCTTAGCGATATAAAATTCGATAAATTCAAATTCACCAGCAGACAACCTCCTTCTGACAAGAAGGATATTCTGTTTATAAGCTGTTTTGGTGAGTTTGGCTGTGAGTCTATGGCTTTGATGTATTGCATACCTAGAATCGTTCAAGACACCAATTATTATACCATTTGTGTCGGTTGGCATGGCAGGGAGTATCTTTATAGACACTTGGTCGATGAATTTTGGGGCGTTAAAAAAGAGTATCAATGGATGAGGGAGTATTCAAATGGACTTAAAAACAGCTCAAAGAACATTGTTAATTTAGAGAAGAGCCTTTCAAAGTACGGCAGGCTGTGTAACCATTATCACTTCTCGGCCATATGCTTCCAGAATAAATGCAAGTCTTGTGGTAATGTTTGGTATAAATCTAAACTTCCTTGTACTAAGTGCGGATCTAGCGACACAGAATGGGGAATACTTAATGATGTAAAGAGCAATAAGTCAAAAGCTATCAAGATCCCTTCGCCTAGTAAAGATTGTTTGGACCATGTAGCAAAGTACTTAAAAACAAATTCAGTCGGTATTTTCGCAAGAGGAAGAGCCTGTTGGGGCAGAAACTTAAGTAAAGACTTTTATGTTGAACTTATAAACTTTCTTAGATCAAAAGGGTATGATCCAATCTGGCTAGGAGAGAAACAGAGCATTCTTCCATGTCCTGTTTCTGATGTAACAGACTTTAGCGTTACTGAAGATGCTTCAAAATTGGAACTTACATTAGCATTAATATCAAAATTGAAGTTCACCGTGCAGTTTTGGACTGCTTCTACAAGACTAGCATCCATGGTTGACACTCCTTGGATATTGTTTGAGTCTCCTGACCAAATAGTAGGTAATGGTCAAGAGGGCTTAAGAATTGCCCTTACATCTGACTTTAACAAAAGGAAGCTAATTCTAGCACAATATAAGAACATTGCTGAGAATGAATCTATAGCTTTTAAGTACCTAGATCAGGCTATAAGCGATCTAGAGTCGAATAATTGGGACGATATCATAGGCCCTGTGGAGAATCCTGGTGTGATAAAAAACATGCTCCAGAAACAGGAGTCTTGGAGGTAAAATGAATTCAGTTGCTGACTTTTTAAAAAGAGCTGCCGATAGAAACGGCTTTAACAGAGAAAGGTTTGAGGAAAGAAGGATACCCACCGACTTTTCTGGAATTAGCATCCTTCCTTTTTTTGGGGATATAAGAAGTTCTTTTGTTCTTTCTTCCTTTTTGCTTTCGAGCTATAGGAAGCAGTTTAAGTCTTCTAAGTACTTTGTATTAGCATCTTGGCCCGGAATGCAGAGTTTATTTCCCTACGTTGATGAGTATTGGTCTATCAACGACTTCTCACAGGTTAAAAGGTTCTATGAGGGGGCGGACGGTTTTTCTAACGATACTGATTTAAATACTATCTTTTCAAGAAACCTAAATGAATTTTTTCGAGATGTCATAAACCCCAAGTCTTTCTCAGAATTCTATATCAATGGATTTAGAGATAACTTTTTTGATAAGTTCAAATCTGTTGAAAGGTTTTTGCCGTTTGTCGCTTCATCTGCTGTTCTTGGAAGAGAGTTTCTGAAGGATCTTTCAACCTATCCTGGCTATAAGGTTTTTATACACCCATCATTTACTTTTAATAGATGGAATAATGGCAAGGCACAAATTACACCTTTGAGTAAAGACTTTTGGCAGGAGCTTATTTCTTATTTGGTTTCAAACAACTGCACACCCGTGGTGTGGCAAAATTATCTTTCATATAACTTACAAGAAGAAACAAACAATAAATGCATATTTTTTAGAGAAAACGATATTTCTAGGGTTTTACCTGCAATGAGAGCTACCGGTCTTTGCCTAGATTTCTTTGGCTATTTGTCCTATTTTTCCCTTATGGCTAGATGTCCTTGTATCTCTTTTGACGAACGTCCGAGGTACTTTTTACAAAAGGACTATGAATTAGAGGACTTGTTTCCTTGTGTTAAAAATAATCATATTTTTACGTTTTCTACTATATTAATTAACGGAAGTCCTTTTAACTGGAGAAATGATCTCTTTAAGATTGTTTCCTCTAAGATCGAAAAGTTGCTTCCAGAGGTTGATAGGGATTCGCTTCCTTCAACCGGCGAGTCTTTTGAAATCGTGTCTTACGACAAAGTTAGAGAGTTAAAACTTAGGAAGTTAGGCACTAAATTGTTAAGAGTACCAAAAGAATGAGGAAAATAAATGGTTAAAGTTTACCAGAAAGATCTCCCAGCAAATGCTAGTTCTCAAGATAGAGAGTACGCGTTCAAAAGGATGTTTTCTATATTTAAAAAGGCTGTTGTAGACGCTGGGATTCTTCAAGAATATAAGAAGAGAGAGTTCTATGAGAGTCCAGGTGAAAAAAGAAGAAGAAAAAAGAAGGAACAGCAAAATCAAATACTAAAGTCTAAGTTAAGAGAAAACTTTCCAGAAAGATACGGTGAATAATGAGTTCTAATAAGATTTTAAGTTTATCAATAGACACTGATTTTCAAGAGAGGGTCAAGAAAGAGGCCAAGAGGAAGGATGTTTCTGTTTCTAAGCTTATTCGTGACATTGTAGAAAAGAGTCTGCCTCCTGAATCAAACGATGGCACTGTTTACGATACGATAATTCTCAAAGTTCCCAGTGAGGCTAAGGCCGACTCTGAAACCCTGAATAATTGGCTTAAGCCAAGGGTCGAATTAATCGTAAAGAATTTAACTTCAAAATAGAGCTATTGATTTTTCAAATTTTTTTTGTAAAATGCAAGGATGCAATACAGGCTAGTTGAACTCAAAGATATACCCCCCTCTACAAAAAATCCTTTGGAGAGCATGGGGCCAATAGAAATTTTTAAAATCTGTAACCAAATGGAAAAGGTCTGCAGAGACAATAATGGTATAGGTCTATCAGCGGTTCAGGTTGGGCTTCCCTTGGACCTTTTTGTTTTGAATAGAAATGAATCTTACGAGTACTATTTGAACTGTAGATACGAACCAGCAGGAGATAAGGTTCATTCTATTGAGGGCTGTCTTTCTTTGCTAGATGAATCTGGTTCCATAAGAAGGTTTGAGGTTCAAAGACACTCTAGCGTTATTGTAAAAGGCCAGCGTTTGAATGGAGTTGATGTCGAGGACTTTAATTCAACTGAAGTTGGACTCTATTCTATAGTTTTCCAGCACGAAATAGACCATTCTTTTGGTATCTTCATCAAGGACATAGGTAAAGAAATTTATCTCTCTTAATATGCTTAGTAAAAACCATCTCAAAGATGTTTGTTTGGTAGATAGCAACAACCACAATAAGTGCAGGTACTTAGCAGAAGACGAGAATGAAGCAGGAAAGTACCACTGTTTAAAAAAGTCGTCCAAGGCCAAGGATATAGACATTGAGGTTCAAGACTTCTTAGCAGAAATGCAAATGAAAGGAAAAGACCCCAAAAGACAGAATGTTCCAATAGGGAACAATTGTTCTGGGTATGTTATTCTTCGCAATAAAGAGCAGGGTTACGATAAAAACTAGTCAATAACAGCCTGGTTCAAAATTTTGAATACTTGCTTTCCTTGTCCTGCTTTTATAGCACTTTTTATTATGTCGTCATTTAATTCTACTAGGTTGTGTTTTGCAACCTCTTTAGCAATTATAGAAAGATTCTTCTCGCTTTTTATTGCTCTTACTCTGTACCAAAGCGTTGCACCTACGATAAACATAGAAAATACAAGTATTAGTGATCCATCCCCTTGCAAAATTTGTATACCGCTATTCTCATTTCTAGATAATGTACCGTTAATATTAAGCAATCCACTCTGTACTTCTTTTAATTGGCTGTTAATTAAGTCAAAGTCTTGTTTTAGTTTCCCTACTTCTGCCATCAGCCCGTTTTGGTTTGATTTAATCTCTTCTATTTTACCATTACTATTGTTTATTTTTTGTTGGTTTCTTGGGCTAAAGGGACTTACAGAACACCCAGAAAAAACCATTATCGATAAAACCAAGCATAGAGCTTTTATTGCTTTCATATTTCCTCCTTTGTTATCTATTGGATTTTTTGTCAAATCTTTTGCCTCTATTGGAGAAAATAGACAATGGCTAGTATAGACTTTTGTGATTGTGGGCTAGAAGAAGACTCCTTAGAAACCGCAGATTATAACCCAGATTTAGAGCGGCAGTTACTGTTATTTGCCACTAGTTTTGTTGGGGAGTTAAAATATATTGCTAAAAAGTATATGGTTGATTTCTTTGCTCAACAGAGCTTTCACCAAGGTGGAAAGATACCTTATGCATTATTAAATGATAACTCTAATCTTTCTATGGTAATAAACTATGATATTATCAGAGGGGTTGATCTTGCCTACCATTCTTTAAAAACGCATGATGTTTCACAAGATTACACAGATTCCCAAGAAGACATAAGGCTGGTTGTGGATATATTGAACAAACTTTCGGCAGCAAACATACCACAGCAGTTTGCTGGGGGTATGATTATTTTGTATCTTAAGTTTGTTGAGGGGGTTCATATTGGTTAGCAAAAGAGATCTACTATTCTTAGCAGGTAATTTTGATGAAATTGATCTGCCTAAAGAAAAAAACTATCTTTTCAAATACTTTAGAAAAGAAATCCAACAGAAATTTATTAGATATTTCTTTGCGTTTAATAGTTTTGACAACTTTGTGGACCATACCGGCTTTTATTGTCAAACTAGATGGCTTAAAATACTCCACAATAAATTAATCAGCCTAGAGTCATTACATAGGGAAGCGAAATCTAATGTAGACCTAGAAACTCTATTGAAGATAGAATCTGGAAAATATAAGATTAGGAGGAACGGTGGAAAACAATAAACCTTGGTTTGAAGGAAAAGCCACGCTGGGCATAAACACACAGATAGACAGATGGCTTATCGCTGTAGACAAACTATCTAAGTCTATAGAAGAGCTCAAATCGGCAAAAGAGAAGTTTAAGCAAAAGATTTCCAAGTTAAAAACCCCCACAGGCAAGAGTAAGATAGATACCAAGGAAAAGCAGACGGAACCTTCAAAAGAATTAGAAAAAACAAAGTCCTCTCGAACAGACAAGAAAAAGCAAGACGTAAAAAAGAAAGACGAAAAGAAGCTTGAGAAACCTTCCGTAAAAGGTAAAAAGCAAAAAGAAGCCAAAGAAGATACTAAGTAATGAATGCTGCCGACAATAAGATTGTTAGTCCAATAAAAAACGATCTGGTTTTTTCTGTCCTAGATAGTTGTGGGACACGTATATTTCTCGCTGCTTATAGTGAAGTTAAAGAGTTAAATGAAACTAGGTTCTTAAGTTGTAAAAATCTTTTGCCCCTTAGTAACTTGGTTTATGATTCTAAGTCTGATAATTATGTTGTTAGCTGTATTGGTTGTCTAGAAGTTGCAACCATACCAATAAGCATCATTGCCACAATGAAAAACTGTCCCGGTTGGAGTGTTAAGATTCCTTTGCCTGAGAAAATAATTAAAAGACATTTAAGCTTAAAACATAAGAGGGAAATAAAAAGCTTCCTCTCTAAATTTGATGTAAAAGTCTCTTCTTTTTACATTCAAATGTTGGACCCTAATGTATGAATCTGAATGAACCCGATTTCTTCTTAGGCCTTTGCTTTCTTTTTTCTTCTCTCTCAAAAGATAAAAGACCGCAAGCTTGCTTGGTTGTCAAAAAGAAGAGAATCATATCCTCAGGATTCAGCAGCGTAGATCTCTTGGGTCCGTTAGAAGGCAGTGCAGAATTTCTTGCTACGTGCAGTATTAGCGACTCACTTTCCAACTACGAGATTTATTTAGACCACACACCTTCAGTTGTAGTCCTTAATCATCTATCTCATTTTCTGCCTCGAAGAATTGTTTACTTTGAAACAAACCCTCTTTGTACCGAAGAGGCAAGCTTTACAAAATTTGAGTTCATAAGATTTCAAGGCAACATAAATTGGATTAGAGACAAGGTGGCTTTGATGAAGAGTTTTGATATTTTTAACTAATGCATAAATACATTATGAGCTGTTCAAACAACAACAATAGTGCCTGTTCTGACCAATGTGGCTGTCCTTCCGGGATTTGCCCAGACTTCTTAATCAGAAGATATGACACCAAACCCGACTACAGGGTTCTTATGGAGGACTGCAATGGGCCTATGGACCTTACGGACTTAATTTTAGAGTCTACCATGTGGGCAAAGTCCAAACTGAAAACGAACATAACAAGCACAGATACTGCCCTCTCTTTAGCCGACAACATAGGATTTAACCAAATAATAGTTGGCGACATGCTAATAATAGAAAGAACAAGAGGCTCAGAAAAAGTTCTCGTTACTTCCTTTGACGAGAACAATAAATTAGTTTATGTTGATAGGGGGCAAGACGGCACCACAGCACAGGATTGGAGCAGAGGAAATCCAATTAAAATTGTTAAGTTTATGAATAGACCTTCAAAGGTAGAAATGGTTTACGAAGACATTTTAGAAATAGATGGAACAACAACACAGAATGTTCTACAGGAAAGTTATTTTATTCATGAGTGGTCGCTCCCTGAGACAGACGCTCCTGGCTGCTATTACCTTGAGTTTAAACTCATGACACAGGTTTCTGCTCCTGATCAGTGGATCAGGCGTTTTCCTGCTGACAAAGAAGGCTTCTTGATCAAGATAACGGATACTTTTACCAGCGAGTCTTGAATATGCCATTGGTATCTGAATTTTTATGCGAAAGATTGGGAAACGCAGGCGTTAAGCACATTTTTGGTGTACAAGGCCCTTACATAAACAATTTTTTAGATGTAATCTCTCAAAGTGACAGAATCAAGTTCATCAGTAACACTGATGAAAGCCACGCGGGCTTTGCGGCTAACGCGTACGCTAGATTTAATGGAATAGGCTGCGTTTGTGCTACTTACAACGTTGGTGCGTTAAAGCTGTGCAATTCGGTTGCCGGTGCTTACGCCGAAAGGTCGCCTGTTGTTATCATAGGCGGTTCCCCAGGTATGAAGGACAGGAATAAAGACTTTCTATCTAATCATTTGGTTGAAAGCTTTAGTTCTCAAAAAGAGATGTTCGACCACATTACCGCACATAGTGTCGTTTTAGATAATGCAACAACAGCTGGCTGGAAGATTGATAACGCTCTCAATATTTTAAAAGAAACAAAGCAACCTGTTTATATCGAAATTCCAAGGGATGTTGCTTCACAACCTATAAAGTATGACGTTTATACGCAAGGCACCCCTAATAACGATAAAAGCGATGGAGCCAGTTTAAAAGAAGCTATAGAAGATGTCTCTAGCTACCTAAAATCTTCTAAAAATCCCGTTATAATTATGGGAGTTCAAATCACAAGGTTTAATCTTGAGGACTCTTTAATCAAGTTTGCAGAGAAGCATAATATCCCTATAGTTACAACCTTTTTGAGTAAGTCTTCTATTTGTGAAACCCATCCATTATTTTCTGGTGTTTATTTTGGCGAACAAACCCGTAATTTAGAGGTTAAGAATCGCGTAGAGTCATCAGACTGCTTGCTGATATTTGGAGAAATGCTAACTGATACTGGCTTTGGGTTTGTTACGCCCAAGTTTGACAACAGCAATACTATTTTTTGCTCTATAGAAAACTTAAGAGTTAAAAACCACATTTATTGTGGAATTAGGTTCATTGACTTTTGCAAAGACTTTTTTAGAATTGATTTAGGAAAAAAAGAATTTGTTTCTTCGACTAAGAGCAATAGAACAAAGTTTGTTCCCATAGAAGGACAAGGGATAAGTTTAAAAAGATTTTTTGAAAAATTGAATAGTATATTAGACGAAAACTTTGTTGTGTTAGCTGATATCGGTGAGTACATGCTTGATGCCGCTGAGCTTGTTGTGCCACATCATCGTTTTATAAGCTCTGCCTTTTACTGCAGCACTGGCTTGGCTTTGCCCGGTGCAATGAGCGTCCAACTGCTTAATGCGGGCATTCGTCCCTTAGTGGTTGTTAGCGAAGACTCTTTTCAAACTTCTTCTATGGAAATTAGCACCCTTGTACAAAATAATTTAAATCCAATAATTTTGGTTATCAATCAGAAAAAAAATTCAATTAAAAGTTGGAATTACGAAAAAATATGTGATACAATTGGAGGAGTTGGTTATCTCGTAAACGATGAGACAGAGCTTGATAATGCAATTAACGCCTGTCTTAAGAAAAAGTCCTTATCCGTTATCAATGTTGTTCTCGATGTTTCATCTCAAGTCTGAGGTATTTATTAAAAATGTCTTTTGAAGAAGACCTTCCTGTCAACAGACAGATAAGAAGTCGCCAGGTTCGTGTAATTTTAGAAGATAGGCAGCTAGGCGTTTTTCCTTTTGAAAAAGCCTTAAAGATGGCGCAGGACGCCAATCTAGACTTGGTAGAAGTTTCTCCTCCTATCAATGGCACCTCAGTCTGTAGAATAACAGATTATGGCAAGTTTAGGTACGAGAAACAATTAAAAAAGAAAGAGCAGTTGAAAAAACAACGAACCTCTCAGGTGAATCTTAAGGAACTTAGACTTAGACCTGTTATAGGAAAGCATGATATGGAAGTCAAAATATCACAGGCAAGGAAGTTTTTAGAGGACAACTCTAAAGTACAGTTCAATATTGTTTTCAAGGGACAACGTGAGATGTCTCACAAAGAACAGGGTTTTTCTGTTATTAAACAAATTATAGAGAGCCTATCAGATGCTGGTTTGGTCGAAAGAAATCCTAGGCTTGATGGAAACTGTATAACTTGTGTTATTTCTCCTAAAGTTCAGATTAAGAAATGAGCCAAGCTACTGCGTACAAACTTCTTAGAGAGATATCAGAGTCTGACGAAGACCTTGTCTATCGTATTATGGGCGATTTCGGTCTTGGTCTTAAAAGATTCGTTGGTGCTGCCGACTTAACCCATCCTGAACTCAATGCTCTTTTCGAAGAGTTTTATACTGAGGACGGTCTTTTCCTAGATAGATGTTTTGAATTCGTTAAAACAATTAAGTACGCTAATCAAAATGGCTTCTCTAGTTCAGCCGGAGTTTTTGAAGAAAAACTAAATTCTTTCTTTAGGGGAAAGTTACTCAACAAGATGTCAAACATCAGGTTGCTGAAAAGTTCCTCTCAAAGGCGAGAAATGAGGTCTCTTAAAAAATATAAGGCGATAAACCTAGACTACCTTTTTTCTTCTGAGTTTTGGCACGATTATCCTGAGTGTTTCGACTATTATGAAAGAAATAGCTTACTATATGAACAGAAGGTGTCTGATCTTCTTAGCAAAAAAGATACATATCTTTCTTTAGGCTTTTATTCTTTAGCAGAAGAAGCTGATAAAGACATAAATGAAATAAAGAGATCCGCTGAGTCTCATTATGGTTTTCATCAAATTAAGTCCACAACAGCTTCTGTCATTCTAGCACGAATGCTTGGCTTTTATTTTGATAAACACGGGATCTTTGTAGAAGGCAAGCTAAAATATTGTCCTTTTATATGTCCTGTAGAAGATATATTGTATGATGTTCCTCCTGTTATAAAAGATAAAATTGCTTGTTTAGAAGGCTTACCAGAAGCTGATGGCAAACCAATCTTTGACGTATTTGCACTTATAGTTCCCACATGTTGTGGTGCCGTTAAGATTCCTGATAAAGATCAAAAAGAAGCTTTAAGGTTTTTTGTAAAAAATAAGGTCTTTAAGTCTGTACTTGTTGGGGAAAAAAGTAACAAATTATATTTTATAGACCTTGTTTCCTGATTTATATTTTGTAGAATATTGTTGAGGTGAATTATGTTAAGAAATGGTTTTAATTACATTAACGGAAAGTTCTGTGAGCAGAGGAATGACTTTCCTAGCTTGAACCCCTCGGACGAATCAGCAATAGGATATTTTCCGCAGTCCACTGTGGATGAGGTCAGTACAACAATACAGGTTGCTAAAACCGCATTCTCAAGCTGGAAAGAAATCTCAAGGTTAAAACGTGCTGAGTACTTTTGGAACTTATGTAATATTCTTGAGAAAAGAATTGATTATGTATCAAAAGCGATATCGCTAGAAACTGGTAAGACGCTCAACGAGAGCAAAGCAGAAGCAATAGAAGCTTTGCATATGGCTCAATACTGTTTTGGAAAAGCAAGAATTAGCAACGGCGAGATAGTTCCATCAGAGATAGCAGAAAGAGATTGCAATGTTATAAGGAAGCCTAAGGGGGTTGTGGCTATAATTGCCCCATGGAACTTCCCTTTTGCAATTGGTGGATTTTGGTGTGCCGGTCCTTCTCTGCTTGAGGGCAATACCGTTGTTTTTAAGCCTAGTGAGCTTACTCCTTTGGTCGGCCAAATAACCGCTGAACTTTTTCATGAAGCTGGTTTTCCCGCCGGGGTTTTTAACCTTGTTCATGGCGACGGATCGGTTGGTGAGTCGATAGTTAAAAATGATCTTGTTGATCACATTTGCTTCACAGGAAGTGCTGAGGTAGGAAGACTTATAAGAATAGCCTGTGCAGAAAGTTGGCATAAGACTTGTAGTTGTGAAATGGGCAGCAAGTCTGCCGTTATGGTTTTTGATGACGCTGATTTAGATTTGGCAATTCCTGCTTGTGTAAACAGTGCTTTTAAGCTTAGTGGACAACGTTGTGTTTCTTCGGGTCGTCTTCTTATACAAAGAAGCATACTTGAAGAGTTTAAGCAGAAATTTGTTGCTGAAGTCTCTAGGTGTCATGTTGGAGATCCCTTTGCTAGTGTCCCGGGCGTTTGTTCTGTCGCTTTTGGGCCTTTAATTAGCAATGAGCAAAAACTTCGTGTTGAAAGCTTCAACAAAATGGTTTTGGAAGATAAAGACTGCACCGTGCTTTATCACAATTCGACACCCGTAGACAAAGGGTACTTTCTCTCTCCTTTTGTTTACCAGTGTGAGTGGTCAGATAAGGCCTTTTTGAAGCAGGAGGTCTTTGGTCCTCATGTCGCCATAATACCTTTTGATACTATTGAGGATGCTATAAAAATATATAACGACACTGAGTATGGCCTTTCCTTGGGCGTGGTGACCAATGACTTTAAGAAAGCCAAGAGAGTCAGGGACAATTGTGATTTTGGTTTGGGCTACTGGAATGGTGGAAGCATAGCAGCAGAGTCTCACCTTCCTTTTGGTGGAGTTAAAAAGTCTGGGAACGGTCAACCGTCTGCTGCTGGACTGTTCGACAGCATTGTCCATAAGGTTTCTTGGACCGTTAATTATGGTGAACTTTCTTTCCCACAAGGATTAAAATAATGTCAAATTTTGCAAAAGTATCTAAAAGTGGCCTTATTGATTTTGCTAGGTTGATATACAAACAGGCTTTAAATGGCTATTGCGACTTAGAGGACTCTGTTTGTATAGGAGAAACTAATAGTTTTTTTAATTCGCTTGAAAAAGACTTTTCTATTTCTGTTGCCTCTTCAACTTCTAATATGACATTTATTTCATCTAATCCACAAAATTCGCAATACTTTGTCGGGTTTGACCCTTCATTTAGCTGCACAGTTGGACAAACCAACTATGTAATTGGGGAAGCAAACCCCACTGAACAACAATTGTTGCTTTTTAACGAAGCAGATTCTTCTGGGAATACTATTAATGAAGTTATAGGAAACGATGAAGAAATCCTCGTTGATAGCAATGAAGTTCATGTTTTTCACAATTTTTAAGAAAGGTTTATATGAGCGTTCCAAAGGTTGCGGGTGTTAAGCCAACAGGCTCCCAGGTTCTAGTAGAGATATTGACTCCCAACGAGTTGATGGGAACAAGTTTGGCAATTACAGACAAGGTAGATCTCAAGGTCCCACTCCAAGGTTATGTAAAAGCAGTAGGTCCTTCTTTCAAGGCAGAGTCTTGGGGCTATGACGTTGGAGATAGGGTTCTTATCTCTGGGACTGGTGTAATGGCACCTAATTACGACAGTTCACACAGAGATAGATTTTTTATGGAGCCAACTTCTATAAAGAGCGTTCTACTTGAACAAAATGAATCCGTATGAAGTTCTTGGCCTTAAGAATTCTGCTTCGATAAAAGATGTAGAAAAAGCCTATAGGGATCTTGCAAAAAAGTATCACCCTGACCTTAATCCGGAGGATACAGGTGCAGCGGACAAGTTCAAAGATGTTCAGTCTGCCTATGAGATTCTTAAAAAAGTAAAAACTTCTAACTCATCGGCTTTTGACTTTGATGAGCGGATGAAGTTCCGCTCCAAGTCAAAATTTAATGACAGTGTTGAAGTAGATTTAAATAGCTTCTTCTCTAACTCCCTATTCAGGGGAAGGAACATACAGTCAAAAGTAGAAGTTAACTTTTTAGAGGTTTTAACTGGTGTTAAAAAGAATATCAAGATAAAGAAGAAGACTGTTTGTTCTTCCTGCTCTGGTGAGGGGTTCACAGACTACGTATTTTGTGAACGATGCGAAGGCAAAGGAATTTCTCAGGTACTTCAGCCACCATTTTCTTTAAATCGTCCCTGTGGCTTCTGTGGAGGCACAGGAAAGATAAACGTTAAAAAGTGTTCTTCTTGCTCTGGCATGGGTTACTCTTCTTACGAAGAGGACTCGGTTGAGGTTAACATACCACCGGGTGTGGAACATGGTACTTCAATAACTATTAGTGGAGGCGGGGAGCCTTCTCTTAAAGGCGGTGAAAGCGGTGACCTCATAGTCTTGGTTGTTGTAAAACCTGATCCTCTTTTTAAGAGGGATGGGGCATCAATCCTTTTAGAGGTTCCTGTTTCTTATACACAAATAGTTTTAGGTTGTTCTTTAACAATTCCATGCGTTTCTGGCGAAAGAATTGTTTTGAAAGTTCCGCAATTTACTCAACCTTATTCCAAGTTTAGAGTAAGAGGCAAGGGTCTTCCTTACAAGGGAAATATTGGAGACATGATAGTTTCTTTAAGGCTTGAAGTTCCTAAAGAACTTGACGAAGAATACAAAAAGCATTTAGAAGGACTTTCTTTTTTTGAGAAAAAGTATATAACTCTTGGTAGAAGTAGCTGGAACGAAAAGTTTGGTGATTCACAAAAGGAGTAAAATTATGAGTACAAACAAGCTGGTTTATGTTTTTTTAGCTTTAACTGGTCTGATTCTGACTTTTAGTCTTGGGATCAACTTTTTTGTAGACAAGGTCTCAGACCGTGTAATCCAAAAGCTAAAACAGGATTATTCGCCTTCTCCGTATGGTCCAACCATAGATCCTGATAAGATAGATCTAAACAAGGTGAACATAAAGGTCGATCCTAGTTTATAATTCTACATGCTGTTATTTTTGAAGGATACACAGAGGTATCATTTCCAAGCCTTTGCATTGTTAGTTGCATAACTTTACCAATCAAAGGCGTTCCTTGTATTCTTTTAAATTCATCGTATGTGAAGAATAGCTTTGACCCATCTTCTAGTTGCATATAAATTGGGTTTATTTTATCATTTAATATGGATATTTTAGACTTTTTTTCGACACTAGGCAGACCTAGATCCAAGCTAGGCAGGTGTATCTTTTTTGCCCAAAGGAAGTTTTCCTCTATGCATAGAGACTTAACTTCTTGTATATTCTCTGATATCTCTAGGAATTTGTTAAATTGCATGGTTTATTACTCTATTACTCTTAGATATTTATGAAAAACTACAATATTTTATCTGTTTCATCTTTAGTCCCTCTGTCCGTAGAGATCAGAGACGAACAAGACGCGGAACCACCAAAATTTTTGAACGTAAAAATAGACTATAGAAATGAGAAGGTTTATTTTGAAGATCCCCCTGAAGGTTTAGACCTTAAGGCTCTGGAGAGGCAAATCATTGACTATTTTAAGCCTCCGGTAGTAGAAATTCCAAATGTCTATTATGACTATTTGGAGAAAGTTAAAGAAGTTAGATCGGGAAATTATGCTACTTCTTTTATGGACGATTATCAAATTAATGGAGAAAACAATGACAGTAGGGAATCCTGAGAACTTTAAGGTTCAAATTAAGACCGGTCGAGACGAGGTGGACTCTCGTGTGCCCTGTGACTTTACGAATTTAACTTTGAAAAAATTATTTTCTTGGATAGATGCTCAGCAAGTTAGTAGCTTTTTAAAAGCTGAGCTGAAAAGAAGTGCTTCAAGATTTCCCCACCAAGCTCTTCCTGCCTGGCAAAGAGATTTTGATAAACATCTTTCAAAGGCACATTCTAGATTAAGAAAGAAAAAGAATTTATTGAAGCCTGAGGTTAAACCTCTAGAAGATAAGAAAGAAGATCTTTCAAGGCATGTTGAAATGAGGGCGTCCGATTTTTCTGGTTTTGAGGATGAAGAACTAGATGAAGGGCTTGAAAATGAAGATTTGTTAGGTAATGAGCTAGAAGCAGATGGCCTTATAAGCAACGTAGAGACGCCAACAGAGCTTGAAGCATCTGATCATGTTGAAGCATCTGATCATGTTGAAGCTTCGCAAAACTCTGATCCTGAGCCCATCATTGAGGTGGTGAACGAAGAGGGTTCTAGTGCTTTTGACGTTTGCAAGGAGAACAATATATGAAAGCTTTTGCAATCATATCCATTGCTAGACAAGTTGATGGAGAATATTGTGTAGTTAAAATAGAAAAGGCATACAAAGACTCTTCTTTTGCTGAATCCTATGCAAAAAACCTTTCCAAAAGATATGCCGAAACAATATCGACTCCAAATGGTCCAATAGATTGCGTTTGTGAAAGAGGCATTTTTGAGATCGATATAGAGGATTGATCAACTTTTATTTTTTTGTTACAATTATTTGATACCAAGGAGAACCAATCATGAGCACCCCAATAACACCACATAATCCCCTAGAAGGCGACAGGCCAGAACTAAATATAAAACTGCACGAAAGTACAGATGAGCACGTTTCTATAATTATTGTTCATAAAGACAGACCAGAATACTTGAACATATGCCTTCAATCTATTGCTGTTACCTCTTTCAACAATAATTACGAAATAATTGTTGTTGATAATAATAGCGGCAAAGACTCACAAGACTTTTTATCAGACATAGAAAATGAAGTAAAGGTTGTTAGAAATGACACCAATCTTTATTGGTCTGGTGCCTGCAATAAAGGCGTTCAGGCAGCAGATAAGAACTCTAAGTACTATATTTTTCTTCATTGCGATGTTGTAATTCTAAACCCAGCTTGGATTGATCTTTTGATAAATGTTTCTGAAGCACAGCAATCTGGAGTGATAGGTGTTGACACTCAATCTTACATGATAAGCAACAAAAAAGTCGATTTTCTCCAAGATCATATCTTGTTGTTTACTAAAGAAGCTTGGAAAGACGTTGGCCCCTGGCCAGAAGAACTGCCAATGATCGGTCATTCCTTTATCATGACCATGAAAGCTCAAGCTAAGGGTCACAAGCCGCAGGTGGTAAAGAACCCGATTATACACCATTACAGAATGTTTAGTCTAGATGTAAGCGAATTCGAGAGAATGACCGAACACGCTATGTCTCATATTCCAAAACTTATGACCGATGTACAGTCGAGGGCAATATAAATGAAACTACTTGTCAAAGACAACAACTACGCCGTTCTAGATTCGGTGCTAGATGATGCTTATTTTAAGCAATTCTGTCACTACTTTAACACCTTAGACTTTGCGTATCGCTCCCTCACAGGCTGGCAGAAGGTCTGGAGAATCTCAGACGGCCAGGTTTTAGCAGGCTCACCGTACTATGCTTCTAAAGGTCCTCATAACTGTATGATGGACGGAATGATAGAAGTTATAAACACATTGGCCACACAGCACTTAGAAACCATAGTGGGAAAAAAGGGAGAAGATTGGGATGATTTTCTCTTAACGCCATACATATATCCTGTTAACACAAAGATATCATGGCATAATGACTATGGATACTCAGCTGCTGCCATATTCTACACCCATAGTTTTTGGGATCCCCACTGGGGCGGTGAACTTTTTATTGCAAAGACTTCTCCGGAGTCGGACGCCAGACTCACCTCTCAGCCATCCGATGCTATTGATCGATCATATATGCCAGAGCTATTAAATGAATATGGCCTTGGCCAATATATTTCTCCTCTTCCAAACAGACTTGTTTTTACAAAAGGAAAAGTTTGGCACGCCATCAACAGAGTTGATGCTTCTGCCGGTGATGCTCTTCGTCGTTCTGTAGTAGCCTTCTTTTACAAAAAGAAAGATTGATATGCCCTACATTGAAAACAGCTTCAGAAAAAGACTTGATATACACATAGAGAAACTAGTGGACTCTTTGTTCAATGCTGTTTCGGAAAAGGACATATCAGAATTTGATGCAAATGATTTACTGAACTGTTCTGGTAATTTAAATTACGTCATGACCAGAATTTGTTCTTCTTTGCTCGTAAACAAACCAACGTATGCTAAGGTAGCCATTATTACAGGCGTTCTTGAGAACGTTAAGCAAGAGTTTTACCGTAGAGTCGCTTCACCATATGAAGACAAAAAGATAGAGCAAAATGGTGATGTAAAGGGTTATTTAAGCGAAGAGACGAATTTGTTCCATTCTTCGTGATCGTGGATCCTAGGGCAATGATCCCCAGAATAGAAGCAAGCATAGGCCATACAAAATAGCTCTTCGTCATTTTGTTTTTGCCTATTTTTTGTTCCCTTAACTATCTTTGACCATTCTTTTTTCTTGCTTTTGTCTATTAGGTGTTCCCATACCATGTGTGCTATTTCGTGTAGCGTTGTGAACTTTCTTGAATAATTCCACGGTGCTGCTACCACTATTTTCTTCTTGTGCACATAGCCAATATGATCCTCGTCCCCTTTTAGAGTGTTTTTAGGGGTATAGGTAAACTTAAACTTGTTGAGTATTTCTTGATGCTTCTTGGGAAGTGCAGAAATAAGCTGGTCTACGTTTTCTTTTTCTTCTGCCTCTATAAAAAGCTTAAAATTCATCATATGGTATTTATGCTCCTGCAATCTTTTTACGCCTACATGGGTAAATACATATATGTCAAAGCTCTCTTTTAAATTCTGGCTTTTGGATGAAGACTCAAGAAGTTTAGCAAAAGTTTATGCTGGTCTTCTCAAGAACGTCCCCCAAGACAAGGAACATCATCCTGAAGGTGATGTTCTTACCCATGTTAAGCTTGTTAGAAAAGCCATCCCAGGTGCTATACGTAGATTAAATGTTCTAAAGAACACACCACCGTTTTCTAACATTCTTGAAGATATGGACTTTAGTTTAACACCAAAAGAGCTACAGATACTTTACATAAGTGCTTGGCTGCACGATGTAGGCAAGGCGACCGCAACAACAATAGGTGGGGTAAATTATGAGTTCTTGAGGCAGATGGACATTCAATATCAAAATGATGCCTCTAAGATAAAGTCTGTTGGACACGATCTTCCGGCACACTACTCCCCTTTAATTAACAGGCTTGGAGGTTTCGCTCCACCTGAGACAAAAGCTCTTTACGAAGAAAACAAGGACGTCATAGATTTTATAATTGACCATCACATGCAATTAGGTCAATTTCCAAAATCTTTTATAAGAGAGCATTTTAATAATGGAAAGGCCATAAACACTCAAAAGCTTAAACTTCTGCTTGTTTTGATGTGGGCAGACAAAATGGGCAGAACACCAGAATCTGTTAATAAGGCAATGAGCGAAAACGAACGTAAGCTTCTTGACTGCTCTAATGAATCCATTAAACAAAAGCAAAATCAAGAAAAGACAGCTAGTAGACAAAAGTCCTTTAATGATCCTGTTGCTATGGCTAGAGGATTGTTACAAAAAGGTCTCTCTAAAGAATCTGTACTAAAGTCAATAAAGGGAAAGTTTCCCAATATTACAGACGAAGAACTATCATCCATTTTAAGGAGCACATGAAGAGAAGAAAGCAGAAGCCTAAGGAAAAAACACAAAACGACAACCAAAGAGCTTATGACCATGACTCAAAGAACAAGTCCTTCCATCTAGAGTTTTTGAATCAAGCACAAAAACTAGCCTGGGAAGCCTTTGATAAGCATGATGTGCTTTTTCTAATAGGTCCAGCAGGATGTGGAAAAACAATGTTAGCTTGTGCTTTTGGCATAAGTGAAATAGTTTCTAAGAAGAAAAAGAAGATAGTACTAACTCGTCCAATAGTAGAGGCTGGAGAATCCTTGGGATACCTTCCTGGAACTTTCGAGGAGAAAGTTAATCCATACATGTTGCCAATGTATGACTGCATAGATCGTTGTGTTGGAAGAGATGGCCCTCAAAGAGAGATAATATCTAAATCTATTGAAGTTGCTCCTTTGGCTTATTTAAGAGGTAGAACTTTTCACGACTCGGTTTGCATTTTTGATGAAGCACAGAATGCTACGATGTCACAACTAAAGCTTTTCCTTACAAGATTTGGCACAAATAGTAAAATTATCGTCACAGGAGACCCACTACAGAGTGACTTGCACATTAAAGATCAAGCTCTAATGAATACGGTAAAAAAGCTGGAGAACCTTAATGGAGTGGGCGTCATCTACTTCAAAGCCAGTTCAATTGTAAGGCATCCTTTGATTGCTTCCATGCTTGAGAGGCTTGAGAGCTAATTTAAGGAGGGATATGGATTTTGTTGAGCTTAGAGGTATAGGAGAGCCAAACCTGTTCGGCACTTTGTCTGTTGATCAAGCAGACAGTAGCGATTTTGTGTCCCTTCTTTCCGTTTCCTATCTAAGCCCAACCTCAGTAGAAACTCAAAATGATTTTGGTCTTTTTTCCTTGGAATCAATCCTAAACCCAAACTCATTAGATACTCAAAATGAGTTTGGTCTTTTGTTCTTGGGATCACCCCTTAGCTTCTCTTCTTATACTCTAAATATTGAAAATGGTCTTCCTATTGGGACTGAGTTAGGATACTTTTCTGTTAGCCTAGACGGTGAGTTTTCTTATTCGCTTGTTTCTGGTTTAGGCTCCGATGATAATGGTTATTTTACAATAGTAGATAACAATCTTTTAATTTATTCCGTTCTTGATAAAAACACGTATCTGATAAGAGTAAGAGCTGAGCAGGGCGATTATGCTTATGAACAAATGTTCATATTAAATGCCATAGACACAGTTAACAACCAAGGCTTTTTTGATGGTGCTGTAGGATCCTTCACAATTTCCGCAACAGCCTCGCTCTTAGGTTTACAAAACAATGATTACGCAGGTGATTTAGCTTGTTTGTTTTTAATCTCACAGCAAGGATTATCAAGTCAAGAGTCTCTTGGTTCTTTATATGTTGATGGGTTTATAGGTCTACCTGGAATTTATGATTCCGGATATGGGTCTTTGATTTTATCAATGTTATACAATTTGGGAGGCATACCTTCTCAAGAAGGTCTAAACCCTTCTCTTGCCATAAATTACTTTGGATTCTTTCAACCAGTTGTTTGGAATGTTGACAAAATTATATCTGTTGGCTCGGCCGTAGTCTGGAATGTAGGTCTGGGTGTAGAAAAATGGTACAGAGTTGAAGGCTGTTGCATTTTTCCAACAAAGCAGGGCTCTGGGTATGGAATTTCAGGACCTTCTTTTGCGGGCGGATGCGATATATCAAACTTTCAGTCGTCTGATTCCAAATGTATTGGGGCTTCTGGTAAGCAACGTTTTATTCAAAACATATTGGCAACCAGCGTAGCGGACGTATGTAGACAACTAAATCAATACAACATGAAGTGGCAGGTCTGTAGCATACAAGTTTACAGCAATCCCGCTGGTCCTGCATTAGATTCTTGCAACACACTAACTGAAGTGCCTTTTGCTGGTTACCCTGAGTGTATAGAGGTTTCAATTCACACTGATACCCTTGTTAGGATATCCTATTCTGATCGTGTTTACTCCTCATTTCAGTATTCCGGTTCTGGTGGCTTGAATTTAGAGGGAAACTCCTCGTTTAGCTTTTCTCAACCTGGGCTATCCTTGTATTCTTATAATGGACATGGAGGGCTGTCTGTTGGGGGTGAAGCTTTTGTAGAAAGTTCTTGGGAAGATCTATTAAATGTTGATTTAAATTTTAGTTTTAACATTACCTTTATTGAGGCGGTGCAATCATTTAAGCAACCAACTGCTACTTTAGTAGGAGCTTCTTCGACAATATCAACTTTGTGTGGATCTTGCACTTCTATGCCATCTACAATGTATTGTTACACTAATCTAGATAGGTCCTATCTTCTTTCTAGATTGATAGGCAAGAATTCTATAAACTTTCCAAAGTACTTTCCTTTGTATTATAGCACTTTGCTTAAATCTTGGACTTCGAACTATCAGTTCTCAGGCTATGGTGATTCTGGCATAGAAAATTGGAACTTCGTCCTAAGCTGGTCGTGCTTAAATCAAATAGGCGGTGAAAGCTCAAGTCCTTATTGGAAGTACTCTATGTTTATTAACAGATCACTTTCAAGTAAGGATTTTGATACTAGAATTAATGTTACATTTCCACCCCAGGAGCTATGCCGTCTTATAAACAATTTGTCTGTAGACCTATCATTTAGTCTTAACACCATCACAGGTTACGTAGACAATAGCACCGTAGACGTCACAGATCTCGTTTCCATATCAGACAAAATTGGTGTTTTTAAAGATGCCACTTGGACCGCTGATCCTTGGTTGGACGTTAGGATATCTAGGTCAGCAGTTTCTCCGCAATATCAAACTGTTGATTTATCTCCTTTACTTCCCTAAAATATAGTTTAGGAGTCTATACTTTATGGTGAACGTAAGTTATTGGGTTTTATCCCTATTTTTTGTTTTATCTTTTTCAAATTTGGTCATTTTGTTTTTTGTTTCTGCTTTTTTAGTGCGATTTAGGCTGGATTTAATGAGCTTTTTAGCTGATTCCTTACGTGTAAAGCAGCATCCTGTTTCACAAGAATTAGTAGACGCAAAACCTAAAACATGGGATGAGAAATACGAAGAAGAGGTTGAAATTGTTTCAAGAAGACTACGGCAGAGTGCTGATGGTGAATTGTGAAATATACTTCGGTAAAATATTTAGATCTTAGGTCTAAAAGGAGGTTCGGTGTTGAGCTAGAAATGGGTCACACCGTTCCTAAATCTAGGGTGTCTAATATCATTAAAAGCTTTTCCGACAAGCCTGTTGTTTGCACTGGTTACAAGTTAAGTTCTAACAACAATTACTGGCATGTTAAAGACGATTCAACTTGCGGCATATTTGGCAAAAACGGTCCTAAGGGCGTTGAAGTTGCATCGTACGTTGGTGAGAGTTTAGATGACATAGACCACATTTCTTTTGTCGGAAGAATGTTGTCTATGTCTGGGTGCAAAACAAACTCTAATTGTGGATACCACATTCACGCAGAAGTAAAAGACTTCGATATTAACAATGCTGGTATTTTATTGGCTAGATGGTTAAAAATTGAACCTTGGGTTGAAAGCATGATTTCGCCTCAAAGGAGAAATAGTAAATATTGTAGGTCTCTTTGTGGGCTAAAAACTTTTGACAAGTCTAAGCTTTGGAAGCCTCATGATCTTTTTGTTTTATTTGCTCCTAAAAATTTAGCCACGTTTGAAAATGAAGAAAGAAGAGTTTGTTTGAATTTAGTCAACTATGTAAAATACGTCCTTTTCCCAGAAGCAAGCAACCCTAGAGGAACCTTAGAGCTTAGATGTCCAGAGGGAACACTAGATTATAACGAGATAAAGAATTGGCTTTACTTTTTTTTAAACTTTATAGAGTGCTGTAAAGATGAACCTATGCCTTCCGATCTTGTTCCTTGCTCCACAATAGATGATTTTCTTTCATTTGTTGGATTGAATCATAAGGACAACAATTTCTTCATATTCAGCAAAGATCTTTTCGATACTAGAAATTGGTTGCTTAATCGTTTGGTCCTAAACGCCCCAGAGTTCTATAAAAAAAAGGCTAAAAAAAAGTTGTCTTTTTTGAATGAACAGGCACTAGATACTAAGTAAACTTTTACTAACTTTAACTAAAATTAACTAAGGAGAACTATGATAAATGACTTAATTATTGACAATATATACTTTGCTGACCTATTGGCTGCTGATTTCAAAAAGAGGTTTTATTTAGTATCTTATGATGAACTCCAAGCCGCAGCCTATCTTGGATTGGTAGAGGCAGCAAACAAGTTTAAATCAAACCCAAATAATGGGTTTAGGTCTTTTGCTAAATTCAGAATAATTGGAGCAATGAGAGACTATCTAAGAGAAATAAGATGGGGTTCTAGAAGGAAGCCGGTCGTTTTTGAATCTATAGAGTCTTGAATTTATCCATGCAATTTACTAGAATACACGCAGGAGAATCACTATGAAAATATTTTACTTTTTGGCTTGCTTTCTGCTCCTTCAACAGTCTTTTGCCCAAGAAGCTACGCCCAAAGGATCTTCTTCTACCGTAGCAGATGAAGATCCTGAACTTAAGAATTTGCAATGGAACAGATATGTAAAGGGCGATTACGTTGTTCTTAGCATCGATGAAAGCCAAGGAAGATGGCTAATTGATAATATTGACCTGGTATCAAAATGGTGTACAGGTAGGTGGGGGTTAAAAGACATACCACTATCGAAAGAGTGCAGGATATTTTGTGTTCCCTCTAATCATTTATTAAAGAAACTATTTAACATAGAAGATTCTAAAGCAGAAGTTAGACGAAATACGGATGGTTCAATAAGTATTAATGTGATTTGGCTGAGCTTAGAATCTTTTAACAAAGAATCGGTTGCTCCTTACTTAACTCACATACTTTTCTCCCAATCTTCAAAACCAGTTTGGTTTGTTAGAGGGGCAGAGATAATGAACTCCCCTTTGGCATCTATTAAATCTAAACTTCGTACAAAGGACTTAGGCCTCTCTTGTGAGAGCATTCTCTCTTTTACAGCAGAACAGTACGGCTCTTTATCTAAAGACAAAAAAGAGTCTTTCGATACGCAGTCTTTACTTCTTTGCCTGATGCTTCGAAAAGAACTTGGCCAAATTAAGCTGTTGTCTTTTTTAGATGGTTCCGATTTTAATTCCAATATTCGTAAAGTTTATGGATACAAAGACATGGCTGATTTTGAGTCTAAATATAAAATGTATTGCAATGACTTGTTAACTAAGATTAACACGGTTCCTGACTTTTATTTTATTGTGAAAGGAGTTGATTGATGTTTTATTTATTTGGCTGGATTTTGTTCGGTCTTTTAGTAGGGATCGTTGCAAAATACATACATCCTGGAAAGGACCCTGTTGGGATTATCCCTTCTTTGATAGGTGGCGTGGTCGGCTCCTTTGTAGGAGGTTTAGTCAACTATACGCTGTACGGAACTTTATCGGACTTTAGACCCGCAGGTCTTTTTATGTCTGTTATTGGAGCTGTTGTGTTTTTTGCTTTTCTTCGTTGGTATTCTTCAAAAAATGTTAACTAAAGACTTAGTAGAAAGCCTTCGACAAAGATATGATGTGCACCCTTTAGTTTTTAATCGGTGTGTAGGCCGAGCAAAGAACGACGCAGAGCTTTTTGACATGCTCGACTCATTTCCTAAGAAGTTTCCAATAGTTTGGTCTGAAGAGGAATACAGGTGGATTACCACAAACGATCCTTACTTATTCCAAGATTTTGATCTATGAATGTTTTTGAAGAGTACGCATCTCGTAAAAAAATAAGCTATCCAATAGCTTATCATACTTCCTCATCTTTGATTATTTTTGAATCAGACAAAAGAAAATGGAACGCAAAATTGTGTGTTTTGACTGTGGTGTGGAATTCTAATCCGCATCATCCTGGAATGTACAAAATTTGCTTAAGGTCACCTTATAACAACGTTATTCCGCAAAATCTTTTACACTTAGACAAGACTCATTTTTTTGTTGAAAAATCTTGGTTTGAATATGAGGAATTCTTTTACAAATGGAAACCTAGTTTAGAAGGGTTGCGTCCTGTTTATGATAGTGAATCTTTATTATCTGCGTGGGAAATTTTTGTTTCTGTAAATGAATGTTTGTTTTTAAACCAATCAACCTTTGTAAAGAAAAAGCTTTTTGAAACTTTAGACCCCACCGCAACCCCCTCAGAAAGGCTTGCCTCTCTTTCTGAATTGACTTCCTCTTCTTCTTTTGACCATATGCTTGGTGCGTGGAAAAAAGGTTTTCTTGCTCCTATTGAAGAAGATTACATGAATTGGTATAAAAAGTTTATTGGGCTTTATCATGAAGAGTTTTGACAAAAAAAAGTTTGATTCACTTCAAAAGTCTGGCAAGGTCTGCATCCTGCAGTTTTGGTCTGCTTGGTGTGGCGATTGCTTCGATGTTGAACATCTAGAAAAATTTCAAAAGCACAATAGGGGTGTTTGCGTTTTTAGAGTTAACTTAGAAGACAATGAAGAATTCGCAGAGAAGTATCAAGTTAAAATAACTCCTTCTTATCTATTCTTCAAAAACTTTAAGCTTCTTGAAACTCTTGTAGGAGTTCAAACCCAATCTTCTCTTGAAAGGTCTTTATGAAAAGAGTGCTATTAACAGGGGCCAGCGGCTTTATAGGAACACATTGCTTAAAGTATTTTATTGAAAATACCGACTGGTTTGTTGTGGCAATAGACTCTTTTCGTCACAAAGGCACTTACTCCAGGCTTTCCGAAATTGATATTCCAAAAGACAGGGTTTGCATCTTAAATCATGATTTGTCGGTTCCACTAGATGAGGTTCTAGAAAACAAGATTTTAGCAAGATCCATCGATCCATCTGGTTTGGTGCTAAGCTCTAAAATAGATTACGTTATAAACATGGCATCAGATTCTGCCGTGGAAAGATCTGTTTTAAATCCTGGTTCTTGTTGGTCCAATAACTGCAACTTAATTTTTAACGTTCTTGAATTTGCAAGAAAAGTTAAACCTAAGGTTTTTTTTCAAGTTTCTACTGATGAGGTTTATGGAGATTGCCCTCCCAATAGCTCTCATTTTGAGTGGGACACTATAATTCCTTCCAATCCATATTCTGCGTCCAAAGCAGCACAGGAAGCTCTTGCTATATCTTACTGGCGTACATACGGTGTTCCTGTTGTTATTACCAACACGATGAATACAATAGGCGAATGGCAAGACAAAGAAAAGTTTTTGCCTAAAATTATATGGAAAGTTGCAACAAACCAAGAAATGGAAATCTACGGCGAAAAGAATCAGTCAGGACATTACGAAACAGGTACTAGGTTCTACTTGCACGCTCAAAACCATGCTGACGTTTTTGTTTGGTTGGCAGACAAGCCGCTTTCCTCTTATGAAGACGGAGACCCATTGCCAGATAGATATAACGTTGTTGGCGATGTTGAATTAAGCAACCTTGATATGGCGGAGCTTGTTTCTGAAATTATGGGAAAGAAGCTTAAATACCGTATAGTTTCTTCTGAGTCTGTTAGAAAGGGCTACGATAAGCGATATGCCCTTGATGGATCAAAACTCAGGGAAATGGGCTGGACTGCTCCTGTGCCCTTTCTAAGGGGCTTAGAGAGGATCGTTAGATGGACTTTAGATAACCCTTGGTGGGTTTAACAATCCTAATTTTGAATTAGTCAAAATACCCATTTTACACGCACCCTTTTTCTGTTATACTCCAATATGGCATGGTATTTTACTTCTGACTGGCATCTAAACCACTCTAACATCATTAAGTACTGTAACCGACCCTTCACAAGCATCGAAGAAAAAGAGCTAATTGAATCTGCTTATAAAGGCTTAATACCCTTAAAGAGCATTAAGATAAGTCAAGAATCTTTAGATAGAATGAATAACTCAATAATAGAAGCAACAAACAATGTTGTTTGTGAAACCGATAACTTGGTAATTTTAGGTGACTTTTGTTGGACTTCTACTCCTAAAGATCAAATTCGTGATTTAGTGTCTAAGTTAAGATGTAAAAATCTTTATCTGATATGGGGAAATCACGATAACAGACAGACTTTTTTACCTTTTTTTAAGGCAACATATGATCAATATGTATTTCACATAGAAGGTCAGCATATATTTGCCATGCACTACCCTTGCAAATCTTGGTATAGATCTTCTTATGGAAGCTGGATGCTTTATGGCCATGTACACAACCAATTATGTCATCAAGATAATGGGCTTCTATCAGACACAGAGTCTTCTGCTCTTAAAAATGCACTAGAAAGTTTGGTTGGTTCTTCCTGCCCATCTATTGATGAGTCGTCTATTAACACTGCATATAACTCTATCTCTAGCATATTTCGAAAGAAACTTTTTGCACTCGATGTTGGCGTGGATAACCAGAGAGAGGGTGTTCCATTTGGAACCCCTTGGAGCTTCAGTGAAATTAGATGTCACATGGAAAACAAACTTCTTGGTTAGTTATAAGTCCTTGTTTTAAAAGCACTTGTAATAAAAACTTGCTTCATTACTTTTTACACCTGTTTTTCCCGATGCGTCCTGCTACTATTGTCTTAGCAGGATACTAAAATGAGTTGCCAACCAAAGCCCTGTTACGAACAGAGCCATATAAACGTTGAAGACTACCTTTATATGGTCGAAGCAATATCGAACAAGTTTAACTCCGAACGCGTAAGAAGCATTAGAGACTCTGAAATCTACGGATATCTTTCACAAGAGCTGGTCTCCTGCCGTTTAAGATTCAATCCCTCCAAAGCATCCTTTGATAAGTACCTTTCTTCTCACCTTTTTAACAAAGCCATAGATTTTGTAAGAAGGTCGAAAAGAAAGAAGAGATGTCATGGTTGTTTTTCAATGGACCAAGAAGATATAAACAACCTTCCCCAGCCTAGTTCAAACAATGTTGTCTCTACTGATTTGCTTCCTACTCTTTTGGCAGAATGTTCTCAAGACTCTCCTAGAGACGTTCAGGACAGAATGATTCTTATGGAGCACTACCTCACAGGAAGAAGTGTTGCCGAGCTTTCAAAAAAGTACAATACAACAAGAGTGACGATATACAACAGAATCAAGAAAAGCCTTAAAAAAATTAGAGAGAACCACAACTTATCTTTTGAAACTGGGGGTGATATTATGTTCTAGTTCCTTGCTTTTATTGTTACTTCGTTAATTCACACTCAATTTCACAATTTAGAATCGGAGATTTAAAATGTCCCACTTTGAACCCAGACCTAACGTTAATCCGCCCTTTAAGGTAGATCTTTGTTGCAACGTCAACATCGAAGTTCATGTTGCAATGAGACTTGGTGAACTTATTAAGGCATCGAGAACAGAAGACAAACAGCTTATGGCCTTGGGCCATAGACTCGCTTCTGCGATGACTCATCTCATTGACCAATTAGACAACAGGCAGTTTGAAAGACTATCGCAGCATATGGACGAGCAGTCTGATGACTCCTACGAGTCTAATGATTCCGATTCTTATGTTACAAAGGCTAGACGCTCTTTTCCAAACTCAATGGATTACGTTAAGGGTTCCATGGATATGAAGGATTTTGTTTCGGCTGTTGCGTCTAAAAAAGAGTAAAGCTACCTATTTTTAGATCTCAAAAACCCCTGCCCTAAAAAGGCAGGGGTTTTTTTGTTTGACAATCAGCTACTTTTTACTTATTTTTATGGAATGTGGCCTTACAGATGACGACCAAACTCTATTTTTGATGAACGTTAGAAGGCAACCTTCATTATACAAACTTTTATTTGTTCCTCCTCTTGCTTGGTCTGCGGGCTTTTACCTATTTTCAAAAAGCATTTGACGCATGGCTTTTATATGTTAAAATACTTTTTAAGAGGATTCTTTTATGGGTATGTTTGATCGAATAGAAGTCCACAAGGAAATTGCTCTTCCTTATCCTAACGATTTTGGAAATTTCGATTTTTCTGAACTTGAATTCCAAACAAAATGTTTAGAAAACTGCCTTTCTGATTACATTCTTAAAAAAGATGGATTGTACTTGCTAGAAGACGGCAAACTAGTCAATAAGCAGTTTCATGGAGTCCTAGACTTTGGTGCGTATTACACAACTGACTTAATTGATTACTTGATCGATTTTAGAGCAAAATACACAGACGGTACCTTAGTAGAAGTTAAATTACATAGATTCCAAAAGTTTTTTCATGAAAGCACAAAAGAAAAATTTAAGATTTTGAAGGATAGGGAAGAGAAAAGAAGAAAAAATATTTTTTTAAGACTGCAATCATTCTTTGTCCGCTTTATTGGGTTGAAGTCTAAATGGCTTGGTGTCTTCGAAAAAGATAACACTATAATTTCTTTGTACTCGCCCAAATTGATACTTCTTAGAAAAAGAGATTTTAGAGGTTGCTATTCTTATGGACTAATGCTAGAAAACTTTGACTTTGGTTTTAAGTTCAGCTTTAGTCATCACGATAATGTTTTTTGCATTAAGTTTTTTGGATTTGGCTTTGAACTAAGAAAGTTTTTAAGTCCACTTTTCGAAGATTTTATAAATGAAAAGACTTAAAGAGGGAGATAAGGTAAGGGTTTCTGGCGGACCTTACTATCTCACTAAAGAAGGAAAGAAAATTAAATTGGGCGAGAGGGGAGTCGGTACGTTCATGGGGATGCACCCAGACGGAAACGGAGCTCTCATAGCTTTTAACGGCGACAAGTCTTCTAGCTACGTTTACGTAGGTCCAACCCATGTGTCCCCCATAACAGGAACAACTATGACCTCCCACAAAATATCTAAAAAGAGATATCGTAGGTCTTAATCTATTTTTAACTACATGTACCTGTAGTATTACAGGTTACTGTTCCTGAAACGGTTCCTATATTATTGGACGCATTATTAAAGGTAGCATTTCCGTTGATAGTTCCCTCGTTAACTGATGTGCCATTAAATATAGCGTTACCATTAACAATTGAAGTTCCGTCGTAGTTAACAGAATTATCATAGAAAGTAGCATTTCCGTTAACAACTCCTCCAAGGTAACGAACGTTGTTGTCTCTATAATTTTTTGAATTATCATAGAATGAGGTTATTCCATTTGTAAAGCCATGGTTGTTATTGTAGGTGTAAAACCGAGCCGCTCCTGTAACGATTCCAATGTTTGATGTATTACGAAACTCCCAAGTAGTAATCTCTGCATCCCCACCACCAGCATTATTAACATAAGTTAGTCCTCCAACACTTCCGTTTGCATAGCCAGTAACATCTACCGCAACACCATATTCGTTCGAAGTCAAATAATTAAATGTAACGTTTCCATTAACTTGTCCTAAGTTTATTGCAGAATCATTAAAAGTAGCGTTTCCTGCTACTACTCCACAATTTCCTACCTCAAAGTCTCGTCCAATGCGAGAGCTGTTATTAAATGTTGCATTACCTTGAACTGTACCGTAATTAAAAACAGAGGTATCGTTGAAGGTTGCATTTTGATTAACAGTTACATAATTTACGTCACTAACTCCGCCATTATACGTCCCAGCAGCAGAGCTGTTGTTAAATGTTGCGTCTCCTTCTATTACACCGCCTATCCAAGGCTCACCACCGTTGTTACCACCAAAACCTGCACATGAATTGTCATTAAATGTTGCATTTCCTTTAACTCTTCCGTTCATAATAGAGTTGTTATTAAATGTAGCGTTACCATTTATTATGCCATAAAAGTTATCTCCGTGTTCGTTCGATAGCGAGGCATCGTTGTTAAAGGTTGCATTTCCCGATACAGTGCCTTGACACACTGCGTTGTCGTTAAATATTGCGTCACCGACTATAGGGTAATCGTTGGTCACTATAGAAACGCACTTTGAACTATCGTTAAAGACAACAGGATTGTTTATCATGTATAATTTTCCATAGTTTGCTCCGTCGCCAGAAAGTAATGCGTTGTTGTTGAAGTTAGCTGTGCCATTAACCGTTAAACCTATCGCGAGCTCAGCGTTTACAACCAAGTTTAGAATTGTAGGTGGTGTTATACTACTAGTGTGAGTTAAAGGAGAATCTACTACAACTAAACCTGTATACTGATCTGGTGCCGACGTCGAAACTGTATGGGCAGCATCAGAGTACCAATTGGACGCGTTCCATGAACCCCCCGATCCCGCACTTCCTGTCCAGAAGTATCTTTCTACTAAATCGCAAGGTGGAGCTCCTATATCAATCTGTCCAGACTCATATTGAACATGGTTTATGCAACCGTCACCATTTTGGTCTAGGGTTGTTGGGGATCCGTTTATATAATAAGTGCTGTCACATAAACTATAACCACTGTCGTAGTCGCCGTTAGATGGATCGAATGTTAAACTTCCGCCTGAGTAGCTCTTTCCTTCCCAACATCCGTTACCAGTAGAGTCTAGTGTTGTTTCAACGTTATCAATGTAATAATAATAACTATTCCATCCTGTTGGTTGAATGTTTCCTTGATAATAAGGGTGATAGAAGACGAGGTCGGGACCGTTCCAAACTCCGTTTCCGTTAGAGTCTAGAGTTGTTTCAACGCTATTAATGTAATAATAATAACCATTCCATCCTGTTGGTTGACTGTTTCCTTGATAATATGCGGAAGTATTCCAGTATCCACTTCCATTAGAATCTAGCGTTGTTTCAACGCTATTAATGTAATAATAATAACCATTCCATCCTGTTGTTTGACTGTTTCCTTGATAATAAGGACTACCGTTCCAAACTCCGTTTCCGTTAGAGTCTAGTGTTGTTGCTTGTCCACTAACGTAATAAGTGCTGTCACATGTGAAATAACCAGTACCACTCGATGAATCAAATGTTAAACTTCCGCCTGAATAGCTCTTTCCGTCCCAACATCCGTCACCATTCTGGTCTAGAGTTGTTTCAGTATTGCCGACATAATAATAATAACCATTCCAACCTGTTTGTTGACTGTTTCCTTGATAATATGCGGAAGTATTCCAGTATCCACTTCCATTAGCATCTAGAGTTGTTGCTTGGCCGCTAATGTAGTAAGTGCTGTCACATGAGAAATAGCCTGTACCATTGGATGAATCAAATGTAACTACTCCGGCTGAGTAGCTCTTTCCGTCCCAACATCCTATTCCAAAAGAGTCTAGTGTTGTTGTTTGGCCGCTAATGTAATAAGTGCTATCGCAACTATTAAACCCTGTGCCGTTATTTGGGTCAAAATCAATATTACCACCTGAGTAGTGAGCGTTATTCCAACATCCATCGCCATTCTGGTCTAGTGTTGTTTCAGTATTGCTGATATAATAATAATAACTATTCCAACCTGTTTGTTGAGTGTTTCCTTCATAATATGCTTGAGAACTCCAGTATCCACTTCCATTAGAATCTAGCGTGGTAATTTGTCCATCTTTATAATAAACTCCTGTGCACGAATTCCAACCATTATAAACTAAAGACGCTGTTGGCATTCCATTTTGATAGTCGGTGCTGTTTAAGCAGCCATTGCCACTACTATCCAATGCAGTTGCTTGGCCGCTAATGTAGTACACATCGTCACAAATGTTGTAACCGTTGTCTGTTGAAGGGTTGAAGAGAACCGAAGCAGGAGTTGCACCATTAAGTCCATATAGAATATTATTCCAACATCCAGATCCATTAAAGTCTAGTGTTGTTGCTTGGCCGTTAATGTAGTAAATGCTGTTCCAATAACCGGATCCATTAAAGTCTAGTGTTGTTGCTTGTCCATCTATATAGTATGTGTTTCCATCCCAGCCATTCTCAAAAGGTGTAGGTGAAGGTGTAGGAGAGATACCTGTAGGTGAAGGCGTGGGAGAAACACCTCCTGCTACTCTGTTAAAAAAAGCTTTTTTAACACTATCATCATATCTAATAATCTTTGGGTTTGGCATGTCTTTCCTTTTTGTGCACTTACTATTACTTTATTTACGGACTTTTCGCCTAATTTTGAATTAGCTTTGGTAGGTTTTTGGTAATTTGGGTAGTTTATTCGATATCTTCAGCCATTGATTTTACTTTTCTGCTTTTTGAGCTATAATACTTGGGTGTTCGTAACTCTCTAAGAAAGGATCTTTATGAAACCTTGTTTTTTTGCTTTGATGATTGCCCTGACTACTCAGGTTCTTGCTGCTGATTCGACTTCTCTTACCACTCCTGACAATACCAAGAGTATTCTGACAACCGAGCAAGCTCAGACCGCTCAGGCCGCCCCTGCACAGCAAACCACTGCATCGGCACAGCCTTGTGCTTGTACCTCTAAATGCAGTTGCAATGCTCCTACCCTCTCTTATAGGGGCAAGGACAAGATTGCTCCATGTGCTGTCCAAAAGGCGGGTTGTCTGTCTTTCTGTGAGAAGAGCACAGACGCTTGCTGCAACACAACCTCGCAGAGAGTTAGTGTCGAGGTTCCTATTTGTGCTCCTGCTTGCCCAACTAAGGAGTCTGTTACCAGAAGCCGAAACGGAAAGAGAGCCGTGTACGACTACGGCAGATATGAAGCCGTTCTTCGTGCAGATGATTCTGGTAACGTAGAAGTCAGATATAGAAAGAGATTGTTGGACCGATAGTTCCAACAATACTATTAATTGAAGTAAGCAGGCCATGGGAAACCATGGCCTGCTTTTTTATGTGCTTACACAGACTTTTACACATCCACCACTGCCGCTTCCACCACCACCACCACCACCACCACCACCACCACTACCACTACCATCGCCTTGGGAGCTTATTACAGTTGAGTATTCTTTTCCTGGTTGAGGTCTGCAACTTGATGGCGAGTTTTCACCACCACCAGAACCGGGATCACCATATCCATTACATCCAAATGATATTGTAACTTTTACATTGCCTTTATTTGAAGACCAAGAAGGTGTTTGTGTAACCGATTTAGAGGGTACACATTCTCCGCTGTTGTTGCCTCCATTGTCTCCATTACCTCCGCCTTTACACGGTCTTTTAGACGGAGAGCATGATGATTGGCTCTTTAGTTGATTGTTCCAAGTTATTCTCTCTAGAAACTTAACGTCCACATTATCTCCTTTGTTCTATTTATGTAGAAACTAAGGAGATGTTAAAGAGCCGATGGTCGGAGTCGAACCGACGACAGGCAGTTTACAAAACTGCTACTCTACCAACTGAGTTACATCGGCATAAGCGTTTCGTATTCTCGATCTTGAGAAATTGTGAAAACCAAGATGTCTTAGATTATACCACCTTTTTGACGCTGACACAATTCTTCTTCGCTTTTGTCAAAAAGGTGGTAAAAACGCCTAAATATAGATAGTGGGCATGTACCCAATTTTAAAACAACAACATTACCTTAACAATGAATAATTCAACCACACTAATCGTCGCAACTTGGGCTCGTCAAGATTCGCTGGATATTTCCAAAAGTATGTTGGTTAGATCTTTTAAGAAACATAATCCTTTAGATTCTATTTATCATATTCATTTTAATCGTATCAACTACGCAGCATTAGAGCTAGAGTTTGCTGGTAAGTATGGGTATCAATTTGAGTTCATACTTTATAGAATTTTTCTTCTTAGAGATGCTTTGAAAAAGGCCTACTTAAAAGAAGACTTTGAAAGAGTTGTTTTTTGCGACACATCAGATGTGATTTGCCAGGGTTCTATTCAAGATATACCTAACAGTTTCGACTTGGATTCTTATGTGATATTCGGAGCAGAAAAGAATCAATGGCCCGGTGTAGAGGCAAAGAAACAATGGGCTAACTATAACGATTATTCTTCTTTTGATCTTAATAATCGTTATTTCATTAATGCTGGGGTTGTTTTGTCTAAACTCGAATTATTCATTGACTTATTGGATCAATGTGTTTATAAGGCGCTTCCTACATTCCCTCGTTCATTAAATACTCTTGCTTATGCTGGAGATCAAGGCGTTTACACATATTATTACAACAACTTGAATTCTAAAGCAGTAACTCCTAAAATAAAATTAGATTATGGTAATTTTTTGGCACTCAATACGTTTTCAACATCTTTGGACGATTACTACTTTCACAATGAAAAGGTTTACTCAAATCATACTGGGGTCGCACCAGTTTTTGTGCATGATAATGGTTGCAATCACCATGGGAGCCCAAGACTCACTCAGGTGTTCAATCTAAACAAATTGTACGAGGATGAAACATGAATGTTTGGCTTAAGTTCAATAGAGCCAGAAAGATAGCAGAGTTCTTACAAAAAAAGTACTTTGATATGCACTACGGCGATCCAGATGACCCCTTAGAATTTAAAATTCTAGAAGATCTTTGGAGTCATCCTCTGCACACCGTAGATATGTCTCTAAATATAGTTTGGGACGATAGAGATCGTCTTGTTTGGCTTCAGGTAGGAGTGAGAGAAGGATCGGTCCCCAGATAAGGCTTTGACGCATCCGCCATGTGTGGAAGGCGATCTTGGGTCGTCAATTTTGGCGACCCTTGCATTTTTATTGTTTTGTGCTAAATTTGGTGCATGGAAAAAGAGTTAATAGATCAATTTATCCGTAGATTTGCCTACGGAAAAGAAATTAAGCAAATAGATTCTTTTGGAGCCCATAGTGGGTCTCCTTTTTACTTCTATTGCGAAGATTGTGGTATACCTACTGAAGCTTTCCCCGAACAACCAATAGTCGATCCCATCAAATCATGCAGCCAATGCGTTTTCCTTTCTGAAAAAAGAATGCTAGATCAAGCAAAAGCAGTGGCAAAAAAGTTTTTTGGTTTTGAGTAGGTGCTAAATTGGAAGAGAAGTCTTTGTCTGAAATTTCGGCTGTTTTTTCTTTGGTTCTTCTGATTTTGATTTTTGCTTTTCCTATGAACTTTTTGTGGAACAGCGTTTTGTTGGACCTATTTGGTCTTTCTCCTTCTACGTATTGGAAAATGGTGGGCCTTAGTTTCTTTGTGTATTTTTTTTCTAAGATAGCTAGGGCTTGACAAAACACTCTATTTTTTTTATGATTGAATTAGTTCGGAAACTTTGCACGAAAGGAAACAAAATGACAAGTAACATTTTCTGGCAGCAGAAGGATTCCAAGACCTGCTGCAACTCTAACACCACAGCTCAGCTGGACGCTTCTTCTGAGATTAGTGCAACCAGCGGGGGTTGCTGCTCAATGTCTTCCTCAAAAGAAGACATTATTAGAGAAAGAGCATATTTTCTTTGGGAAGAAGCCGGTCGTCCCGAAGGAGATGGAATCGATTTTTGGATCGAAGCAGAGAAACAGTTTGTCTGATTTTCTATAAAACTCACTGTTTGAAAATAGGATAGGAACATAGTTCCTGTCCTATTTTTTTTGATCCTTTCATGTGCTTAGGAACGTAGGGGCAATTTCTGCACCTGTTCCCACAACATTGTTTTCTTGACGCCAATTCTTCTCTGGACATTGGCTTTATTTCTTTATGTGCTTTATGCTCCATGGTTCTCCTTCACCGTTGTTTGCTGCAAAATTGCTGTTCTTTTTAAGATGGCTTGGTTCTCCTTTTATGTGTTTTATATTCCATCTTCCACCTTCTCCGCTGTTCATTCTTTTCGGTGGGCTTCCTGGTATGTGCGTTATGTCGAATTGTCCTCCATCATTATTCTTAAATATTCTCTCGTCAATTGACATATAAAATATTGCATCTGCACTTCTTGTGGGATACCACTGTGGAGGATACAAGCCTATCCCACCATAACCTAATGGATATAGCCCTGTTTTTGCACCAGCGTTGGTTCCTTCGCTAATTAACCAATCTTTGAACTTTAACATATTTTTATTTAGTCATTCTTTCCTAAATATGATTAGAATTTTTGACTCTCTTGATCGATTCTTGTATATTATTACCTATCGAAAGGTTAGCTTATGGTTGGTACTATCCAACAATCGAAAGTTTTAGTTCTGAATAGGTCGTGGCTTGCTATAGGGATAACCACTTTAGAGGTTGCCATAGCCCGCGTCATGTCCGTTTACGCAGACGGAACTCCTAAGGCAAAAATCGTTGATCCTGTAAATGATTTTAGATCTTTTGATTGGACTGATTGGACAAAAATGAGACCGACTGCTGGTGAAAAAGGTATAAGAACTGTGAACTACGTTCTTAGAGTACCTGAGGTGATACAATTTACAAAATATGACAAGATGCCATCTAGAAAAATACATTACAACCGAAGAACAATTTACTTAAGAGATAACAACCAATGTCAATATTGCTCTTCAAAGAACGATCTTTCATTGGACCACATTATCCCTAGATGCCAAGGTGGATTGACTACATGGGATAATATTGTTGTTGCCTGTGTTAAATGCAATCTCAAAAAGGCCGGAAGAACCCCTCAGGAAGCAGGCATGAAACTTTTAAAAGTTCCATCAAAGCCTAAATCCAATCTTTTTGTGACTACTGTAAAAGTTAAGTCCTGGGAAGCATTTTTAGGCGAAGCATACTGGATGACGGAACTAGACCACGACCACGATTGAATAATAAAATGACACCGGCACCAATTTATACATTTTTAGTTAATAACATAGATTATGAGATCATATACTCTCAGCCACTTCCTAGTAGTATAGAGAATGTGATAGGCAATCTTAACGAACAAGCCGTTTATGTACCTTACATAAACAAGCCATTAAAGAATGGCGATGCTTTTACTCTTTATGGCAAGAGGGCACAAATAGTTTATGATATGTTCATTGGTAAACGTCCAAAGATTTTGGAACTTTTAGCCACAACAGATCATATTCCTACCTTGATAACAAAAGATTTAGAGTTTGATAAGGTTTCTTTGCCTATAAAATCTGCTATTTCTTCTAGCTATAAAGCCACCATAATAAATCGTTCTAGTCGTGAGGCTTTCTTTATTACAAAGGCATTTGACTCAAATGGTGATTCTATAAACATTTCTTTGAGCTCAAACGAGAGTTTAGACCCTTCTTCTCCTTCTGAATCGTTCTCCGTAAGTGTAGTTGGTGGAGCTATTTTAGAGCTAAAACTTCAAGCTTCTGAAAAGTTCTATTTCACATACAATGAACTAACTTTTTAATGACTTCTTTAGAAACCAACGTTAAAGATTGTTTCATAATCTCTCCTAATAGGATTCGAGATGACAGGGGGTTTTTTCAAGAAACCTTTGAAAAAGAAAAATACAGTTTTTTACCTGACTTAAATTGGGTTCAATCTAATTGGTCTTCGAGTAAAAAAAATGTTTTAAGAGGCATTCATTGTGCTTCATATTCTAAATTGGTTACTTGCGTTAAGGGTTCTGTGTGGGACGTTGTTATCGACTTAAGAAGAGATTCGTTTAGCTTTAAGGAGTTTTTCTTTGCCGAGTTAAGCGAATCAAATGGCAGACAGATTTATGTCCCCAAAGGTTGTGGTCATGGTTTTCTTTCTCTAGAAGACGAATCTTGTGTATTTTATCTTCAATCTGGTCTTTACTCTGTTTTAGGAGAAGAAACTTTTAAGTACGATAGTTTTGGTGTTGACTGGCCTAAGAATGGCGAATATATTTTGTCTGAGCGTGATTCTCTAGCAAACCCTTTTAAAGATTAAAATATGTGGTCCGCTATTTTTGCTTTTTTTGCTTCTTTGGTAGGCGTATGGGCAATATTTAAGTACGTACTTCTTATAGAAGTTAGAATAGACACTAATACTTTTAAGACTCTCTATGAGCTTTGCAAAGAAGAAAAAAAAATAATTCTTCATGAAGAGCTCACCATGGAGAATAGGCATCCTGTGTCTTTTGCGGCATTCTGCTTTTTTAAGGGGGCCCCATGGTTCTACATAGACAGAAATGAACGACTCATGCAGGCCGGTTGGAATGGAAAAGATCATGTAACCAATGTTACCTGCCTTCGATGGAAATACAAACTTCTTAAGAACTACTTTAACCAAAAAATAAAAGACATGCAGCTAGAAGCTCTTGGTGTGCCTGTTGAGCTGATGCTTCCTTATGGGACTGATAAAATAGGTTCTATTAAGAAGAGTTATCCTGAGCCCGTTGTAGAAGATCATCTTTGGAAAGACTTTGAAAAAGAAGTAGAAGAGGTTTCACAAGGTGCTAGAAACAAAACTAGTGCTTTGCTATATGGCTTGCCAGGTAACGGGAAAACTAGCTTTGTTAAGCATCTAGCAACAAAGCACAGGTTGCCGATAATGATTTTCACTTTAGACCCAGAATGGAACAATCATGATCTACTCCTGTTGTTTTCTCAGATACCTAAAAGATGTATTGTTTTATTTGAAGATTTTGATAATTATTTTGATAAAAGAAAATGTATCATGGGCGGTGAGAACAAGTTTGTTAAGTTTACCTTTGATATTATATTGAATGGTCTAGATGGAGTTTATACAACTCATGAGAACGTAGTCTTTGTGATGACCGTTAATGATATATCTAAAGTTGATTCTGCTTTAAGAAACAGACCTTCTCGCTTTAAGTACACAAGACATTTTGATAACCCCCCAATCGAAGTTAGGAAAAAAATTCTTCCTGATGATTGGGCAAATTCCACCGAAGGTCTAAACCTAGACCAAGTTTTTAGAATGGCAGAGTATAGAAAAAGAGGTCTCTCAGTTGTTGACTCTTTGAACATGTTGGAAAAGGAACTGAACAAAAGCGATATAGAAGCTATAGCTTACGAACGTTTCAAGCACAGAGAATCACTATCCATAGAAGGATCTGCTGAAGAAGATTGGGATTACGCAATCGACTTTCTTAAATCAAAGTAAAGTCTATGAATTGGGTTTCTAAAATTTCTCTGGGGAATAAAGCACCAGATGCCAGTTCTGGTGTTTCGCTGTTCTTCCATTTGGATTTAATTCTTCTAAGTATCTCTGGCGTGTGAGTAAAAAACATTTCTATTGGTTGAGTTGTTACATGTTCCTTTATAATGCTAAATCCTGACTCCCTTATTATTTTTTTGTAAAAACTGATTGGATCTAGAATTTTTAAAGTCCTCATCTCTTCCAGACCCATGGAAATAAGCTCCTCCTCAGTAAATACCAAATGCAGATAAGCTTTGTTTAACTGCTTGTAGATATGTGTTCCATGTCTGCTTGACCATGGATGAATTCTTAATATTACTTTTCCTGTTTGTGGTTTTTTAACGCTTTGTATCTTTGCTAGTTCTTCTTTTGGATTCTTCGTGTGATCTAATACGTCATTAACTAGAATTATGTCGAATGGGCCTAGCTTCTCTACATCTTCCCAATTGCTTGTAAGTGTGAGTTTGCTTGGTTTGTCGAAATGTTCCCATTCTTGGTTTTTTAAGTCATACCCGACTGATTGTTCTGCCTCTTGGTTTGCAACAACGTATGGTATGTGTCCCTCTCCACATCCAAAATCTAAAAAGCTTTTTTCTTTTAAGCTTTCTCCTATAAACTCCTCAACGATACCATTTGCTCTAGATATTTTGTCTTCTTCTGAATCTCCACATATTAGGTCTTTAGGAACTGCTTCTGGCCAAATGCCAGACTTCGAAAGCATCCTAAGCTCGGTAATCTCAGAAAGCTTGTCCACCGGTTCTGGTATTACTCTATTTTCTTCATCTAGAAGTGTTTTAAGAAAGTCACTTATGTGATTTAAGGCTCTTATATACTCTTTAATGTTTTTTTGGTTCATTTTTACTCTCTTATAATATAAGAGTTATCCTAATTAATTTACATATGGAAGATAAAAAGAATACTATATCTAGAACTATAGAAAGAAAACAGTTTGATGGCGACGTTGAGATAATAGTGCCTTTTTACGGCAAACACTCTAACGTAAGCAAATTGTTGCAATCTATATTTAACAGCATCCACTCTAACCGGTATCTTATTACCTTGGTTGACGATGCTTCAAAGAACGACAACTACTACTCACAGATTCAGAAAGCAAATCTACCCGGCGTTAGAATTCTTAGAAAAACCACTAACGGTGGTTTTGGATCAGCCGTTAATTTTGCCCTAAAAAATCCATTTAAATTTTCTGAACCTGAAAGGGTAATTCCGTATGTTGTCATAATGCACTCAGACGTTTTGCCTTCTTCTAAAGACTGGCTTTTTAATTTAGGATCTTCTTTAGAGAGAATGAAGGCAGACGGTGTTAAGATGGTTTCTCCTCTTACCGACAATCCTGTGGACCCAATAGAACGCTTGGTCTCTAAAACAATGAATCCGAATGAAGACGATTTTGTTTTAACAGAAGAAGAATTTTTACCAATGTATTGTTCTATATGCCATAGAGACTTATTTAAGTATGTAAGTATTCCCGAGTTGCCGTCTCATGTTGGTTTAGAAGCAAAAGAGTTCGCTCAAGGAATGAGAGCTAGAGGCTTTTTTCAAGGAGTTTGTTGTAAGAGCTGGGTTCACCATGAAGGAGGATCGACATTAAAGCTGTTTGAGAAAAAAAGGCGTAGGCTCAATAATGTTGCCAAAAATCAAGGAACTGACGGCACAAACGTTTAATTCAGTTTCTATTTTTACTATATAATTTAGTAATGGATTATTCATTCAAGGAGGATTTTTTCAATGAAATGCAAAAAACCAGACGGAACCTATACGGTAGCTTCTATGAAGTACTACTACCCACGTTGCAGTAGAATTCTTCAGTCTTTAGGCATTTGCAATGGTAAGGCTGGAGCATGGGTTGCAGCCGTAACTGTTTGTGCACAAAGACTCTTCTAATGTTTCATAAAATTTGAACACAAAAAAGGAGCCGCTGGGTAACCCCTGGCGGCTTTTTTTTGACAATTTTCTTTTTTCTTGGTACAATTTTTTTGTTCCGAAACTTTCTTTCAACATGAAAGGGACTTTATGTTGGTGCTTAGCAGAAAAAAGAATGAAAATATAGTTATTGGTGACGATGTAAAAGTTTATGTTGTAGACATTCGAGGCGACACTGTGAGGCTTGGCATAGTTGCACCCGACAATGTTCCGGTCCACAGAAACGAAGTTTACGAAGCAATCAAAGAACAACACTATGACCGCCCTTCAGCCCAAAGAAGAAGACATTAAGATTGTTTCTTTTTTAGAAAAAATTTCTGAAGAAGTAAGTTATCGCTTTTTTGGAAAGAAACTTTATTTAAGCATAAAGCCTAGGTTTGAAAAAAACCTGGGCTTTATGTCCTTAAACGATACACTGTTTTTTGGGCCAAAGATTTTTTCTTTGACCCCCACACAGATTGTAATTGAAACTTTTCACGAGATGGTGCATCGTGAAAATGAAAAGAGAGGAAACAAGGACGTTGGAACAAACTGCTATCACAACAAGCATTTTCTTAAGGAATGCGTTCAACGTGGGTTTTTTGTTATAAAGCACAGAAATCAAGGTTGGTCATTGCTATCTCTTTTGCCACCTAGAAACGTAGTTGAAATCAATTCCCTAAAAAATCCAGAGAAAGTCACGAACACAGAAGCGAGCAAAGCGGTAAATGAGATTGTTGAAGAAATTTGTTGGAAATATTTTTACAACTGTAGGTCTTCTATTCCTTCAAAACGAGAATATACCTACAAGTATACATGCTCATGTCCTTCTCCATTCAATAGCATACGCTCAGGTCGTGGCCCAACTAGCATGAACCCACCTAAAATTGTGTGCATGGTATGTGGACAGATGTTTACCCCAGCTGAATAGGCAGACTGGGCAAAATGGGAAGAAATGCCCTTTTTTGGGCGGTTTTACAACGCCAAAAACGCTGTTAAACTTAGGGCATCCCTCTACTTGGTGGCATGGTGCGTCGTGAGAATAATTTACCCCCCTAGACCTAAAGGCAGGATGCTTCCTTCCGATTTGCCTTCTTATGAGGCGACCGGTCAATGGGTTGCCCAAAGGAAGTTTAGGGGTTCTAGGATAGTAGTTTATATTGGCAAGGATAGGAGCATAACGGTAGGTTCAAGGCACGGCAAGCCTTTCGCAAATTTCGAATTTACTCCTCAGCAAAAAGATGAGCTAATTTCAACGTTGAACTTAGAAGAGGGAAAAGATTACTGGCTGGATGGGGAGCTTATGAACAAAGATGTAGGCTCCACAAAAGAGGTAATATTTTTTGATATTCTTCAAGCGGGCAAGTACTTGTTCTATCGCCCAGCACAGATCGAGAGATTCCAGCTTTTAACCAACATTTGTAACTCTCCTTCAAAGTTGTGCAAGGCAGGGATTGCATTGGAAATCTCGAAAAACTTTTGGCTTGCTGAATTATTTGACAAGAATTTCGAAGACCGTTATAAAGAGAGCCTTCAAAATCCACAACTTGAGGGGTTGGTTCTTCGTAAAAAGAATGTTGGTCTAGACTTTACTGGAGAAAAGGAATACGAAACCTCTTCTCTTTTAAGGTGCAGGAAGCCCTTTTCTGAAGATAAGGGTTACGAGTTTTGAAAAACTGATTGTTTTTTTTGTTTTCTTTTCTTCTTACTCGTGAAAAGGGATTTTTTCGATGAAAAAAGCTAGTGGTGTCGAACAACTTCACGGCAACTTCTACAAAGTTCCATTTTCGTCAATTCTGACCCCAGATAAAACTGAAGATTCTAGCGACTACTCTTTCTCTAATCCTAGGCTGCTTACTCAGACCGGTCTTAACGCCCTTACTGATAAAAAAGTTTCTTCTGATCTGCGTGAAGATATCAAGAAAAGAACTCTTCTCACAGCTTTAATTTGTAGATGGGTCGATCATAATGGAGAGCTAAGGCCACAGCTTGTTGGTGGCGACCGTAGATATAGAGCTTTGGATTACCTCATTAAAAGAAAAGAAGAGGTTGTTGATCCAAGAACTCAAGGTACTTCCAAAGCTACCGCAGATGTTGCATACGAGCACATCGTATGCCAGATCTTTTCTTGTGAAACCGACTTGGATGCAGCAGTTCTGTCTTGGGCAGAAAACAAGAATAGAGTAGACTTAACAGAAGGTCATGAAATTGCTGCTGTCATGGAACTTAGAAAGTTCAATGTTCCTGATGATAGAATCTTAGAGGTTCTGCAAAAAGACTCTAAATGGTTAAAAGAGACGGATGATCTGATTGAATCTTTAGATCAAGAATCTTTGAACCTTCTTTGTGAAGACAAGCTCAAAAGAGGAGCTGCCATTCACGTTGCAAAGATAGACGTAGAAAAGCGGCCAGCTGTTCTCAAGGCTGCTTTAGAAAGGTCCGAGGAAATCCACGATAGAAAAATCGAAGCCCTCGACAAGCAACTTGTTTCTGTTAACAAAAAGAAAGACAGAGCAGAGACAAAAAAGGTAATAGCTGAAGGCTGTGGCGATAAAAAGCTTCTGGAAAGAGCACAAAAAGTCCTCAATAGGTCTGAGGAAAGAGAAAAAGAAATAGCAGAAAAGCGTTCTAAGTCAAAGCCAATAGCCTCCAAAAAAATGGTAGAGGTTGCTTGTAAGGAGGTTGGCGTTGATGTTGATGAGTCCAAAAAAGCCGGGAAGAAATCCATCAGAAAGGTCATGGATCAAATTCAAGAAATAATTGAGAAAGAAGGCGAAATCTCCTTCCTGGAAGGCGAGAGCATCTTTCTTGATGTAACTTTCCTTGAGTTGATCAAGATGGTTTTGGACAAGCACGCTTTGAACGACTCCATAGACTTTGCAGAAACTTTGTCTGAGTGGCGAGATCTCTTTCCAGAAGAAGGTTCCGTTGCTACAGAAGATGAGGAAGAAGAAGATCAAGACGAGGAAGAATCTTCTTTGACCGATCAAGACAATGAAGATGAAGACGAAGATGAAGACAAAGATGAAGACAAAGATGAAGACGAAGATGAAGATAATGAAGACGAAGAAGACGAAGGTGGAGACGATCAAGCTGTAGAAGACAACTATTCTGAGGATAATTATCCTGAGGATTGCGACTTCTATAATGAAGAAGACTCAGAAGACGATGACTGAGTAAAAAATAGTCATATAATTTGGAAAAAAAGAAGGGGTGGTAGGCTAACGCTTACCGCCCCTTCTTGCATAAATAGTTATATGATTAGTTTATGTCCAAACTGTGGGCACAAGTTGAGCAAAGAGCTTTTAGACGGTATTACACAATGCTGTCATTGCAACAGGGTAGTGTCTACTACCATTCTAAACGAGCTGCTCTCGGCAGCATGGGACGCCCGTAAAAACGACCTTTCAGCGGAAGCCATCCAATGGCAGACCAAACTTGACAAAGATTTTTCTAATTTGGTTTATTATTTCATTTGCGTTCTTGGCTACTCTCACGATGAGTTTTTAAATCTCATGCGAAAATTCCACCTAATAAACAAATCCTGAAAAAAAATTTAAAAAATGGGTTTGCGAAAAAGATTTTTTCTGCTATACTGAATCCGTTGGTTCGGTTCCTTTTTAGCAAGAAAGGCTTTAAGCTATGGCTAGAGTTAAGAAAGAGACCCAGGAAAAAGTTTCTGCAATTATGAAGGAGGCTTCTTTTATCTGGCAAGAGATTCACCCGAAGCTCGACCAGATTCAGAAGCAGTTCAACGAGATTGGTGATGGAGCAACCACCAGAAACAAGAAGCTTGAAAGAGTAATCAAATACTTTTCGAACTTTGTTGGTGATTCCAAGACTCCTTCCAACGACTGAGGTGATAAGATGCCCAAGGGCAAAAAAACATGTCCTGAATGCGGCATCGAGAGCGGTGTCCGTACCTCTACATGTGGGTGCGGACACCGCTTTTCTTTCAAACAACCTTCTGTGGATCAATCTCAAAAAGCTATCCACACAGCAAATACTGGTGTAAACATCGGTGCAAATACTGCTGTAAAGGTAGAACAAACAATAGTTGAAAGACCCGCACAAAGTCCTAGGCTATTCTCTTCTATCTCTTGTCCGCTTGTTCAAACCCCAGCAGGAAGATGTCCTACAAAGCCACAGGGCTTCATTAAAAAGGACTGGCCCGATGGACCCGCTACCACTGAGGCTGTTGAGTCTTGGGCACTCAAAGTCTTTTCTAGCGGCAACTACCTCCCAGATGCAGTCATATACTGGATTCATGAGTTTTGGGACATGAATCTTAATTATGGCGAAGAATACAAGAGAGTAAAATCAATTGTTCTAAGAACTTTGTGCGGAAGTCAACAAGAATAATTATACATTCTTTGTTACTTCTTTGCTATCAGATCTAATATCCGATCTACTTGATAGCTCACTTCTTAGTACTGTGATTTCTTTGTCTGCTTCTATTCCAACTCTTACTTTATTCTTATTGTCTATTCTAACAATAGTTATCTTGATATCGTCCATATTTGGACCTCTTAAGATAATTGTCTCGTCTTTCTTTCTGCTCAGAACTAACATCCTATTTCTCCTTTTCTTTTTCAAGCAGCTAATCTAAATTTTGCTTTAGCACATAAACCCTTTGTTTGTTTGTGCTTAGTCCTAAATCAATATAGTGGCAGGCTTTTATTTTTCACCTGTTCGCAAAAAAAAATAAACCTTGGTTTTACAATCCTACTTTTTTGGCGTACACTTCTTATAGAGACAAAAGACTTTGAGTAAAAAGCCCTTGCTCAAAGATTCTTTTTGAAAATAGAAGGGCTTTTTGGGAGATTGAAACATGCCTGCTAAAGGTTTTTCGTCCCTTGAAAAGAAGCTTCAGAAGACGGCCACTAGTCTTGAAGAACTTTTCAATGCCCTTGGCGATTTCGTCTCTGTCAACTTTGAAAGAGTGACAGATACGGTGGTCAAGGCCGGTAATAAGAAGGTTGTTCGTAAGGCCGCGAAGAAGGCTAAGGTTCAAAAGACCACCAAGGCCAAATCTTCGGGAACCAAGAGAGGCCGTCGTGCCGGTGGTGGTTTAAAGGAAGCACTTGTTGAAATCTGCTCTGAGGCTGGTAGTCCGCTTACTGAAGCGGAGATTGCTACCAAACTCTTGGCCGATCAAACCAAGTACAAGTGGAACAAGAATGAAAGCACTCTCTATCAGACCCTTCGCAGGGCCGTCAAAGAGAAGCTGATTTCTGATTCTGGTAGAGATAAGAACTCCAAGACCTATCAGGTCGCTTAAAGAAAGGAATGGTGGCATCTATGGCCGTTGCAGAAAAGTCTGGTAAAAGCAAGCCGAGCAAGGCTAGTATTGCTCGTGACTTCATGAAGAAGATCGGAGCATTCACCAAGAATCCACCCGAGAATTGGGTGGAGAAGGTTGAAGGACACTTGAAGGACCAAGGTTTTTCCTTACCGGCTTCAAGCAGGGTCCAGATCTATGCCATTAAGAGCAAAGCAATGAAGAAAAGCTCGAAAAGTTCGAGCAAAACTTCTGCCAAAGCTTCTAAGAAGAAACATACCGGAAGTTTGCAGAAAGTGTCCATATCGGACCTGTCTGCTGCTAAAAAGTATGCCTCTTCTAATGGTGGCGTAGAGAAGTGCATTGATATCTTTAAGGCACTTCAGCTGCTTTCGAAATAAGCTTTAATCAGCTTCTTTAAAAGAGAACCCTGCTGAGCTTGCTCAGCAGGGTTTTTTATTTGTTGTTTTTAGTGCTTTCCATTAGATCTTTTACATTGTCTTTACAGAAGCCATGCTTGCCTCTTTCAATGAATTCATAGATAACACCTGTTAGTTGACTTGGCTTTGTAAAAACTTGTGTTAATCCTGGACATGTTAGTGGTTTATTTGAGGAGAACTCTGCATAACCCTTTGTTCGCCATTCTTCCATCGTCTTCTCTACACTTTCTACCTGATATGCTATATGATGAACTCCTCCTACATTGTCTCTTCTAGCAACCCACTGTCCTACTATAGATTCTGGGTCACCGTCTGATACGAATATTTCAGGAGGTAAGTGATATTCGGCAAACTTTGTCTCATCAATATCTCTGTTTGTGTTTGGTCCCACGTATTGTCTTATTAGCCAATGTAATTCATCAACTACTGGCTTTTCTGGTGGTTCTAGTGCTATGCACTTAGCACAAGTTCCATCTGCAAAGTTAATGTCGAATTCTGTTTGAATTCTATAGCCCAATGCATCAATGAAGAATTGGGCTGTTTTTTTTCTATCCAAGGCTCTATATGCAATGTGGTCTAGCCTCATGTTATTATCCCCTTTTTATAGTTAACCTTCAACTATAAAATAGTATTTTCTATCAATTATCCAACGACCAATGCATAAAAAGTTTGGTCGTCCACTGGTCAGGCAAACACACCAAATCATCCCGCCAATGTTCCATAGTGCGGCCCAGCATCATGGCACCATCACCATCTTCAACATTAAGAACAACTGTATTCCCCTTTTTGTCTATGCAATAAAGAGGCCATTCGTTTGTTAATGTAGACTTTAATGATATTGATAGGGTGTAATCTAACCCAACCCTATCGACATGTTTTTTTAATCGCCCGCCGTTGTAGTAAATTCTTCCGTAAGTATTAGCAGGCTTTATTTTTATTTGAAGCTTTTTTGCTATTTGTGGTGTTAAGGCTCTTAAATATTGTTCAAACTCCGGGCAGTTTCCTCCATATGATTCTCCGTAGTGATCGGAGGCACCGCTCTCATGCTTCAGCATGTTTTCATTCTTCATCCGAAAAAGAATGTCCGTAAAATGCTGACAGATAGAAGGAGGTAATATGCCTTTTACATAAACGTAACCAAGATCGCTAAAGTGCTGCATGTTGGTCTCATGATAAATTAAATGGGACGTGAGGGAATCGAACCCCCGACCAAAAGATATGAGTCTGTCTCACAGTTTCTCCTTTTGGCGTCCACAACATTATATGCAAAAATCTTTTTTTTTCAACGTAGCTCAGTTGGTTATTATTTTTTGATTAGACCATACTATATAAAAGTATGGAATACGATAAGTTAAAGGGTTATCTTGATAAGAACATGACTCTAAGGCAAATTTCAATCGAAAGCAAAAAATGTCTTGCTTCTGTTCGTTATTGGATGAAAAAACATGGGTTTAAACCTAATTTTGCGAACTTTAAGGGAGGCTATAAACCTGGTCAAAAAATAATTGGCAATGACAGATATTGTCCTTCTTGCAAAGTTTATAGAAACATAAACGATTTTTACTCAAGAAGGAAAACTAACTGCACGGGCTACTGTAAGACTTGTATATCTAAAAAGACTACTGAACGACAAAGAAAAATTAAGAAGGAGATGGTCGAATACAAAGGGGGCAAATGTCAAAACCCGAAGTGCTCCACGCCAGGAGGATATAGTCGTTCAATAAATGGTTTGGACTTTCATCATATAGATCCTTTGAAAAAAGAATTTAGTATTTCTCAAATAAGGCTTACTAAGATGAACAAAAAAATTAAAAAAGAGTTGGATAAATGTATTTTGCTTTGTGCCAACTGCCATAGAGAAAGACATGAAGAGCTGCTTCTTGAAAGAAAAAAAAGCACCTGAAAACAGTCCGAGAGGTGGGGCACGATCCCACAACCCACAGATTATGCAATCCACTTCGGCTTTCGCCGCCAGAACTTCTTCTGTTCGTGGTCTGGACTATGCCTTCACCTTTGTTGTTGCCAACTTTAGGTGGGTGATTATAGTCTCTACACGTTCCCTTTCGGGCTTCGCTCGGCGTTGGGTCGTCCTTTTGAGACAGGCCGTTCACCGAATTTACACCTGACTAACCACCCGTTTCCAGATGGCCGACCCGTAAAAGTCTGTTGCTCTAACCAATTGAGCTACTCTCGGAATGTTTTCAGACGCTCTTTTGTGTGATCACCTCTTCAACCAATGACTCAATTTTTTTCTTTGCAAACTTTTCCAAAGACAGTTCGTTTTTTGCCATCTCTGGAATTATTCTTTGACGAACCCAATTTCTTCTGCTGCCCTTGACTGCAGAGTTGGTTTCGTCCTCTACAATATAATGCTTTAATTTGTTTCTGTCAACGTACTGTTGAAAATCTTTTTTCTTCGTTAGAAGAAATGGGTGCACAACCTTATAGTTTGGAAATAGACTCCACAAGGGAATTGGTTCGTGATCTGGTTTCCCCCTGAAACAGTTCAGAAGGTAGCTTTCAATCCAATCGTTTAAGTGGTGGGCCGTTATTAGAATTCCTTCTTCCTCTTTGAAAATAGTAGAATAGAATTCAACTCTAGCTCTTCTGCATTCTGATTCTGTGTTTAGATTATTGCCATATCCACAAATTCCTTTTATGTGAAATTCTTCGCAAAACTTTTGGAAATTTTTTTCCATTTCATCGTTTTGTTCTCTGATTTTGTGGTTAAAGTGTACTCCAACAACCTTGTATCCTTTCCACATTAACCAATGCAAAGATGCTAAACTGTCTACTCCCATAGAAACTGTAACGTAAACAGTTTTTTCTTTGTTGAGTAATTGCTTTATGATCTTTATCATGTTCCTATTTCCGAATTTTGAATTTGCCTAATTTCTTTTTGGGCAAGGCTTTACATCTTGAAACCTACGTGTTATCATTAGGTTGTGTAGGCTAAGTATGGGCTTAACAAGTACAAAATTTAGAATAGGAGATCTAAATGGCTAAGAAAACTATGAGTTGCGACTTTTGCGGCAAACCAAACAAGGCGGTAGGAACTTTAATCGAATCACCTTCTTTTGACAAGGAGGTAAACGGAAGACCAAAGGGAACTAATTTTTTCATCTGCTATGGTTGCGTTGAATTAGCTCATAAGATGGCAAGACAAGACAACAAGAAACAAAACAACCAGCAGAAGCAAACAGAGACTTCGGCCTATCCTGTTTCTCCTAATCCCAAAAAAGTTGTTGAGTTTCTTGATCAATATATTATTGGACAAGATTTGGCAAAGAAAACTCTTGCCGTTTCTGTTTGTAATCATTATAAGCGTCTTATTTCTCAAGAAGACGATGATGTTAACATTGAAAAGTCTAACGTGCTTCTAATTGGCCCAACCGGATCGGGTAAAACTCTTTTTGCAAAAACCTTAGCAAAATATTTGAACGTTCCTTTTGCGATTGGAGACGCTACAACCCTAACAGAAGCGGGCTATGTGGGGGAAGACGTAGAGAACCTTGTTCTAAAGCTTCTTCATGCTTCTGACTTTGATGTTGAGGCCGCACAGAGAGGCATCATTTACATAGACGAAATAGACAAGATAGGCAGAACAAACAATAACGTCTCCATCACTAGAGACGTTTCTGGCGAAGGTGTTCAACAGTCTTTGTTGAAGTTGGTAGAAGGAACTGTTTGCAATGTCCCTCCAGCAGGAGGCAGAAAGCATCCCGAACAACAGTTTATTCATGTTGATACCACCAACATTCTGTTTATCTGTGGTGGTACATTTACTGGTTTAAATGACATAATCAAGAAGAGAATTGGTAAAACCGCTATTGGGTTTAACAACTCCTCTTCGGATAATATCGAAGACAAAGATCTCTCATTTCAGGTTGTTGAAGAAGACTTGGTTGAGTTTGGCCTGATTCCAGAGTTGATTGGTAGGCTTCCTTGCATCACTCCCTTGAAGCAGTTTGACATTGAATCTCTTGTTAGCGTTTTGTGTGATCCGAAGGACTCTCTAATCATGCAATACAAGAAGCTGTTTAGGTTTGATAACGTGGAATTAGACTTCACAAGGGAAGCTTTAGAGGCTATTGCCAAAAATGCCCTTGATAAGGGCACTGGAGCTCGCGGCCTTAGAAGTTCTATGGAGAAAATACTCCTTGAACTGATGTACGAAGCCTCCGATCATAGGGGAGAATCGATTGTGATAACCGATGGCGTCGTTTTAGGTAAGGAAAAGCCTTGTTTTGCCAAAAATAAGGCTGCATAACTAATTTAAGTTATGCGAGTTTTTACCTATTTCGATAGCAATCTTTGGGATCTCCACAACAAAGGTTGGCGAAAGCTTGGTAGCATCGATGCTGTGGCATTGATGTCTCCTGACTTAGATGCGGATGACAGGAGGGAAATAGAACGCTTGTTTCCCTCCTGTCATCTTATTGATACATCTTTCTATGATATGTGCAATTTTATCCTTAGCCAAGTTAAGGACGGCCAAGAGTATTTATTTACATCCCCTGCCAACTACCCTCCTTTTGAATTTCCCACAAACAAAGATGCATTTTGTAGATCAAAGGAAGACGCTTCTTTAGACCTTAAAATGCAGCTTTCTGAACCAATAACAAGTCTTTTGAATAAAGTAGACCTGATAAAAAGCACAGAGGTTGTGTTGGATTCATCCTTGATTTTCGGCACAACAGATTTTTGGGTTGCTTTTGTCGGCTTCCAGAATTATTTGAAGCAAGCTGGCTACTTTACCAACACAGTTAACGCAAAATATGGTGATTTAGTACTGAGTCTTTTTTATCGTAATTCTTCTTCCTTTTCTACAGAAATCCAGAAATGACAACCCCTATATTTGTTTATGGAACGTTAAAAAGCGGTCACTCTAGGAACACTCTTCTAAAGGACCAGAGATATCTCGGTACAGCATCAACAATTCCAAAGTATAAAATTTACAGATACAGCTCTTTTCCTGCATTGGTTTCTGACGATGATGGTAAGAGCATATTTGGTGAATTGTATGAAGTTTCTGATTCCTGCTTGGTTGAGTTAGATGAGGTTGAAGGCACAAAGTTTGGATTGTTCTCTAGGGGTACGATTCTTCTGAAAGAAACTACATTTTTTTCTTTACCTCTATATAAGAGATCTTCAGACATGCTAATGGAAAACTCTGCGATAGCTTATTTTTTTGTTAACAAGGAAAAATTGTCTGCTTTAAAAGATTGTGGGAACAATTGGACCATTATGGAGTAGAGCAGTGAACCAACAATACTATTTCTTCTACCCCCTCCTTTCTATCTTAGTTTTGTTCTGTTTAAGATTTATCTTCTTACTTAGGAAAGAGAATAACAGGCTTTATTCTTTAAATAAAGAATTGGATATTAAATTAAAAAACGATATAGAAGATACTCTGGGGCTTGCTACATCCGAGCAGCTTGTAAAGCAATTAAGGATAAGAACAAACATGCCTTTTATACTTCTCTTACCGATAAAAGAGAGAGACTATAATGGGATTACGATAGAGTCCCACGGCATAAATCAAACTTCTTGTTTTGCAATTCTTCATTTAGCAAAAGCTATAACTGCACAGAATTTTAAAAAAAATGGCATGGAGCCTCCTAAGCTTCCTCCTTTAAATGATTATTTTGAGTAATCTCTATTTACTCAAGAGAAGTTTTCATATAAAATTCTTTCTATCAAAAGGAAGAATTTATGAAAACTCTAAAAGACAGACATAGCAAAGCTAAAAACTATTGTGAGCGTGTTTTTGCTCACGACAACTTTAAAAGCACAAAAGAAGTCAAAAAGTTTATATCTAGAGTTTTTGACTTTTCTTCTCCAAACCTTCTTTCGCAAGAAGATGAGATTATTCTTTTTAAGAAGATGAATTATTTTAAGTTTAAGGCAAAGCGTTTGCTTGAGGTGGAAGATATTTCTGAGAAGAGACTTTTAAAGGCTGAGTCGTTCATAAAAGAAGCAAAAAATATTAGGAACTTTATTGCTGAGTGCAACTTTCGTCTTGCTAACCAAGTTTTGAAATGCAATATTTCGTACTATAAAAAGAACAGTTTGGTAGATTCCCTTTTGTCCGATGCCTACTTCGACATCATAAAGTCTGTTGACTACTTCAATTGGACCCTGGGCAATAGGTTCAGCACTTACGCCACATGGGTTGTTAAGAAAAACTTTTTCAGGGAATCGAAAGAAAACCAAAAGAGATCCAAAAAAGTTGTTCATCTGGAAGACTTTGATTCTTCTCTTATGAAGGAGGGTGAAAGCTCATTAAAGATAGAGCTTGATCATAAAAGCCATAAACAGGTGGTTTCAATTCTTCTTTCAATGTTGGAAACAGGAGACTGTGCTAAAGATCAAAAAAGGCAGGTTTTTATACTAGAGCATTATTTTGGCCTTAATGGACAAGACGATTGTACACTTGAGGAAATAAGCCACAAACTTGGAATTACTAAGGAGCGAGTAAGACAGTTAAAGGAGAAAGGGCTCGATTGGCTTAGGGGCCAAATAGCACATATGAATTTAAATTACGATTCTATTTTCGAGTCTGTGAGGTATTGACAAACTAATTAATTTAGATCATAATAGGACCCTCGTCCAGAACACAAGAACAAGGGGGTTGCCTATGCTAAGAAGATATAAAATAATTAGCGGAGAATTTTCATTGGTCCTTAAAGAGGCCGATTGTGAAAAAGCTGCTTATGAGGCTATACGTCTTCATAGTGAGAGCAGACACCACTCCCAGCTTGGTCAATTAACAATGGTGGAGTGCAAGCAAGAAGATGTTAAGTTTTTTTTCACTCAAAACATTTTAGACGATCTTATTTATGAGCCAACAGCAGTAGCAAAAAATCTCTCCCGCTTTTAATTGTGGATTTATATGACATTGCGAACGGGTCAATCGTCCCGCTGTACCGTGATCCGGTTCTTGATTAGCCTATGATCTGCTACACGCGTAATTTCGAAGATGTTATTTTACAAAGAGTTTTTTCTGAAGTTGTTCAGGGCAGTTATTTAGACGTTGGTGCCTCTTCGCCCGTCTTGGATAGCAACACTTACGCTCTTTATGAAAAGGGCTGGCGAGGTGTTGCTATAGAGCCCATCCCAGACTATAAAGACTCATGGGAGAAATATAGACCTCACGACATTCTGATAAATTCTGCCGTTGGTTCTTCCAAAAAAAATTTAACTCTACACATATACGATCAGGCCCCACAATGCTCTAGTGCCTCTAAAGATGTGCAAATTCACTTAGAATCTGCCGGTCTACAAAAAACTCGTACGTTAACAGTTTCTGTTTTGTCTTTAGATGATCTAGTAAACAAATACTTTTTACAAAAAGTTTTGCATCTTCTTTCCATCGATGTAGAAGGAATGGAAAAAGAAGTGCTGCAAAGTTTAGACTTAAGAGTTAATCGCCCTTGGGTTGTGATTTTGGAGGCAACTCTTCCTGGAACTTCAAAGCCTACCCACCACGCTTGGGAACCTTATTTGTTAAACAATGGTTACTTGTTGACTTATTTTGATGGGGTAAATCGTTTTTATCTTGCCCAAGAACATAGGCGTCTTTTGGTGCATTTTGCTCTGCCCCCAAACGTTTGGGATGGGTTTCGCTCTATAAAGGAGCTAAATCTAGAGAGCCAAGTCCAACAACTAAAAGCCCAAGTCCAGAGTTTGCAAACGCAAATTTTGAATTAAGGCTATTCTTAAACTTAGCTTTAGCTGGGCAAAATCATTGTACCCTATAAGGGTGTGCCTCGGAGCTAAAGGCTTCCAAAAACTGGTTTTACAACGGTTTTTTGGTTGCTATGCTTAAGGTACCAAGAGAGTCAATCATTCTCTGGGACTCACAACGTTTGTGAAGTCCCTGAATTTAGAATGGCAACTTTCTAGGAGTAATGTTATGTCTGCTGCTAAAAAGAATGTAACTGGTAAGTCTGCTCCTTCGAAGAGAGCCACGCTTTCTTCCATGGAAGTTCTGGCAAAGCTTCAGGATGATAACGTTGATCTCAAGTCAACCGTTAAAAAGACCGAATCCAACAAGGAAAAGTGGGAGCTTCCGCTTGATGACTCCTCTAAGGAAGTCGCAAGTCAGTGGGTTTGTGCTAAGACTATAGCTGACATTGTCAATGCTAGGATGAACAATGTCAAAGAGCAGTTTTGCTCGTATGCTATCGAGAAGATGGCTGAGAAGATCTTTTCGATGAGATGTCATCCTGGAAATCCGAACGTTGTTCTCAAGAACAGCTTGGGTAAAGATGACCACAAGTTCATCCTCGTCATGCAGGATAACTTTAAGGTAGAAGTTCCCAAGAACTTCCCTGATGGAGTTAATCAGGTTGAGTGGCTGAAGGATCATTTCAAGGAACTTCTTCAGCAGGTTGGCTTGAGGAAGGACAACGCAAGCAGCTTGGTTGAAAACGAGATGGAAGTTTTCCCCGTGACCGGTATTAGGAGCCTCACAGAACTTCTTGATGGTCACTATGGCGAGAAGAGGGTTTGGTTCGACAGCAGTGAAGAGGAAAAGGAAGCTGGCACGAGGCTTGCTGCCCTGCTTATGTGGGACGGAAGTTCGCCTACTCCCGATCCCCTTTCTGCTTCGGACAAGTCCATTGTTGTTCGTCGGGATACCACTGTTACGATGAAGAGCGACTTCTATAGTAGAGTTGCCCTTTATTGTGATAATGTCGAACAGCTTAAGGGTGTCTTGACGATTATCAAGCCCATCACGTTCCCGAGTTATAGTAAGTTTGCTATAAGCGATAGCGAGATGGATCGCACCAAGAGAAAGATCGAGGCTGCTGCTGAGATTCTTGGGTCTGGTTCTAATCTGGAATCTAACTGATCTGTTGTTTTGGCTAGGTGCGTGTGGTTTTCCTCCTTTTGCCCACGCACCTAGCCAAACTTTTTGGAGGACATAACTATGGAAGGCAGTAAATTTGACTTTGGTGGATACAGACACACCAAAGAGAACGCTATGCTTATAAAGCAGCGTAGACAACGCATTTTAGAGATGAGAGATTCTGGTCTTTCATTTGATGAGATTTCAAAGGCATTTGGCTTATCAAAAGCCAGATGTAGGAAGATTTACTCGACCGCTTCTAACGGTAAAAAGCCAAAATCTTTGAATGTGTCTTTCTATGTTAGAGATGTTTTAAGAAGTCACCTTCCCCTTTTGATTCTCAAGGAAGGCTCATATGTAAAAATGAATTATCCTTTGCTGTTTATTGTTCTTGAGTCTAAGAACGACTACTTCAGGCAGAAAAAAGCAAAGCAATACATTAGAATGATAGTCCACTCCTCCAGGCAGGAGTTGTTGAATGCTTACAACAACCTTTTGCTTCGTTTTGGTCACAACAACCCTGCTAAGAAGTGGATTAGATCTGAGGGTGCTGTTGTTCCATCTTGCTTTTGGAACAATAAAGAAATCGAATCTTTTTTGCTTTCATGTTTGTCGATAAAGCATCCCTCACAGGACGCGGTCGATGTGGTTCTTCAGAAGGTAAAACAGATTCTTGATGTTTCTCCTGATTTCTCTTTGACAGATGATGAAAACGCTAAAGAAACTAAACTCGATCTTGACAACAAAACACTACCTAGCGATTTGCTAAACAAGTCGGACGAGCTTGTTTCTTATATTGAGATTATTAAGTCTGATGAGTCTCTAAAGAGAGAAGACTACATTTTTGTTTTGGATTCTGCTTTGGATTGTTTGAAGTCATTTAGGAGCATGTTTTCTTCGCCTGTGGTTGAAAAAGAGCCTGAAGAAGAGCCCGTTAAAGAAAAGGATAAGGAACCTATTAAAGAAAAGCCAAAAGCGTTTTGGCCTAAACCTAAGTTTTAATTTTGGAGGACTACTCATGAAAAAGTTCATTTTAACGTTTTTGATTGTGGTTCTTGGAACCCCTCTTGCAGAGGCCCAGACAAAGACCCAGGCTAAGACAGACAAGGCACAAGAGGGCGTTAACGCTGCTATGCTTCGCAATTTTGAAGCCTGTAATCGAGAGGACATTAATGCGGTTATGGACTCTTGTTCTATGGAAATGCCCGATAGGGACAAGTTTGAGAAAGAGACTTTGACTGTTTTTAAGGACAAGGACATATATTATCGGCTTCTTGATTGCGAGCTGTTGGAGGTTAAGTTTCCTTATGCACTCGCAAGAATTAGGCAGCAGACTCTTTTAGAAGACAGAACTGCTAACGACCAGGGCCAGAAGCTCTATAGGAATTCGAGTGCTCTTATACCGGACGAACACGTAGAATACCTTAACACCTTTAAGTATGAAAATGGCGAGTGGAAACTCTTGGTTATTGTTAGCGAAATGAGGCCCTTTAATCCTGACAACTCTGATAAGAAAGAGACTGAGAAATGAGTGCCACAAAGAAAGATATAGCGAAAATATTTGCAGAAAAGACTTCTATTCATCCATCTACATCACTTAAAATGATCGATCAACTTTTTGATTCAATCACAGATGTTCTTGTGGAATCGGGTAGGATAGAAATAAGAAACTTTGGTGTGTTTGAGACAAAGAAAACCTTGCCTAGAAAGGCAAGAAATCCTAAAACTGGTGCTGTTATTTTCACCATTGAAGGACATAAGGTTAAGTTCAAAGCTGGAAAAGAGATGTTGGTCAAGTTGAACAACAAACCCGTACTTGTGAACGATCATGCAAACTAATTCCTTTGATATCAAAACCTTTGCGTCTTTTACCTCTCCTCTGGAGCGTTGTTCCTTTTTATGGGAGCATTATCTGTCGAGAAAGAGGCAAGACAACTTTGAACCATTGTGGGTTCTTAAACCCTATTCTTTGGTTAAAAGCTTCTTAGACCTTGAAGGAAAGACAGAAGGTGTTTTTACCGAACAGGATTATTTTGTTCTTAATGAAACGATCAAGAGTCATGTTCAAAGAGACGGCACAGAGGTTCCCATAAAGACTGGCTTTCCAAATGAGGGATCACGCATAATGCATGACTGCTGGAAAGCTGGTAGTTTTTCTTGGTTGTTTATGGGAAGGATAGCCGCTCAAGACATATTTGAACACAAAGGATTCGTTGTTTTGAGTAGAGCTTTGCCCGACCACCTGTACGATCTTTTGGATAAAGACTTTGCACCCCAAACATTGTTTGCTGCCTATAGTGTTGAGAATGATTCTAAGAACATTGGACCCGCTGTTTGCGTCGATGATCTTTTACAAGAATTGGAGGATAAGCATGTTTAATCGAACCGCTATACTGTTCTGCTTGATGGCCTCTGTTTGCCACGCTGAAACCAACCCAGAGATTGCCGACTTTTTAAGTAATGTTGTGCAAGACTTTAACAGCCAAGACTGCGCAGCATACTCTTCTCATTTTGTTGAGTCTAACAGACAAAAGAAGAGAAGAGAGTCTGGGCTCTATTTTGCTTCAAACGATCACACCATGAAGTTGAAAGAGAACCATATTCTCTCAGAATCAGAAGATTCCGCCGAAGTTGCCGTTGCTTATTCTATAAAGGATTCTGACTATGTCTCTAGAGTTTTTCTTTCGAAGGAAGATGGTAGCTGGAAAATAAGCAAAGAGTTAGTTGTGCGTAATGAGTCTCCCTATTCGGACTCTGATTCCGACTACCAGCCGGTTGTTCAAACTGGATCGAGACAAGTTTATACATCTAATCCTTTCTCTAACAGGCCTCTCCCGCCTCAGAATAACAATGTTCAAAACTGCCCAGGCGGAAAATGTGGTGGCCCACAAGCACCATTTAGTACCTTAAAGGCCTGTAGGGACTATGGTTTTGAGCCAATTCCTTGTAGAAATGGAAACTGCTCTATTAGATAGAGCATGAGAGTAGCTGTAGTAACGCCGACGATAGGGACTGCATTTTTAAAAGAATGTCTACAATCGGTAGCAGACCAGTCCTACAAAAACATAAGCCACTATATCTTTGTTGATGGTAAAGACCATTTCAATAAGGTCCGCAGAATAGCATCTTCTTTTCAAACAAAAAAGGTTCTATTAGAGGAAAATACCGGTGCAAATGGGTGGTTGGGACATCGGGTTTATGCTTCTTGCTCTTTTTTAGTAGATGCTGACTTAATTTGCTATTTAGATGAAGATAACTGGATAGAGCATTCTCACATAAGCTCTCTTGTAGATAAAATAAACCAAGGTAACGATTGGGCTTTTTCTTTGAGAAAGGTCTACTCCAAATCTGGGGAATACCTTTTTGAAGACAATTGCGAATCCCTTGGTAAGTGGCCTGTCTACAATAACCCAGCTCTTTACCATGTAGACACCTCTGCCTACATGGTAAAGACAGATGTGGCATTAAAAATTGGTCACATGTGGTGCAAGAAATGGGACGCGGACAGGCAGTTTTTTGCTAATTTAAAGCATTTCTTTCCAAAGTTTGATTGCACTGGGCAATATACTCTTTGCTACAGGCTTGGTGGAAATACTAATTCTGTATCTAAAGATTTTCTTGAGATGGGAAACCTTTTAAACAAAAACAAATATAATAAATTTCCTTGGTCTTTATGATATTTTTCTATTGACCTACGTACTGTTTTGCTTTAAATTAATTATGATTTGGAGCAAAACTATGAAAAATCTGTTACCAAGAGTCGATCCATCTGTAGGTGGTTCTTTAGAACACGAACTAGCTAATAAAGCTGATAAGGTTTATATTCAGGAGCAATTAGCTATTATAAAAGAAGAAAATCCTGTAATATCTTTCTGGATTGAAAACTTTTCTAAAAAGACTAGAGACAAAAAAGGGGCAATGTTTTGTGGCCTTATGGTTTTTAGACTACTAAATATACAGGCTGAATGTAATAAAATGAAAGAGGATATAAGGTTGTGAATGAATAAGGTTTCTTATAAGCTAAATTTTAATACGGATTTATCAGAGAATAGTATAAATCTTCTTATAAAAAATATTGAAGCAAGATTATCTTCCAATAAGAGTTTGTTTGAAATAAACTCTACTTTAGATTTTGAAGCTCTAAACCCCAAATCTAGAGTTCGTGTTTTTGAAGTTTCTGTGGAAGAAGTTTTAGAAAATTTGTCTGATGGCAAAAGGTCTTTTGTTTTTGAGGATAAAAGTTATTTGGTTAAGATGAACGCACAGCGTTACTTTATGTTCAAAGAGAACCGTCGCTGTGTTTGCTGTGGCCTAAAAGGCACAAGGATGTTTCTTGAATATCACCCTTATGACATGACTCCTCATTTTAATCTTTATGGGGAATTAGATGACGGTCTTGTTTTGATGACAAAGGATCATATTCTTGCCAAGGCTTCTGGTGGAGATGACAGACACTCAAACTATCAAACAATGTGTGCCATTTGTAATGGACTAAAAGGTCATACTTCTTTAACTCTAGAGTCTCTAAGAATGTTAAGAAGGTTTTTTGATGAAGCCAAGCTCAGTATGACAAAGAAACAGCTGCACACTTCCTTGGAAGGACAAAAACTTCGACTAAGAAAGAAAGAAAAACGATCTAGGCCTAAAAAGCCTAAGAAAGGATCTGTTTTCTTAAGTTGTGATATAGCCTGTTATGTTGATGCCAAAGGAGGGCTTTACGGTAGGCACATTTATGAGAAGAATTCTGACAAAAGAGTTGGTTGCATGAAAAAAGGTCTAATTTTGGATCCTATATTGGAATATCGTGGAGAAATTATTTGTTCTCTTGGCGAAAAAAGTTCTATAAGGATATTAAAGCACAACCTTTGTCACGGTTAGTAGACTTTGTTGGATCCGAGTAATGTAAAGTGCTTTGCAACTAAAGTTTCAATAATTGCTTCGCCTAGATAACCCCCTGTCCGCTCAGCAATTCTGTCACTTTCTCTCATTTCATGAACTATCTCTATCTGAATAGAGCTTACTCGCACATCTAGGTACCATTTTCTGAACAGTTGGTTCATATTGTTTTTTGACCAACCTGCCATAGAGCTGCCTTGTGAAGCCTCGTATGTTGTAAACCCTAGGTTCTCTAGCCTATCTATAAAAAAGTTTTTTTTCCAAAGGTCGAAGGTTATGCTGTGTGGAATTCCGACCCCATACCCCAAAACCATATCCATCATGGGATCGTTTGCTAAGATTCTATGTCTATTCGACATGCCATGAATGTAGAAGATGTTAACTTCATTGGTGCCACCCGACAGAATTTTATTTTTGAATCTGATTATTGGGTCAAAAAACTCTTCTCTCACAACGTCCTCGTGACAATGCAGAACATTGTTGCAGTCCGCATAATCGTTCATAAAGTCTACTTTTTCGCCTTTTTGCCACCCCATGTTGATTACGGCGTATGACTTCGTCTCCTTGGCAGCCTTTTCTGCCACCAAAGCCGTTCTTTCATCGTCAGCCCCGTGTGGGGCAATGATAATAATAGGCGTTCTCCCTTGGATTATTTTTACTCTTTCCACAAATTATTTATCAGCAACGCACAAAAAAGTAGATTATTGCATATATAATTTTCTATGGGGAAAAAATGCAAGTCATCTCACACAAACTCTAATTACCCCAAGGTTAGATTTGATCTCTCTAAAAAGCCACCGCTCGAAATAGTTCATCTTATTTCTGTTTTAAAGAAGCTGGAAAAACAAGGAAAAATAAAAATAAAAGAGCTTCAAAATTAACTCTGATATTGATACCTTGGAGGAAATCATGTCAGACTTTTTAATCACTGGTGGTACCGGTATGGTGGGTTCTGCACTAAGAACCATTTTGCCCGATGCTTTATGTATTGACCGAGAATCTTTGCATAATTCTTCTTACAATGTAGAGCAAAAGGTTGTTGTTCATTTGGCTGCTAGAGTTGGAGGGGTCAAAGCGAACACTGACTATGTTGGTGACTTTTATTTTGAAAACTCGATAATCAATCAAAAAGTTTTAGAAAAAGCTAGAGTCGGGAAAGCAAAAAAAGTCGTTTCTATGTTGTCAACATGTGTCTACCCTGACGCACAGTACGTCACCTATCCACTAACAGAGGACCAGCTTCACATGGGTCCTCCTCATGATTCTAACTTTGGATATGCCTATTCAAAAAGAATGTTAGACGTTATGTCAAGAGCATATCGACATCAATATGGTTGTGACTTTATAACTGTCATTCCTAACAATCTTTATGGATTTAATGATAATTTTGATTTAAATAGTGGTCATGTTATACCTTCTCTTATAAGAAAAGTTTTTGAAGCAAAGATATCAAGGCAACCTTTTGTGGAAGTTTGGGGAGATGGTTCTCCTTTACGAGAGTTCACGTTTTCGATGGATGTAGCAAAGATTCTTCTCTTTGTTACAGAGAAATACTCAGGAGCAGATCCCGTAAACATAGGCAACTCTGAAGAACACACAATAAAACAAGTTATCGAAGAAATATGTCGTTATATGGAATACAGTGGCAGCATACATTGGAAAACTAATTTCCCAAACGGTCAGGCTAGAAAACCTAGTAGCAATAAAAAACTTATCGATCTCGGTTGGAAAGAAAATGATTTTACTCCTCTAAAAGAAGGACTAAGACTTACCTGTAAATGGTTTGTTGAAAACTATCCAAATTTAAGAGGTATTTCATGAAAACCGCAATCATAACAGGAGTCACCGGCCAAGATGGCTCCTACTTGGCAGAACTTCTTCTTTCTAAGGGATATAAAGTTATTGGTCTAAAAAGAAGAACTTCTTTGATTTGCACCACAAGAATAGATGGTCTTTTAGACAACCCCAACTTTGTTCTTGAATACTTTGACCTGAATGACTCTGGCTCTATAGAACGCTTGCTAATGAGATATAAACCCGAAGAGCTTTACCATCTAGCAGCACAGTCGCATGTTAAGGTCTCCTTTGAAATACCTGAATCCACGATTGAGAGTATTGTTATGGGAACCACCAAAATATTAGAGTCTATAAGGAACTCTCTTCCATCTTGTAAGTTTTATCAAGCTTCTTCTTCTGAGATGTTCGGAGACAATCCAAACTATCCTTACAATGAAGATTCAAGATTCATGCCAGCTTCTCCCTACGCAGCTGCTAAAGTCTTTGCTCATAACCTTGTAAGAAATTATCGCAAGTCTTATGGCATGTTTTGTTGCTCTGGTGTTTTATTCAATCATGAATCTCCTCGTAGAGGAGAAACTTTTGTCACTCGCAAAATAACCATAGGAGCAGCAGAGATAGCTCTTGGTAAGAGAAAAGAGCTCTTCTTGGGAAATATGGATGCTTTTAGAGATTGGGGTTTTGCTGGTGATTATGTTTATGCAATGTGGCTCATGATGCAACACGATAAGCCTGATGACTTTGTTGTAGCCACTGGCCAAGCTTATTCTGTAAGAGACTTTTGCAAGATGGTTTTTGATTACTCGGGATTAGGTGACTATAAAAATTTTGTTAAGCAAGACCCCAAGTACTTGAGACCACATGAAGTTCCATATCTTCTTGGTGATAACTCTAAGGCTAGACTTGAGTTAAATTGGGAACCAAAACACAGCTTACAAGACCTTGTTAAAATAATGTATGACTTTGATTATAATCGAATGAAAGTCTAGCTTCAATTTCAAAGTTAAAATTCACCAACTTCTTTGTACCCTATAACGGTGTGCTTGACAAGTGCCGGATTCCTGTTATGCTTGTGAATGGGCCATTAGGCCCCACATAGCAGGAGACGGTCTACCCACAGGAGGTCCTTAACCCATGTTAACCAGCGAACTGCCGGTAGTGATGCTGACTGCATCCCAAAAAGCCTTTGTCAAAAGTGAGCTTCTGAAGGTGACATCCTGTCTTGAACACTGGCAGGAAACATACAACCAAACTTTTTCGCCTGAGAAGCCGATCTCAATCTCGGGAATCAAGAAGAAGATTCTTGATTCTTCTCTTGAGGAAACTTTCCCACAGATCGTGCAGGCTAAAGCTCTGCTGAACAGTTTCATAAACGACCATGTGAATTCCCTTGGTGCTCCGCTAGAGTACACTGTTATATGTTCTTTTTCCGCCATGTGTATATCGTTGGCTAGAAGCAGATCGCAGAAAGTTTCTGCAGACCTTAATGTAGATCCTCAAAGTGTGTACGAAGACATCCTGCAGGATGCCTACGCTAGTGTGCATCACGCAATGTACTACTTCACTCAAAGCAACATACAGCTCTCTACTTTTGTTCTGAATGCCGTCAAGAGAAGTATTGAGAGATGTTCTCACTATAAGTACTCAAAGCTTTCCCCGATGTCTCCTGACGACATTCGAGACGTATACAAGTGTCGAACCGCAATGGGCGAAGACCCAGGAATGACTGTTGAGGAGTTGGCTCAAGAAGTTGGTTTAACACCCGACAGAGCGGAAGAAGTTCTGTCTTACATGACAAAAGTTGTCAGATCATCGCAAAGTACTTCGTCCAATGATTCTTTCGACGTAGTTTCCAACATTCCACAAGATTCGTCTTCGTTGGAAGAAGTTGATAACATCGACACCGTAGACTTCTTGAAAAAGATCTTTGACCAGACTGATCATACAATGCTCTCTCTTTCGAAGGAGGAAAAAGAAGTCATTGCAGCTGCTGTCTTTTACCGCTTTGAAAGAGGATGGCAATCCACCTTTGCAAAGCAGTACATCAATCAGTCAACTGGTAGGCCCTACACAAGAGCCCGTATAGGTCAATTCTTTAGTTCTGCTTTAACAAAGATCAAGGCCCATTTGGAGGCCGCGTAATGTCTGTTTTCCCAAATAAGTTTCCGTGCTTTTGTTCTAACAAATCTTGCTCTAAAAGATTAGGAGTAGGAGAAGGGTTGGTTCAAAGATTAGATCAAGGTTATGTTCCTTGGTGTAGAGATTGCGTTCCCGTTCGGATTGGGGCTCCTACAACCAAATCAACTATGAACGATAATTTTGAGATATTCACTCAATACGATCCTTCTATTGTGGCCCTGATAAAATCTTTGCCAAAGTCCAAATGGAACCCCGATAAAAAGTGTTGGTCTGTTAGCAAGGAACTTTCAGATAGACCTAGAATATTGGAAGTTGCTGACTACCTAGGTATCGCTGTTCCCTCTTCCATAAAAGAGGTAGACACGACTAAAGCATTAGACCCAGCCCTTGTCACCGCTATAAACTCCAGCCCAATGTACCCCTTCCAGAAGGAAGGGTCTTTGTTCTGTGCGTCAAAAGACAAGTCTCTTTTAGGCGACGAAATGGGTCTTGGGAAAAGCGTCCAAGCCCTTATGTCCGTTCCCGGTTCCGCTCCTGCGGTGATCGTCTGTAGGGCAGGAATCAAATACAATTGGGTTGAAGAGGTTTCTAAATGGAGACCAGACTTAAAGCCCACAGTTGTTTCTGGCAAAGATGGTTTTTATTGGCCCGATGCTGGTGAGGTTGTAATAGTAAATCATGATATTTTACCTAAGATTTTTACGACTCCGTCCAAGATTGTTGGCGAAAGCAAGCCTCGATACGCAGAGAGGCTAAAGACTTTTAGGAAAGAATTGCTGTCTCTTAATCCTCAAGCGTCCTCTACATATCTGATTGTTGATGAAGCACATGACTTTAAGAACTATGCTTCTCAAAGAAGCAAGAAGCTTAAAGAGATGTGTAAGCTTGTAAAAAAGGTGGTTGGCTTGACCGGTTCACCTCTTACAAATAGACCGCCTGAGCTTTATGGTGTTTTTGATGTTTTGGGAATAGCTGGTGAAACTTTTGGTTCTTTTGAGAACTTTAAGAAGCTTTTTAATGCAACTGAAGAAACAGTTAACAAATCCGGTCAAAGAATGATTGTTTGGGGGATGCCAAAGCCCATAGTTCCGGAGCTTCTTAAAAGGACTATGTTAAGGCGATTGAGGAGTAACGTTCTTCCTGATCTTCCTCAAAAGACTTACACAACGATATTTACCGATCTTAATGACAAATGCCTTCTAAAGAAAATGGATGGTCTCCTAGGTGATTGGGAAGATGTTATTAACAAGGGAGAGTTGCCGCCGTTCTCTTCTTTTAGTGAGATAAGAAAGAAGCTTGCTGAGAACAGAATTCCTCAAATGATAGAGTTCATTGAAGATGCTGAAGACCAGGGTATCCCTCTTGTTGTCTTTAGTGCTCATCTTCCTCCTTTAGATGCCCTCTTAACAAGAGAGGGCTGGGCTGTTATTTCTGGAGATACACCTCCCGAAAGCAGACAAAAGATTGTTAACCTCTTTCAACAGAACAAACTTAAGGGGGTAGGCGTAAGCATTAGGGCAGGTGGCGTTGGAATAACTCTGACCAACGCATGGAAGGCTCTTTTTGTTGACTTAGACTGGACCCCCGCCGCAAACTGGCAGGCAGAAGACAGGATCGCAAGAATTGGTCAAAAGTCTAACAAGGTAGAAATAGTTAGGATGGTGGCTAATCATCCCTTGGACATTCATGTTAACAAACTCCTTTGCCACAAAATAAAGGTCATACAGGATTCGATTGATAACAACATAAAGGTTTGTGTTAGCGGCTCTGAGACCGAATATGAGTTTAAGACTCGTATGGATAAACTCTTAACTGAGCAGGAGTCTGAGAAGAAGGCAAAGATATCCGTTAAGGTTGCTCACATACATGAAAAAGAAGTTGCTAAGTCCAAAGGATTGGACTTATCTTGTTGTTCATCAAAAGCAGACGTAATAAGACATGCGTTTAAACACATGCTATCGGTTTGTGATGGTGCACTTCAACGTGATGGAATGGGTTTCAATAAACCGGATTCGATTATCGCTCATTGGGTCCTTTCTTCTGGTCTTAATGAGTTATTTGAATTGGAAGCGGCTTTTCTTATTCTCTCTAGGTACAAAAGACAGTTGAAAAAGAGTTTTCCGTCGCTTTTTGAAGAAGAAAAGATCGTCTTATGAAAAATTACTCAGATTTAGACTATTTTATCTTAGAGTCTTGTCGGAAGAGCCTTCTTTCGAAAGGTTTGGATCTTTCTCATAAGCAGATACTGAAAAAGATCAAAAAGCTTCATAAGCTTTACGACAAGTTTAACTTCACACAACACAGTTTATTTCATCTTTGGAACATGTATAATACTGATCCGCCTCATCCCCCTTATAACTACTTTTTTGAAACTCAAAATGAAGCGGCTAGTTTTGCGAAGAAGGCTAAAGAGAAGTACAATGTTAAATGTGAAATAACCCCACAGAACAGTGTTTGGAAACTAACGGGTAAAAATGAATGAAGCAGACATAGAAGATTACAAAAAAATTGGTGTAGATGTAATACGGATTTATAAATCTGGGGGCCGCTGGCTTTTTAAGAAAGACGGCCACGAATACAACATGGCCCCAGCAGATGCGGTAGGGGCTTCTCTTTCTCCTACTGTTTTAGGAGCCAACCGTGTTATAGAACACGGTTGTAATATTAAAGGCATAAAAAACCCTGAAAAAGGTTTTTATTTGCTTTTTTCTACTCAATACTTTCCTAATTCTGACGTCAAACTTACTTTCAAAGAGATTAAGTTCGACGGTTGGGTTTATAGTCTGGAAAGTATGTCTCTACAAGTTCCAAAAATTGTAGAATCAATATGGGTTTGTCCCTATTTGGGTGTTTATTATGCAAAAGGTGCCCCCAAAAACTTATATTTGAGGATTCTCCCAGATGAAAATTCAAATTAGTGTAGAAATACTCAATAAGGGCCATTCTCTGACAGCTAAAGATTTAAAGGTCTTTGGAGCCATCTCTTTTATTAAACGCCTTCCAAAGGTGATTAAGAAGGCTATAAAGGTAGTCTGCTGGCCTTTTGATGCAACCGTACAGGTTCGCATATTAGATGTTCCGAAGGTGATTAATAAATAACTTATGAATTCTCAAAAATCAGTGGGTCTTTTTAGCGTTTTTCTTTTGTTCTTGTCCTTGGTAAGACTGTGGGATCGTGACGTTCTTGGATCCATTTTATTCTTCGTTTTTTCTGCTTTGTTTTTCTTTTCCTATTTTATGGAAAAACAAAGACTTGTGAAGCAAGAAGAATCGGACCAAAGAAAGAAGGTATTCACAAACCTCGCATCACCTAAAATAATATCAAAGAATGAGGGAAATTCTCAAATTACAACTTTAATTGTACCTTCCCTTGAGCTTTTTAACGAGATGAGAAAAGATGCAAATATATAAGATAAAGCAACCTAGCTCGCACAAATTGTATGTAGCCTTGTCACAGGACGATGACACGCTTAACTTAAGCGAACTGTTGTTGGCTGGACACACTACGGATGAATCCATAAAAGTTAAAAAAGAGGATGTAGAAATCGTTTCTAATCCTTCTCCACCTTGGAAAGCTGCTTTCTTGGTTTGGAAAAACTCATTAATTATGAGCGAGATAGAGGACCAAGAATTTCGAAAAAGAGTTAAGTACAAGAAAAAGATCGTAGAACTGCTATCACACAAATACCAGATTGACATTGACATTCTTACCCAAATAGTTCACGAGCTTGAAGAAGCAGAGTATTAATCATCTTCTTTTCTGTCTAAGAAGTACTGCTTTACACGTTGGTTGTATTCTTTTGTGTTCTTCCAATGCATTAGCTTGTCTGGGTCTTTACACATAAACATTCTTGGATTTTCGCAAATAGCGTCAGGGATGTAGTCTTTCCTTCTTTGGTAATTTCTATTTTTGAAGGTTCCATGGTAGAGGTGATAGACTGTACTGTCTCTTAAGAACCCCACTCTTAAATTATTTTTTTCTACGTTATACGCATACTTCTTATAATTATCTGACCGTGTGCATGGTAGGTCTGCTTTTTTCTTTATTAGGCTGTTGACGAAGCATATGTCTCCCTCTCCCATTGAAACCCAATCATAGAAGCCATTTATTTTCTGAAAAACTTCTTTTCTGAAACACCAAGCGAAGCCCGGGTGGTAATACTGCTGCTCAAATTCTACCTTTTTAAAGATACCTACAGATGATGCTATCTGTCCTGTCTTTATAGTTTTTCTGTTTTTGTTAAACCATTTACACGTATCAAACGGTTGTACTACGTCATAGTAATCTAAAAGCCTGGACGATTCATCGTACCAATTTTCATTGTCAAAAATTATGTCACTATCTATAAAACATATTTTTTGAAAGTTTTCTTTTGAGCCTAGGATGTTGTACAAGTTCTCCTTGTAGAACATAAAAGAATCAGACTCGCCCCAGTAGTCAGCATCTACATTCTTTTTTTGCCCTGGGAACAATAGAGATATTGTCTTAAAAGGTATCCCATCAGACTTTAGCTTGTTTGTAACCTTAATCCAGTTTTCTATTGGCCTTTTGTATTCGACTATAGAAAAAAAACACATGCATACCAAAAGGTCTTTCTTGGTACAATTATACTTTGTGTTCTCTACCTTCTCTATTGGAATAGACTCTTGTAGCTTTTCAATTGAACGAGTCAGCCACTCATCATCTGGTTCTTTTACAACACCCATTTCCATAAAAAGTTAAGTATGGTGCAGATACCAGAAGCAAAGCATATAGCATAGAAAACTACTAACAGGCAACCTGTAGCCACTACGAATTGTGCTTCGACCTCATTTCTCTTCTTTCTTTTTTGATATACGATATATCCTAATGAGGCCAAGAAGACCACCAAAATCACCCAGAAGTTTTGTGATATCAATTCCATGCTATTCCTTATTTAAATAATTTATTAGGTTAGAACAATTAACAAGGCCCTTGTACTCTTTCTGCTGCTCATCCATTCCCTCTATGGCTTTTACAAGTAGCTTCTTGTCTATGTTCTCTTCTTTAATTATATATTGCCTTAGTAGGAACAAACAGAATTTTTCTTTTGTAAATCCCACGGTAACCTGTCTTTCAACCTTAATTAGCACCTTTGGTTCATTTGGATCAAATTTCTTTTCCGGGAACCTTGGGTGAAAGTTGTACTTATCCTCATAGACCACGCTCCAGACAAATCTTTCAAACATACCGTTGTTTATTATGGCCTCAACGAGTTTTTTGCTGTTCTTCAGGTTCATTGGTACCGGTTTATGTATTTCTTCAAAAGATGTGCCAATCTTTTTTTCGGGCAACCAATGGCTTGCAAAAACCACATGGGCAGAACACATATAATCTCTGTCTTGATCAATTCTGTGTATTATGAGGTCTTCGTCTATTTCTTTTGCTATATCAAGATACTTGCTGCTTTTAAGCTTTATTGGGTAGTTCTGTAGTATAAATTCTTCACATATTTCGTAAAACCTTGGTTCGTTTTGGCTCTCAAAGAAGTACTTTTGGTTTTTGAGACCCTCTTGCTTTTCATCTTGTATTCTTTGTGATTCTTCTCTGTTGGTCTCGAATACTTCGCTTTTTGATACTTTTTTAAGGTTTGGGAGGGTGCTGTATCCTTGTTTGTATGGGTGGAACATTAAATAACCTCCTTTTTTCTTCTATTCTACGCTAAATAGATGAGTAAACATGGAACATTATTATGACTGAATCCTTTAAAGAGTGGTTAAAAAACGAAGAGTTAAACGAACAAGGTTTAACTCGTAGAAAACTTTTGTCTGGTGGGGCCGCCGCTCTTGTAGGAGCATTAGGTTTAAACAAGGCCATGGGAGCCAACACATCAGCTAATTCACCTGGAGTTACAGCACCAGAGGATTCGGTTGGAATGATTCCACAGATAAGAAATTGGTCTGATAGAGATGGTACATTCTCTAAACAAGGTCATTTAGAGAGTTTAGACAAAAGCTTTGCTTACATAAGATTCACTGATAGCCCTGATAAGCTTACAAGAATACCAAGGAATTGGTTGTCTGACGAGGACAAGGAATACTTATCAATGTTTGAACAAGGAAGAAGAACACATCCAGCAGGCGATGCACAAGTTCAAAATGGTCCCTCAACGGTTCAACAAGGACAGGCAGAGAAGAAACCATTTAATCCAAAGTTTGGACCAAAGCCTTCTACAAAGAATCCAACACCGATGCAAGTGTATAGGCATCAAGTAAGAATAGCTAGAGATGGAGCACATCAAGTTAGTCTAGGAAAGAAACCTCCTGTTGATTACCTGATTCTTTATAGATACTACAACGGTATTATGCCCGACCCTCCAGAGGATGAGTAACATGAATTTTAAAGAATGGTTTGAAATAAACGAAGTAAAAGATGCCTGTTACCATAAAGTTAAAAAAAGGTATAAAGTGTTCCCATCTGCTTATGCCTCAGGGGCTCTGGTAAAGTGTCGTAAAAAAGGAGCGAAAAATTGGGGCAACTCTAAGAAGAAGAAAAAGAAAATGTACAAGGAAGATATTAATGAGGCTCTAAAAGATAGAAAGCAATACGATGATGCTACAAAGGCAATGATGGCTCTTCACTATAGTGGTTTTGATGTAGAAAATGCATCTGCAAAAGAAATAGAAGTTGCTCTTGAAAAAATGGGTAAGAACCCAACAGAGGGAGCTTCTCCCGGACTTTTTGCAGCAAGGGTAAAGTCTGTTGCAAAAGGCACAGTTCAGCCAGAAGACTTTAAAGAAGGTACTTTTGACCTTGAAAAGAAAAGAGGCTTAAGAGGCTGGTTTGATAGAAATGGAGGAAAAGGTTGGGTTGATTGTAAGGCTAGCCGAAAAGGAAATATAGTTCCATGTGGAAGAAAGTCTGCTGGTAAAGGAGCAGAGAGAAAATATCCAGCTTGCAGACCAAATTTATCAGCTTGTAACAAAAAAGGTACTAAAAGTAAGAAAAGCAGCAAAAGAGTTTCCTGGGATTAGGCGAGTTTGGCTCCCTATTTCAGCATATCAGATGATAATATGTCTTTATGAGGTAACATGATAAATGAATGATGCTGTGATAGTGAGCGACATACATTTGGGCAGTTCAGTTTGTCAATCCAAGAGGGTGTTGGAGTTATTAAAGCATATTGAAACTGGTGTTATTGAAACAAAAGAAATTATAATTAATGGGGATTTGTTTGATAGTTGGGATTTTAGAAAGCTTAGAGGTTCTCATTGGAAAGTTTTGTCTAAAATGCGAAGTCTTGCTAAAAGCAAACATATTGTGTGGATAAATGGTAATCATGATGGTCCGGCGGAAATAATATCTCACTTAATTGGGGTTGATTTTGTGGATGAGTATGTGCTTGTGAGTGAGAATAAAAAAATATTAATTTTACATGGAGATAAATTTGATAAATTTATAGTAGATCATCCTATTTTCACAAAGATCGCAGACCTAACATACAGAGCTATACAAAAGATAGACAATAGCTTTTATTTAGCTAAATTGGCCAAAAGAAGCAGCAAGACATTTCTAAGATGTTCGGAGCAGATTATGGACAGGGCCAAGATTTATGCAGAGAGCAAAGGTGTTGATGTTGTGTGTTGTGGTCACACCCACATGATTATGCAAAACGAAAAAGATAAGGTTTGGTATTACAATAGTGGTTGTTGGACTGAAGATCCTTGTCATTATATATTAATTAATAAAGGACTAGCTAGTATAAATCAATTTTAAAACTTACTAACAAAATTCTAACAATTGAGCATAAATACTTTAAAAGAGGGAATCTTTATGCAAAATTTTAGATTGATTTTAAGATGTTTGTTTTTTGGGTGTTTCACTTGTTGGATGGTGGTTTCTATGTTGAGCACGGAGCTACAAATACTAACCAACAGTGGATTTTCCGAGTTTATGGCAAAGGATCTTTATTATGGCTATTTGTCTGTGAGAGTGTTTTATGAAAACATATGTTTCATATCGATAATTAGTTTTTGTTGGGGATGTTTGATGGGATTTTTTTGGAGGCCCAACACATTCAATCTTTGATTTTTATATATCTCATCCACATGATTTTGGTTGTTGGAATGAGTATTTCTATGAGCATTATTCCAACTAATATTAATTTAATTTCTATATTTTGTTGATTTATTTTTTCAATAAAGTCCATGAGTGCAATGGTTGTTATCAAAAGATAAGAACAAATTAGAAAATATAATTAAAAGTTTACGTCAAGAAGCTGCTAAAGCTATAGCCGCAAGGTCTCCATTAAAGGCATAAGATCCAATGTGCTTGGTTTTCATCCAAGGACACAGGAAAACTTTACCACCGATCTTTCTCCACATCTGACAGAACATATAGTCTTCGCTTAAGTACCTATCTGTGCCACCACCGGTTATGCTGTCTTGGGTGTCTATGACTGTATCAAAATAAGCATGGATATATCTCGAACCATCAAAGTTTTCTTGTCCTACATGATCTGGTTTGTATTGTATCTGGGGTAATTTTTGATTCATTGCCTCAAAAACCTGTCTCTTTATCATCATGTAGCCGGTTCCTATTTCTAAAACTTCTGTTGGATCGTATATCAAAAGCTTCTTTTCTCCTCTTCCAACTGGTGAGTTTTTGTCTAGGTTGAAAACGAAGGTTCCAACAAGTTTTTCTAGTTCCTTTGGAGGTAGTTCTGGATTTCTTCTTGCTGCTTCTGCGATTGCTTCCCAGTTAATTGCCTTCTTTGGATAGGGCCCACCTACTAAATCTTTTTCTAGTGCCAATAGTGCAAGCACATCGTGTGGATCAACTTGAACGTCTGCGTCTATAAATAGCAAGTGGGTGCAATCTGATCTAAGAAACTCATCAACTAGGTAATTTCTAGCTCTTGTTATGAGCGACTCATTGAACAGGAACGAGAATCTAACCTCCACATTATTGGCAGTCATAAGGTTTTGAATACCGAGGCATGACATTAAGAAAAGTCCGTGTGCCATCCCTCCATACATTGGGCACGCAACAAACAGCTTATACTTTTTTTCTCTTACACCCGCTAAAGCTGCTTTGAGGGAATCTTCGGTCAAAGAAAGCTTCTCTTCAGATGATTGTGCTTCGGTTTGTGCCTGGGGCTGTACAATTTCTTGGCTTTCTTTCTTTTTCTTTTTGGCCATTTTTATGGTCTCCTTTTTTTTACGACACCAATATATATTAATTAACAGGAGTTTATAATTGCAAAATTTTAAATTATTTTTTGAGAGCTTATCTGAGGCTGCTGATTTAAAAAGCCAAATACTTGAGAGTTCCTTTTTAAAAGAAATACGGTATATGGGCGGAAGGCTCTACTTCGTTGGGGGGGCTACAAGAGACCATTATCTTGGCACCCCCTCAAAAGATATTGACGTAATTATATCAAACATTCCCGCAGACCAACTTACAAACATACTGAAAAAGCATGGAACAGTGAGTAGTGTTGGAGAATCTTTTGGAGTTATAAAGTTTATTCCTAATGAGTTTAAAGTTAGTGAGCCTATAGACATAGCTTTACCAAGAAAAGAACGTCCTATGACGGCTGAGGAGAGAGAAAACTATAAGCAAAAATATGGAAAATACCCCTCTGCCTACCAGGCTTTTACCGTAGAACCAGACCACTTTTTAAAGATAGAAGACGATCTACTTAGAAGAGACTTTACGATAAACGCTATCGCCCACGATCATCTTGGGAATAGTGTGGATCCTCATGGAGGAGTGAGAGACATTAAAAACAAAGTAATTAGAATGGTCTCTGCGAAAAACTTCTCAGAAGATCCTCTTAGGATGCTAAGAGGCGTACAGTTTGCTTCACGCTTTGGATTCAAGATTGAGTCTAAAACATTCGATGCTATCAAAAAAAATGCTTCTCTCATAAATGGCATACCAGGCGAACGCATACTCGTTGAACTAGAAAAGATAGTTAAAAAAGGAAATCAACTTTTGGGTGCAAAATTGCTTTGTGAAACAAGCTTATGGCAGGAGATATCAAGCTTATCTTGTAAAGACCATAGCAAGGATGCCGCTTTATTTGAAGAAAGCGAAAAGTCTAAAACCGTAGCAGAGTTTTTGTTTTTAATGATGTTCAATGTCGCATCCTCTCAAGAAGCTTCTTCTTTGATTAAGAGATTAAAATGCGAAATCATCACCGAGAAGCAGATAAAAGGATTGTATTACGCATGGGAGAGTGATGACAATCCTCATTTAGTTGTTTTTAATCTTAACAGAATTCACCCAACATGTTTGCGGTTACTTGTTCTACCCCAGCATGTTAAGAATTCTATTTCTTCTGATATGCCTAAAAGTGTTAAAGACCTACAAATAAACGGCAGCGATTTAATGAGCTTGGGCTATAAAGGAGAAGACATATCAAGTGCTTTTAGTAATATTTTAAGGCAAATATTTAATGGATCTATAGGTAACTCAAAAGAAGAAATAATTGACTTTCTTCAAAGCAATTAAAGATTCCATTTTATTTCTTGACCGTATGCCTCTAAATCAAAGTCCTTGTATTTGTTAACAAAAGTCTTTCTGCAAGTTTCCATGTATTCGTTGAGTTTGTTTCTTGTGGTCGATCTTCCTTTGTGGATATAAACACATTTAGGTTCATATAAGATTTTAAGATTTAGTAAATGAGCCCGATACTGCCAGTCTGTGTCTTCAAAATAAAGTGGCTTAAAGTTTTCATCTAGTAGCCCAACTTTATTAATTGCGTCTCTTCTTAGGTATAATAAAGAGCCAGAACAATATCCAACAAACTTTCTTATATTATGCTCTTTTTTGTTTGGGTCGTCATCTCTTCCAAAGTTATGTCCATAGCCGTTATTAAAAACCATACTACCCGCTTCTTCTAGTAGTCCATTTTCCATTATTGCCTTCCCCCCACAGCAGGCGATCTCCCCAGCAATGTAGGCGCTATCCTGTATTATGCTCATCCAGCATTTAGTTGTAATAACAGTATCATCGTTTAACAAGATTATGTCTGAGCTCTTGAATCTTTCTATAACTTTGTTGTGAGGCCTAGAAAAGTATTCATTTTCTTCGTTTCTTACGTATTCTATCTTCATCTTTCTAAACTTGTACTTTTGCACTATACTCTCTACCGCATCCTCAGAACCGTTGTCTGTTACTACTACTTGAAAGTTTTTATAATCTGTATTTTTTTCTATAGAGTCTAAACAAGAGTCTAGTATTTCTTGGTTTTTGTAGGTTACTATCGACACCACTACATGCGGCTCTGGGTTTGTTATTTTTTTAAGAATAGTCCTAGCTGATTCTTTTGAAACCAAGTTTATTGTTTTATTAAATGCTTTTGTTGTAATTTCTTTTATAAGATCATCATTTAGAGAATATATTTGCTTTAAACAGCCTATAAACTCTCTATCGTTATTTGCAACGAAGCAGTCTTCAAAGTTATTAAGATCAAACCCTTCGATTCCTATTCTACTTGTTAACACAGGAACTTTATTCATTATCGCTTCGCAGATTTTGCCTTTTATGCCAGCCCCCCATGTAAGAGGAGCTATCAAGACTCTTGCTTTTTTAAGATATTCTCTTATGTCCTCCACATATCCAGTAACAAATACATCCTTATTGTCTGCTAGGCTTTTAATTTCTTCTGTTGGTGCGTCACCTACTATGTACAAAGAGCATTTCTCTTTAGACTCTCTTTTAAACTTTTGATATATATCATAGGTTCTTATTGCTGCTATTATATTTGGTTGGTGAATGAAACCTCCAATAAATACGATATCATTCCCGCCTTGGAATTTGTCTTTTTGTTCCTCATGTATGTTCGACAGCACCCGAACGTTACTCAGCCTGCATTCATTTTCGATTTCGATTCTGTCGTTATGAGTTACTGAAAGTACAATGTCACACGACTTGTAGAATAGCTTTTCTGACTCTTTCCTTTCAAAACTTGGAGCCCTTCCTCGTTCCTCTCTCAGCCAATGCACATCTACACTGTCTCCTACAATTTTGGTATTTGGTAATATAGATTTAACCACATTGACATAATAACCGGACTCCCACCAAGAAAAAAAAGCAGATGAGAACTTCAAACCTTTTTTCTCAAAGTCTTTCAGCTTTTCTGCTACATCTATACCATAGCAAAAATGTTTTATTCCTAAACTATCAAGTTTTCTTTCGTACTCTTTATTTGGCCCTTCATTAACAAAATAATAAACGTTATTATTTTCAGACAATATAGATAAGATCTCTAGCAACCTCTTGCCACCGGAGTTTCTGTTGTAGTACGGCCACTGTGGAGAAAAATATAGTATATTATTCTTTTGCTTTTCTCTAAAAGATCTGTTTTCTTTATGACCTATTGTAAGATAATGTAAGGTCGCTTGAGAACCATCGAGATGCATCAGATCGGGATTGCATCTTTTATAAGATTCTGCATTGAAGTCTAAGGGCAAAGCCATGTTACTCTGACTTTTTCTTTTTTGTTGTTTTCTTCTTTGTGGCTTTCTTAGCCTTCTTTTTCACTGACTTCTTTTTTACTTCTTCGGTTTTTTTTGTGCTTTCAACTGAAGGTTCTATCGAAGGTTCTTCTTGTTGTTCACAAGGCTTTTGAACGGTAAAAAATTTCTTTATAAGTTCAACTAAATTCAACTTGACGCCTTTCTTGGATGGATTAAAAAAGATTCTTCACCTATTGTGAGATAGATGGAGTGCTCTTTTATAATATAGCAAATTGAAGAAAGAAATTTAACGAACTTTTTTAGGTTATTTTGGCCTTTAAAAGATACTTCGTATCTTTCGTGCTTATCTTTTATAACTTCATCGTCTTTAGACCAAAAGCCATGTATTTTACTGGTTTCATGTGTATAAGCGTAATAATTGTTAACAAAGAAGTCATGGATTTTACCCCTGACTTCTTTGTTCAATTTTTTGACAGGTATATAGAATGTGGCTACTTTGCCTATGTGCTTAACATTAAGCTCTTGTTTTATCCATTTTTTGAAATTGATCTTATCTAACGCCATATTTCTTTGCCATGCCAGCCTTGCTGTTAAGCATACCCATATAAGGTGGTGTTGACGTTGGAGTTGGCACCGTTGGGGTTGGAGTGCAATCTGGAGGCGACTCAGATGGACAATTTAGTGAGGCACAAGATGATCCTTCTTGGAAGTTTTGTACCTGATCTGCAGCATTACCTGAGGTCCAATCACCTAAGCTTCCTGAAGCACAACCGCTTATGTAGAATTTACCATCGCAGCCAAGGCTGCCAGTGCACCAAGCTCCTGACTTTCCACCAGGTGGTGGTGGTGGTGGTGGCGGTGGCGGTGGTGGTGTTGGACCAGGTGTTGCCGTTGGACCAGGTGTTGCCGTTGGACCAGGTGTTGCCGTTGGACGAGGTGTTGCTGTAGGACGAGGTGTTGCTGTAGGACGAGGTGTTGCTGTAGGAATTGGAGTTGGCATTTGAGGGCAATCTGCTCCTGAGCATTCGCAGTTGCCGTTGTTGCATGAAAAAGAAACGTCGCCATCTAGTGGTCCGCCGTTAGCTTTTTCTGCTGCTTCTTGACATTGTAGGTTGTTATAGCAAGGACCACTGCCACCATTTTGTTTTGCTTCGGTTTCCATTTTAGGACCACCAGCACTAACTGATCCGCCCTTTACTTGTACTCTGAAGCTACCTCCGCTAAATGAACCCTTTATGTCAGGCATGATCCTCCGTTATATGCTAAAGATGATTTTTAATTATATACCATCTGTCAAAATTATTTCTGTATTTTTTAAGTGTTTCTTTTGGTAGATTTTTTGTTAACACACTTTTTTCTGTAGAAAGGTATGCTTGTATCTCGTCCATCAAAACCTTTTCACAGTAACCCCACTTTTTTAGTTCGGTCTTAATGGCCTTAAGCTTTTTAACGCTGATTAATTTTGTAATTTGGTCCATGCTTTTTTTATATTCTTTGTTTGTGTAGTACAAAGCATGAGCTACTTCATGCTTAAAAATACTAGATTCTATTGAGTCTACTCCTAACAAGTACGCTTTTTTAACATCTGTCATTTTGCATATTTTGTTTAAAGATTTATTCATTTCCCGGTCATAGGGGGTTTCAATTTTGCTCACCCCTTTGCATTTTATTGCCACTTTTAAAGGCACATTAAATCCAGACCAATCAGAAGTATAGGTGAAATTTCCTTTTTTTATAGAGGAATACCACTCTTTATAGTCCCAAAAAGAGAACTTTTTGCCTTTAAATCTTCTATTTTTTGACTCATAAAACTCTTGTATTCTTAGAAAGAGCATTGCTCTAATATAATTGTCTGGAACAATAAATACAAATACTTTTGGAAATAATTCTGTTATTTTGTACTCTATATTAGGCATATGGATAAAAATAAGAAGAGATTCATAGGTACTATAGTTTCAACTCCTTTATTTATTTGGTTGTTTCAAATAATTTTAGGTGGGATGCTTCAAGCAATAGTTATGTTTTTTACAAAGAACAAACTAGAAGAAATGAAAGAAAAGAAAGAAAAAGATGTCTAACACAATCAGAGACTTAAGTGAGCTTTTAACACTTTTTGCGGACAACAACTCGAACCAGATTACCGCACAAGATTTAAGAGACCTTATAGTCACAACAGATTCCTGGAGATTTAGTGGCGACTACAATGATTTGGAAAACCTTCCCACTCTTGGAACCTTAAGCTCACAAAATGCTAACAATGTAAATATAACTGGTGGCAATCTAAGCAACATAACAGTATCGGGTTCTTTCAATACAGGTTTAGATCTTTATCCTTATAGCTTTTCTACATCAAAGCTAAGTATTCGTTCTGCTATAGTAGACCTTAAACAGATTGCTGAGAATGAAATATTCACGGTGCCAGCAAGTCATATTTTTTTGATTGATAGCATGGAGATCCTAACCACCATTATATCAGGAACGAATAATACACTACAAGCAAGGTTTGGAAACAGTATAGATCCACAGGAATATTATCTTCCTTCACAGATCAACAACTTTAATTCTGGAGACAGACATATAATTGAGGTTGCTCAAAATGCTTCTCTTTCTGGCACCACAATAACTTTTGGAGTTGTAACCCCATCATCAGCAGACTACCATGAAGGCTTTGGTTTAATTCACGGAAGTTTGATAAAAGTTATCTAAGTTTTGACTTTTGATAAAAAATGTCTTTATAGTCTACAAAAAAAATTTTTTGAGATCTATAGATAAATTACAGTCAAAGCACTTTTAACTTAAGGAGTAAGATGGGACAAGCTTATGTAGAACGTAAGAAAGTTGTCATTACTGGCGGATCTCCGTACGCCATAGACATATCAGGCAATTCTAAAGTCGGAGTAATAACAAATGGTACATGGAACGGTAGTTCAGTAGGAATCAACTATGGTGGTACAGGAGCCGCCACAGCATCCAATGCAAGAACCAACCTTGGTCTAGCAATAGGATCGAATGTACAAGCCTACAGCTCAACTCTTGATCAAGTTGCAAATGGAACTTATGTTGGTTCGGGCAACACAACAACGGTTGGCACAGTAACAACTGGTACTTGGAATGCTTCTGTAATTGGAGTTCCTTATGGTGGAACTGGAGCCAACACCTTGACTGGATATGTTAAGGCTAACGGCACAAATCCAATGACAGCAAGCTCAACAATCCCAGCAACAGACGTTGATGGGTTCAGCAATGCAGTTTCAAACTTGGTCTCCACAGTTTTGGCCGTTTCACCAGAACTAAGCTTAACTTATGATTCTGGCAATGACACTGTTACTATAGCCATAGACGATCCTACGCTCTTGGCAGTATCAAACGGAACATACACAGGCGACGATAGCATCACAACACTAGGAACAGTAACAACTGGTACATGGAATGCTTCAACCGTAGCAATCGCTTACGGTGGCACAGGTGCAACAACTGCTTCTGGTGCTAGAACAAACCTTGGATTGGCAATTGGAACAAACGTTCAGGCTTATGACGCTGAACTTGCTGCTCTTGCTGGTGTTACATCTGCTGCTGATAAGGTTCCATACTTCACAGGAAGTGGAACAGCCAATGTTGCGACTTTCACATCATATGGTAGAAGCTTGGTAGCCACAGCTAACTCAGCTGATGCCAGAACTACACTTGGTGTGGTAATTGGAACAGATGTTCAGGCTTATGACGCTGAACTTGCTGCTCTTGCTGGTGTAACATCTGCCGCTGACAAGCTCCCATACTTTACAGGAAGTGGAACAGCCAATGTTACAACACTAACTTCATATGGTAGAGATGTAATTGGTGCTGCCAACGCAGCTGGATTAATAAACACACTTGGCCTTGGAACAATGTCCTTGCAAAATGCAAACAATGTTTCTATAAGTGGTGGAACAATCACAGCCAATAGCGTCACAGTTAGTGGAAACCTTGTTGTCAATGGTACAACAACAACCTTAAATTCAACTGAGCTCTCGGTTGATGATAAGAATATTACGCTTGCTGACACAGCAAGCCCAAGTGATGCATCAGCTGATGGTGGTGGTATAACCCTAAAGGGTACAACCGACAAGACCTTTAACTGGGTTAGCTCAACAGGTTCTTGGACTGCAAGTGAGAATATGGACGTTGCCGCAGGCAAAGTCTATAAGATCGGTGGAACATCAGTTCTAAGCAATACAACTCTTGGAAGCGGTGTTGTCAACTCATCGCTCACATCAGTTGGAACATTAACATCTGGTACATGGAATGCTTCAACAGTAGCCATAGCTTATGGTGGCACAGGTGCAACAACTGCTTCTGGTGCTAGAACCAACCTTGGTCTAGTAATTGGAACAGATGTTCAGGCTTATGACGCTGAACTTGCTGCTCTTGCTGGTGTTACATCTGCTGCTGATAAGGTTCCATACTTCACAGGAAGTGGAACAGCTAATGTTGCTACTTTCACATCATATGGTAGAAGCTTGGTAGCCACAGCTAACTCAGCTGATGCCAGAACTACACTTGGTGTGGTAATTGGAACAGATGTTCAAGCATACGACGCAGAACTTGCTGCTCTTGCTGGTGTAACATCTGCTGCTGATAAGGTTCCATACTTCACAGGAAGTGGAACAGCCAATGTTGCAACTTTTACATCATACGGTAGAAGCTTAGTAGCCACAGCTAACTCAGCTGACGCCAGAACTACACTTGGTGTGGTAATTGGAACAGATGTTCAAGCATACGACGCAGAACTTGCTGCTCTTGCTGGAGTAACATCTGCTGCTGATAAGGTTCCATACTTCACAGGAAGTGGAACAGCCAATGTTGCAACTTTTACATCATACGGTAGAAGCTTAGTAGCCACAGCTAACTCAGCTGATGCCAGAACCACTCTAGGATTAGTGATCGGAACAGATGTTCAAGCATATAATTCTAACCTTTCTAATGTAGCTAGCGGTTCTTACGTGGGTTCAAGCAGCATCACAACATTGGGAACAGTAACAACCGGTACTTGGAATGCTTCGACCGTTGCTGTTAATTATGGTGGTACAGGTGCAACAAATGCAACTAACGCTAGAACCAACCTTGGTGTAGCAATTGGAACAGATGTTCAAGCATATAACTCCACCCTTTCTAATGTAGCAAACGGTACCTACGTAGGTGCAAATAGCATTACAACACTAGGAACAGTAACAATTGGTACATGGAATGCTTCAACCGTAGCCATAGCTTACGGTGGCACTGGTGCAACAAATGCTTCTGGTGCTAGAACAAACCTTGGTCTAGTAATCGGAACAGATGTTCAGGCTTATGACGCTGAACTTGCTGCTCTTGCTGGTGTTACATCTGCTGCTGACAAGGTTCCATACTTCACAGGAAGTGGAACAGCCAATGTTGCAACACTAACTTCATACGGTAGAGACGTAATTGGTGCTGCAAATGCTTCTGCTTTGATAAACACACTTGGCCTCGGAACAATGTCATTGCAAAACGCAAACAATGTTTCTATAAGTGGTGGAACAATCACAGCTAGTAGTGTCACAGTTAGTGGAAACCTTGTTGTCAATGGTACAACAACAACCTTGAATTCAACTGAACTATCAGTCGATGACAAGAATATTACGCTTGCTGACACAGCAAGCCCAAGTGATGCATCAGCTGATGGTGGTGGTATAACCCTAAAGGGTACAACCGACAAGACCTTTAACTGGGTTAGCTCAACAGGTTCTTGGACTGCAAGCGAGAACATGGACGTTGCTGCAGGCAAAGTCTATAAGGTTGGTGGAACATCAGTTCTAAGCAATACAACTCTTGGAAGCGGTGTTGTCAACTCATCACTCACATCAGTTGGAATATTAACAAGTGGCACATGGAATGCTTCAACCGTAGCAATCGCTTACGGTGGTACAGGTGCAAATACTGCATCCGATGCCAGAACAAACCTTGGTCTAGCAATTGGAACCAATGTTCAGGCTTACGATGCTGAACTTGCTGCTCTTGCTGGTCTAGCTTCTGCGGCTAATACAGTTCCATACTTCACAGGAAGCGGAACTGCTGCCCTTGCAACTTTAACACCTTATGGTAGAGACGTAATCGGTGCTGCAAATTCTTCTGCTTTAATAAGCACACTTGGCCTTGGAACAATGTCTTTGCAAAATGCAAACAATGTTGCAGTAACAGGTGGAACGTTAAGCGGAATAACTAATCTAAGCGTAGAAGGTGTGTTCAACTCAGGCGTAAGCTTGGCCACTGATACATACTCAAACGCCAAGGTGTCTGTTAGAACACCATTGATTAGCTTCAAGACGGTAGCTGAAACCAACTTGTTCACTGTCCCAGCAGGCTATATGTTCTTGATCGACACCATGGAAGTTTTGACCACAGCAATATCTGGAGCAGGAACTGCACCAAATGTTAGATTCGGAAACTCAGGCGACTCATCAGCTTATTACTCAGCTGATACAACCTTGAGCAACTCTGCTGGTTCAAGACACGTTATCGATATCCCACAGGATGCTGCAGCCGCAGGCACAGTAGTCACTTTTGGAATATCCAGTGTTTCCTCGGCTACATCCCACACTGGTTGTGGAATAGTAACAGGATACTTAGTTAAACTATAATAAGTTTAATTTCTTAAGTTAGAAATAAGGTCGGCAATCGGGGAAACTCGGTTGCCGATTTTTTTTGTACACCGCCCATAAATAATTAAAACAACCTTATAGACGGGATACAGATGCCACCGCCAGACGACATTTATAAGAATGCAGCTAAAAAAGAGTCCTATGCCAACCAGACTATGGATATAAAAGACTCTGTTAGGGTTGCTACTACCGAAAATATAAATTTAAATGGTTTAATGACAGTTGATGGCATCTCTTTATCTGAAGACAACCGGGTATTGGTTAAGAATCAAAATAACTCTAGTGATAATGGCATATACCTAGCCAAAAGTGGAAACTGGAAGAGGTCAAATGATGCAAACAGTAGCTCTAAAGTAAGTTCTGGTCTTTTTGTTTTTGTGGAAGAAGGCTCTACTAATGCTGATTCGGCTTGGTTTCTATCAACCAACAACCCTATAGTTTTAGGTACAACGCCTTTGTCTTTTGTGAAATTCGGCCCCGCTAATATATCAGCAGAACTCAAGACCGAACTTTTAGCTGGTACTGGAATAAACTTAAGCTATGACTCTCAAGCTGATACATTGACTATAAATTCACAAACAACAACAGAACTCGTCGCAGGAGAAGGAATAGATTTAACTTATAACTCACAGAGTGATGCTCTCACTATATCGGTCAATGCACAGGGAACAACTGGAGCACAGGGTAGCCAAGGATCATCCGGCAGTCAAGGTGTTCAAGGTTCACAAGGTATAACTGGTAGTCAAGGTATAACTGGTAGTCAAGGTATAACTGGTAGTCAAGGTATAACTGGTAGTCAAGGTATAACTGGTAGTCAAGGTATAACTGGTAGTCAAGGTATAACTGGTAGTCAAGGTATAACTGGTAGTCAAGGTATAACTGGTAGTCAAGGTATAACTGGTAGTCAAGGTATAACTGGTAGTC